TGTTTATCGAGGCAGCAGAGCCGATGGACATTTTGATTCAGCGCGTAACTATCGTTAAATCAGGACAGATAGAGAGCAGTGGCTTCTAATCTTCGGATTTTTTTCATAACGATATGTAGCAAGATTTCTATAATTTTATTACCTTTGCCCCGAATGAAAGTTCGGGGCTTTTTTTACATAAAGTATCGTGAAAGATTCCTCCATTTATGGTGGAATATGAAACGATACTTTAATTCATTTATAATATATTGGAAATATTAGAAATTTCATCTAACCTTGATTTTCTATGTAATGCTTTAATGTCTCTTCGCTTACATCGCCTACACTTGAACAGAAATAACCCCGTGTCCATAGGTGGTGCTTTCCGCTCCAGTACCATTTGCCCATATAGTCGAAATGCTCCCGCCAAGCATAGTATGTCGATACCTGCTTTAACTTGTGTATAATCTCGAACGGTGTGCAAGTAGGCGTTGCCCGTATAAGAAAATGAATGTGGTCACATTTCACTTTGTCAATCTCCATAACCTCGTAGGTGTGGGACGCACCGATGTAAAGCGCGTGGAGATGCGGGCAATGATTGACAATGCAATCAGGTGTTGCAATCAACCTGAATCAGTGAAGCGCGAAGCACCCGTTCTTTAGAACGGGGGTAGTTCACATACAGGTATTCATTTTCTTCTTCACAGAGGATGAATAGTAAAAATCAAGACTTTTGAATGATTTGATATTTATCTGATAATCAGCAAAATGAATGTACGGTATTTTAGCCGTTCTTCATTTTGCGTCATTTTAAGCCAGAATATGCTTGCTTATCCCCGATTGCTTGCGGTAACTTGTCGCAATGGCGGCTGCGTATATATTGCGGTTTCGGGGTTTTTTCTTATATATAAATAATGTATAGTGTTTTAGGATATGGCTAAAAAACCGACAATAGACGGAAGGAAATATGTGCAGTTGACGGATAATGTCCTGCTCGAATACATATATGTATGCGACAGGTATTCCGCAGGCGATGACGAAACCGCCACCGAAGACAACGGTAGCATAAATGACGACCTGATTGGCATTGATGCCAACGGGGAGTTTGTCGGCACATACGCGAAGTCGGAACACGAATCGTTGGGCACATACGGCTCGTGCCTTGCGGGTAACAAGTACACTGGGGAACTTTACTTCTGCAACACCGAGAACATAGAGGAATGGACTAAAAATACGCTCTCCACTATGATACTCCCAGCCAACACTGGTCAGACAAAGTGGGTGGAGTGCAAGAAGAAGAACGGAAAATACTATACCGAGTACGACAACTACTGGAGTTGGGGTACTGACGGGGACACCATACCGCACAGGCTTATCAGCGGGGACAGTGACATTAGGCTGACGGAGTTCGCCCACGACGAGTACATTGTCTATGACATAGTGAGGGTGTGGTTTCAGAGCGGATATGTGAGCGGGTATGACGGCTGGGTTCTCAACACATTCACGAAGGACAAGAAGAACAGGTATGTCAACCTCGCCTGCAAGGTGCTTATGAACACGGACAGTCTGAAGGTCGCAAGCGACCCGCTGTGGTTCAACGACAGGCTCTACAACAACTACATAGAGTGGAGGCAGCCTTCGGTTGCCCAGATGTCTATGGTCGGGTGGAGCGATTCAATCGTTGCCAGCGGGTGGGCGGAGAAGCCCACCGAGCACAGCGAGGGGCACGCATACGACAAGGGCAATCCGCCAGAGTACACCCTGCCGTGGTACTTGACGAGGGGGGACGGTTTCGGAAACAATCCGTATATCGGCTTTGAACTCTTCGGTATCGGCGGCACATATACGGAGGACACATACGGATACCCCTGCCGAGTAACTTCACTGCTTACGAGCAGTATGATACCGAACAGGCAACTCAACGACAACATAATTGCCCGTGTGGGCGAGGACACCGACAACGGCGACTACATCGAACTCTACGGGTACTACATAAAGGATAATGTCCAGAAGTACGAGCCTTTCAGCCTCTACGAGTGGCTTCGGGACTACGGTGCTGGCGAGTTTACATTCGTACACCAGATTGTAGTTACGGAGAACTGCGTGGATGTTACCGACAACTCTGTTGTGTCATATACGCACACCCCGATTTCATACATACAGACTTGGGAGGAACTGACGGAACTTGACGAGAGGAACATAGACCCGCGCATACGCTTCCGCCCGATACTCGAACACACTGGGGAGATGCTCAACGACAACTGCGGTGCTACGGTAAGTTATGTCCTCCGAATTATGAACCACAGGGACAACACGAGCATAATAAAGACGGCTTCGTACAGCATAATAGACCCGAAACGCTACGGGCTTCGCTTGAACAGCGTTGATGTGGAGGGAGTGAACAACCTTCATATCTACAACAGGATAGAGGTCGTTGACGGCGTTCAGGTGAACGGCGGAAGCACGAACCCCATCGGGGAGGGCAACGCCTCAAGGGTTGTGGTCAACAAGTTCGTCACCTCATCGTTCATAGACAGGAGGAACATAAAGGTCAGCATATCGCCAGTCGGGATAGTGGACGACAAGACGCAGGCGAGCAGGGCGAGCGCAACGAGGTCTGGCAGTAACGATACTTCAAGGGTTGGCAACAGTTCAACGAAATCCTGATAAAAACTATGAATAGTTATTAAAATCAGGCAACATATAAATAATATGATGTTACGGGCGTTGAAGATACGGCTATATCCGAACGGGGAACAGCAGACCAAGATGAACAAGGTCTTGGGCTGCTATCGGTTTGTATATAACCAGTGCCTTGAACGGAAGATAAGTGCATATAAGGACGAAGGTGCTTCGTTAGGTCTGACCGACCTGTCCAAGTGGTTTCACGGAACACTGCTCAAGGACGACAACTATATTTGGCTTCGTGAACAGAACACGAAGGTTATGAAACAGGCAATCCGACAGATGCTCACGGCATATACCAACTTCTTCAAGTTGCATAGGGGCTTTCCGAAGTTCAAGAGCAAGCACGACACAATCCTGTCTGCATTATTTCCATTGGAAGCCATATCGTCCCGTAATACATTCGACGATAGAAAGATAACATTAACTAAAGATTTAAGCAATATTCGTTTCAGGTGCTCCAAGTTATACCACAACAGGTTAAAGGCGTATAAGGGCAATATAAGAATCGCAACCCTGTCGAGAACCAAGACTGGCAAGTATTTTTTATTCGTCCTTATGGACATTCCAGACGATGAACTTATACGGTTCAGGAAGACTGGAAATGCCGTGGGCATAGACTTGGGCGTAAAGGACTTTGTTATAACGAGCGACGGGGAAGTGTTTGAAAACAGGCACTTCTTCAATAGAACCGAGCACAGGATTAAGGTCTTGCAGAAACAACTGTGCAGGAAGGTCAAGGGTTCTAACAACCGTATGAAGCAAAGGATACGGCTTGCAACCGCCTATGAACGGCTGGCGAACCAGCGCGAAGCCTACATACACTATGTCGTTAACTCGTTGCTGAAGGACTACGACACAATCTGTATGGAAGATTTGAATGTGCGCGGTATGCTCCGCAACCACAAACTTGCGAAGGCTATCGCCGAAGTTGGCTTGTACAGGTTCAGAACCGTATTGACCGACAAGGCTGTGCTAAACGGCAAGAGCGTAGTCTTTGTCGATAGGTTCTATCCTTCGTCGAAGACCTGTTCCGTATGCGGTTATGTAAAGAAGGACTTGACGCTCAAGGACAGGGAATGGACTTGTCCCGAATGCGGAACGCACCACGACCGAGATGTCAATGCCTCGGTAAACATCCTGAACGAAGGGAAGAGAATAATAGGCAGCCGTACTGCCGAATACAAGCCTGTGGACTGCCCGACTATGGATGACCGTTCAGCAATGAACCTAAAAAGTAGTGGCAGGGCGAAGCAGGAAGGGGATGCCTAACTTTTATTAGGTTTCTTCATACGGTAAGGAGATAGTTTGATATGGAAGATAGTAGCAACATATTGTTTTCACTCAATTATTCAGCCGTCATATCGTTCATTGTGAATGACGGGGAAAAAAAGAAGGCGGAAAGTCGTTTCAGCACGATGGGGCTTGAAGTCGCCGAAATGAAGGACGCTCGCAACAGGTATTCTGTTTCGGTAGAGCCTTGCGCATACGCACGCTTCAAGTTGCTCGTGGCGGACATCATAGGATATGTCCGCGAGCATTGCAGGGTTGACGGGAAGTGCAGGTTTGCCCTTACGATAGAGATGCCATCGGTGGAGGCTGGCAAGTTGGAGTTCGCCATAAACTACGGGCATACGAAGGACGATGAAACCCAGACGCTCAACAATTATTTCGGGGCGATGCTCCCGAAGGTCGATATGGGCGAGTATGAGTTCGGCTGGGCTGGCGTGTCGCCAGCGACGCTCGGCAACGATACTGTCCTTACCAACAACAACATCGACCGCCTTGTATATCCGCAGTACGAGATTGATATGCGGGAGTACAATAACAGGAAGTTGACGCTTGTGTTCCCTTATGAAACGCAGTGGACTTCGATTTCTATGATTATCGACTACTTTGCGTCCTTTGCGACCGCCTGCGCTTCAAGGAAAATGGATATGGGCGGACTGAAGGCTCTCAACGCATTGAAGGAGAAGTTCAACAGGATAAGTTCCGATTTTTCGAGTTATGCGACATTCCGCAGGGCATACGGGGAGAAGTTCGCCGTTTCGATTGATATGGACGAAGAGCCGACATACATAGAGGCTTTCTTCTCTATGATAAAGCCAGAACTTTTCAGGATATATAATTTGCTGTGCCAGTGCAAGCCGAACGGGAGGAAGCGCATACACATCAACTACGATTCTGACGAGAGCCGCTGGCAGGTGAACTCCCTGAAGTCTGGTAAATACGGCATAGGCGATGTTCGCAACCTTGACATTGTAAATGCCGAACTGCAATTTTCAAACTTCTACGGGTGCAACCTAATGAACTGCAAGATAAGCGACTGCAACATACACGACGGTTCTCTCATAGGGACTTGCGAGATTTCCGACTGCACAATCAGCGGTTGCTACTTCGGGCAGGACACTACCGCGAAGGAGTGCCACATAGAGGCTAACAACACTATGGACGGAAAGGTGGAGAAGTCGGTCATCGGGGACAACAACTCATATACCGACAAGGCGGTGATTGACACGGAGAGCAGGAACAGGAACAACCGAAAAACATAAAATATAAATATTATATAATACATATATTTCACAATGAAGAAGAACAAACAGTTGATGATACTTGAGCGCACCGAGTCCCTGCTTACCGAATGCGCGGGAAGCGGACAGGATGGCGTTATTCGTCTTTCTGGTGTGTTTACGAAGTTCAATGTGCTTAACGGCAACAACCGCATATATACCCCCGAAGGCTTCCTACCGAAGTTGCAGGAACTTATGCCCGCAATCGCTTCGGGTGCATTGCTTGGCGAACTCGACCACCCGAAGACCTTTGATGTAAGTTTGCAGAACGCAAGCCACGTCATAGAGAAGGTCGAGTATGACGAGGCTAACCAGCAGGTCATCGGAACGATAAGGCTGCTCAATACCGACGCTGGTCGTCAGGCGCAGGCACTTGTCCGCGACGGTATTCCGTTGCACATATCTTCCCGTGCGGCTGGAAATGTTGACCCCGCCACCAACAAGGTTACGCTCGACAAGTTGTTTACATACGACTTGGTGGCGACCCCGGGCTTCTCCGAAGCGGTACTCCACCGTGTAAACGAGTCATACGGGTTCTCGAACTCTGGGAACATTGCCATCTATGAGATGGACGAAATTAACGAAGCAGGAAATAACAAAGAATATAATAATACCATTATGAGTAATAGCACGGATAATCACGTCACGACAAAGGATTTCCAGAAGTACACCGAATATATCGGCGGAGTTGTCGGTCAGTTGAGGGAATCCCTTGAGAATGTAAAGGCTGAATTGAAGAGAGGTTCGAGCGCACTTCCAGAAAGTCTCGAAGGCTATCTCGACCACCTCGCAGAAGGCATCAACAAGACACAGGAGCACAGCGACTACCTCGCGGAGCAGTTGGAAAAGACCATCAACAGGGGTGGCAGTTCAAGTGCGCTCGAAGAGAAGGTCAACGCCCTCATCAAGCACAACAACTACCTCGCGGAACAGTTGGAAAAGACCATCAGGTACAGCGAGTATGTGGCGGAAAACCTCAACAACACGCAGAAGCACAGCGACTACCTCGCGGAGCAGTTGGAAAAGACCGCCAACCACAGCGACTACCTCGCGGAGCAACTTGAAAAGACCGCCAACCACAGCGACTATCTCGCGGAGCAGTTGGAAAAGGGCATAGGCTATACCGAATATGTTGCCGAGAGTCTTGACAACTCGGTTAAGCACAACGATTATCTCGTTGACAACCTCAACGCGATGTGCAAGCACAGCGACTATGTTGTGGAAAATATGAACAAGATGTGCGAGCATCAGGACTACCTCGCGGAGAAGTTGGAGCAGAACTTCGCACACAACGACTACCTCGCGGAGAAACTCGGACAGAACTTCGCACACAACGACTATCTTGCGGAGGAACTCAACAAGTCCAACGCATACAGCGCATATATCGCTGAAAGCCTTGACAAGACCTGCCAGCACAACGACTACCTCGCAGAGCAGTTGGAGGCAACGGCAAACCACGGTGACTACCTCGCGGAGCAGTTGGAGAACGGCATCAACGGCAAGGCAATCAACGAAGGCTGGTCGGAACGCCGTCCTTCTATGATAATCGAGGGCAAGACCAACGAGTCGTACAAGGCTAACCTTGACGCTAAACTCGATGCCCTTATCTCGAAGGTCAACACCACCGTAAAGGAAACCAACTTTATGGACTTCCTTTCGGAGAACAGGCAGAAGGAGTTCTACTCGCTTGACGATGAAACAAGGGGTATGATTACCGAAGCGATGAAGGGTGTAAAGAACGCTGAACAGGCTGCTACCGTATGGCGCAGGGTATATGAAAGCAAGAAGGGGCTTGACATCGTTGAGAATATGCCTGAACAGTTCAGGGCTAAATGGGAAGCATTGAGCGACCAGCGCAAGGGCGAATTGCTCGAAGAGGCGAAGTTCTACAAACTCAACAGTGCGAACGAAATCGCTTATTTCTGGCAGACACGCGATATGCGTGAGACCAAGCAGATTGTTGAACGCCTTGACACCGACAGTGCGCGTATGTGGAACACCGAAGCCAATATGAAGGAGCAGAACGACTACATCGGCAGCATTATGGGTCAGGTAAAACGCAGAATGGGGTGCTAACGCACTCCGTTCCAAATGCGGATTTAATAATAGATTTTATGACTACTATGTATTACAGGACTGTAAACGAGGGGCTTGACTGGAAAGTTGAGGATTGCGAGGAACTTCTGGCGAATGTTGACGACAACTATGCGAAGGAGGTCGAGCGTTTTATGAACAGGGAAGGCGTAACAAGCATCCGCTGGATAAAGCCAGAGGGCGTGGGTGCGCTTACCGATGAAATCCGCGACCACAGGCTTGACTGCGCTTCCGTTCTCTGTGATATTCTCAACTGCACGGAGAGGGGCGTATATTACAGGAGGCTTCTCGGAGAGCAGATAAAGGACAGCAGGGGCTATGTGACAAGGGGGCTTGCCACGGAACTGTATGCTGCGATACTCGACTACATCAAGTGGAACAACTTTATGGGCGAGGCGCAGGGCGTTGTTCTGACCACACCGTTGTCGGAGGCGTTAGACCCAGACCGTTACTATGAGTTCAAGGACAACGACAAGTTGGGCTTCAGGGGTAAGGTATATGTTCCTGAAACATTCAGCGATGCGTTTACAATGCAGTTTGAGAAGATAACGGACAAGCAACTTTACTACTCTATGCTGGCGATGGGCTATCCTAAATGGACGATACCGTACAACGGCAAAGGGGAGGCTACGAAGGAGCAGAGAGAAGTGATGCTTATGGTCATCTACAACTATCTTTCCACGCTTATCGCTTCAAGGGGCAAAACCAAGAACGAAATGCCAGAACCTGAACAGCAGGTAAGGTTTCGGAATCCAAACTTCAAGGTTTATAACTAATAATAAAAGGACAGGACTATGCGGTCATTCAGCATAAACAGGAATTTTGCACGGAGCATAAACGAGAGCAAGAAGGTTGAGAAACTCACCCTTGTCCTCTTATCTACCAACGAGAACAGCACATTCAGCAAGATGCTTCAGGACAAGTGCGCAGGCAACGGGTTCGACTTCATATTCGCAGACCCGACCAACTGCACGCTTCGCCGTGCCGATGACGACAGGTTCGAGTTGAGCACCAACGGGAGCATCTATACGCTCGTGCGCAACAACACGGTTGTAATGCCCCGTCTGACCGTCCTGAAGAACAGCCAGACGAAGAACGCATTGCGCGAGTTCGAGTATTATGACTTCTTCGTGGTGAACAACCTCGAAAGTTTCGAGAACTGCGAGGACAAGTACACGACATACAAGGTGCTGTGTGCCGAGAGCCTTGCCACTCCGAGAACTACGGTCGTCAATGCCGACAATATGGACAGGCTTCAGAAGAAGGTTGACTTCATCGGAGGTCAGTTTCCGATAGTCTGCAAGTTGCTTAACGGGAAGAAAGGCGTGGGAGTGTTTATCATTGACAGTTTTATGTCTTTGAAAAGCACCCTTGAAGCCATATTCAAACTTTCGCCAGAGAGCGAGATACTTATGCAGAACAAGATTGACAGCGACTACGATTTGCGTATCCACGTCTTCAACAAGTCGTACAACCGCATTTCGAGAAACCTTGATGACTATGAAGTCATAGGCGTAATGAGGAGAAACAAGGTTACGGGAGACTTCCGTACCAATTTCTCGCTCGGCGGGACGATAGAGAAGTTCACCCTTGCACCAGAGCAGGAGGAACTCGCGAAGAAGACCGCTATGGCTGTGAAGTGCCGTTGGTGCGGTGTTGATATGATTGAGGACAGGGCGACTGGCGAGAACTATATCATAGAAGTAAACGCATCTCCGGGCGTGAAGGGAATATCGAGCGTGAGCGAACACTTGCCACTCGACTATATCTTCAACTACTTCAAGCAGTTCAGGGCGGTCAACAACAACACCACCGTAATCGGCAAGGTTGAGACAGCCAAGTTGACATTTGAAAACGGGGAATACGAGGGTGATGTCTGCTTCGACATCCAGTCCGATGTGAACTCAATCTATGCTTCCGATGTAAGTTATTCGGAACGCGAGAACACGATAACATTCAACTTCGGCGGAGGTATGTGCGTGGCGAAGGTAATCGCCTCTATGGTTGACAGGGACAAGCGCAAGTGCTATCTCGTCAATGCCGATGTCGAGTTCAACGACAGGCGTTACCGCAACAGCCTTTTCAATGTGTACGAGAACGATGAGGAGAAGGTGTGTATGTCGTCCCAGTTCATATCATTGCTGGGCAACTGCGTGAGCATAGACCCGCAGAACGACTATCTTGTTACCGACAAGGTGATATTGTAGAATAAATGATAATATAATAAATCGAATAATTATGCAGTACATTAAAACTTTTGAAGAGTTCCTCAACGAAAAGATGAACATCACAAACGGTGTTACCGTATTCGAGAAGGACTTTGGTGTTGACCCGAAGACCATCTTGGCTGAAATAAAGAACGGTGGTCGCGGTCGTGGTACTTCGGCTTGTTATTTGAGTGCAGTAAAGGTCAACAAGACCTATGTTGACGCTTCAGGCAACAAACTCCCGAACCCGATGGCTGAACCAGTTGCAATCGGTGGCACAGTTGCACCGAGATTGTACAAGATAACCTATTATCTTTTCAAGGCTGGTATCGACTATGCAAAGAACCGCGAAAAAGAGGCAGCGGCTCACGGAGATGTATATGTTGCAGGCGCAGACAAGGGCAAGACGAATGTTCCCGGACTTGAAGGCTTCCTCAAGTACAAGGACATCGACCCAAGCGTGCTTTATCTTGTAATCAACTACGGACAGGCAAGACCAGAAAGCGAATATTTCGTATATGATGACAGTCTGGGTGACTATCGTCCTTGCGACAAGTCTGAAATCGCTATGTATCTTCCGCCAAAGAAATCCTACACTTGGGCTGACGGCGCACAGAAGGACGGCTATGTAACGGCAGGTCTTGAAAAGATATTGTATATCAAGTCGAATAAGACTTATTACTACAACAAGCCATTGCTCAACAATGTTCCTCCTACGATAGCACAACTCGTAAAGAACAGCACGAACGCATACTAACATTTGTTTGATTTATGTGGAAAAGCGGGGCAAGCACCCCGCTTTTCCTTTATATATAAATAATCTATATATAGCATAATCCGATATGGTACGCGGCGGACATATTGCGCTTTCATTCTCGGAGTTTGTGTCCGAGATGAAGTCGGGCACGAAAGTCCCTCGTTGCATCTATGAGGGAAGGTCGTCAGACCTTATGCAACATCATTACCCAGACGATGAGGTGAAGTCCGCAGTGTGGGACTATGTTCTCGGCTACACCACGAGCGTCAACAATGAACTCCGAAAGGGGAGGAAAGGCGTGGCGAAGCAGGTGTCCGACCTGCTCGACAGGGCGTTCACGAGGAAGATAAAACTCGATGTCTATCGGACGGTGGACTGGGCTTTTATGGAAAACATATTCGGGATAACGAAGGACAACATAGGCGGTATGGCTGGGCGTGTCATTACAGACAAGGGGTTGGCAACAGTTCAATGAAATCTTGATAAAAACTATGAATAGTTATTAAATCAGGCAACATATAAATAATATGATGTTAAGGGCGTTGAAGATACGGCTATATCCTAACGGGGAACAAACCACAAGGTTCAATCGGGTCTTGGGGTGCTACCGCTTCGTCTATAACCAGTGCCTTGAACGGAAGATGAATGCCTATAAGGATGAAGGTGCTTCATTGGGCTTGACCGACCTGTCCAAGTGGTTTCACGGAACACTGCTCAAAGACGACAAGTATGCTTGGCTTCGTGAACAAAATACAAAGGTTATGAAGCAGTCCATAAGGCAGATGCTTACAGCCTATGCAAACTTCTTTAAACTCCACAGGGGCTTTCCGAAGTTCAAGAGCAAGCACGACACTGTTCTTTCTGCTTTATTCCCCATTGATGCCATATCGAAGCGCAATACATTCGACGATAGAAAGATAACATTAACAGGAGATTTAAGCGATATTCGTTTCAGGTGCTCCAAGTTATACACCAATAGGCTTAAAATGTTCAAGGACGGCATACGAAGCGCAACCCTGTCGAGAACCAAGACTGGGAAATACTTCCTATCCGTCCTTATGGACATTCCAGACGATGAACTGGTGAAGTTCAAGCGGACTGGGAACAGCGTGGGCATAGACTTGGGTGTAAAGGACTTCGTGATTACATCCGATGGCGAAGTATTCGAGAACAAGCACTTCCTCAAGAGAACCGAGCATAGGATTAAGGTCTTGCAGAAGCAGTTGAGCAGGAAAGCCAAAGGCTCGAACAACAGGTTCAAGCAACGGATACGGCTTGCAACCGCTTACGAGCGGTTAGGCAACCAAAGGGAAGCCTACATACATTATGTAGTCGATTCACTGCTGAAGAATTACGACACGGTGTTTATGGAAGACCTTAATGTCAAGGGGATGCTGAAGAACCACAAGTTAGCGAAGGCTATCGCCGAGGTCGGCTTATACAGGTTCAGAACCGTATTGACCGACAAGGCTACGGTTAATCATAAGAGTGTAGTCTTTGTTAACCGTTTCTATCCGAGTTCAAAGACTTGTTCCGTATGCGGATATGTAAAGAAGGACTTGACATTGAATGATAGGGAATGGACTTGTCCTGAATGCGGAACACACCACGACAGGGACTTGAACGCATCAATCAACATCCTGAACGAAGGTAAACGAATTGTAGGTGTCCGTAGCACCGAACTTACGCCTGTGGACTGCCCAACTATGGATGACCGTTCAGCAATGAACCTAAAAAGTAGCGGCAGGATGAAGCAGGAAGGAGAAACTGATTTATTAGGTTTTTCCATACGATTGAGATAATCGGCTTCAAGAAGTTGAGGGGGCGCAAGTACGGTGCTGGCGGGACTTTCTTCATTGAGGCGAAATATGCAGGTACTGGCAAATAATATAAATTCAACGATATGATAAAGACTTATAGCGATTTCAAGAGGGGCAGGCAATCTCGGATGTGCCGACCAATCAACGAGGCTTGGGATATGGCGATAGAGAACGGCTACGAGCCGAAGACCACATTCTGGGAGGACTTCAGCATAGCCGACCGTTTCGGTGTGAGCGCGGTGAAGGACACATACAACCGGGCGTTCAATGAATGGAAGTCCGACTACATCTACCTTACCGAACTCGTGATGGTTCTCAACCACAAGATTTGGCAGCACTATAAATCAAACCCGCAACTTGCAAAGGTTTACAACGACCTGTGGGAAAAGACGGACGCTTGGGCGTGCGACAATCTCAATGGCAAGGAACTCCAGTATTTCTACTCCACGCTTGACTGATGTTGAAAACTGCTTATTTATAAATAATATATAATATAAATTAGACATTTCGATTATGAAAGGAATATCAAGTTTAAGGTCGAGTTACTCCGCACCAATTAACGAATCAATATTGAGCAACGGAGGGAGCAATTCGCAAGAGGTAAAGAGGATTGTCGATAGGATACTCAATTCAAAGCCGACATCTATTCCAGATATTGCTGTCGATGACGACCCGAAGACAAGGAGGTATGCCGAACTGGTTGCCAGCCTGCTGAACAAGCGTTGCGGGTGGAGCACATACTATCCCGGAGCATTCGTCAACATCGAGGGGAAGAAGAGCATCCTGTTCCTTAACGACAAGTCGAGGGAAGCGGTAGGCTTTGCACCGACCAGCAGGGAAACAAACTCGACATTCTATTATTTCCCAGAGTACAGGTTTGACAATATGAAGCAGACGGGCAATGTGCTTGTCGTTGACAGTGGCGAGATGGGTATTGTGCAGGCTTTCTCCATCATCATTGACCGTATCCAGAACCCGAACCTGTATAGGACTCCTATCAAGGAGGCGGAGGATATGAGTTATGATGACGCGAGCAAGGCATATAACGCCAGTATTGCTTCGACCAAGTTTAAGCAGTTCGATACTTTTATGACAGGCGCGGACAAAGGTCACCAAGTGTCAAGAATGACACCTGCTGGGGTACACGCGCTTGCCGCTGAAATAAAAAATAACAACCTTGACCCGATATTGGTGTTGAGAGAGATGCGCAATGGAACGGAAAACGGTATGAGATATAGGGAAATACTTAATCTCGGTGGTGATATGGATGCCAACGGTAGAGGCGCAAAGGTTCTTTCGGCAGAGAGTTATACTGTCGCGTTGAAGTATATATGCAAACTCATCAACGGAAATGTCTCCACGATGAATGCCGTTACTGTCGCCCCGTTGCCAAGCGCAGGCGCGACATCTGCACCAGCACCCGCACCAGCACCTGCATCCGCACCAACTACGCAGAAACCGGGCGACTGGACATACAACGGGATTGATGTGAACTTCCTCAAGCGTATGGGTGTCAACTGGGACGATTTTATGACGGAGGCAAAGACATACCAATCGACACTTGACAGTATGGAAAGGTTGCTCCGTAATTTCATAAAATATTCAAGGGCTAACAACAACGAAAAGTTGACAAATCCAGATTTCAGGGGTATGCCCACTGCACTGTTCATTTCTGGTATCGGCGGTATCGGTAAGTCTAACAGTTGGAAGGCTGTAAAGAGAGACGCAAACCTTAAAGTCCGCAGGGGATTTGACTATGCGGAGATTGGTAGCGGTACGGTTTTGCCGCAGGAGGTATATAAGTTCATTTATGCGAACAACGGTAAGTTGCTTGTGTTCGATGATACACCAGACTTGTTCAACTCGTCTTATGCACCTGCGTTCTGGAAGGCTGTTCTGACTATGCCAGAGGAAGAATTTGCCAATGTCCAAGCACCGAAGACAACGAACGGCGCGTATTATTCGCTTGACGACTGCAAGATTGGAAGCATAGTTTCGGCGAAGTTGAGATACGAAAAGGAATGTCCGCCAGAAAGAGTGCCATATAAAGCGGGTATGTCTGCGGAGGAGAAGGCTAAACTCGAAGCGGAAAGTAAAGTTAGGTATATTCCGAATGAAATACCAGTCAGGAGCAAGTTCTTGTTTATCGTGAACGATGATGAAATGGCGTTGCAAAAGCAACTTGGTGAACACTGGGGGGCAATCAAGAGCCGTACAAGGTTTTATGCCATTGCTCCTCCTGCGTATGTATTATGGACTAAAATAAAACAGAACATAGTTAGTACCCGTAGCGACAGGATGAGGGCTTGGATACCCGACGAGTATGCGGATGAAGTTATTGCTTTTGTTGAAGACCTTATTGTCAAGGGCGAAGCGCAGCAACTTTCTTTCCGTGGATTTGGTGACGGGCAGATACGCTATGCCATAACGCAGGGCGATGACTGGGAGAATATAATCAAGCAGAACATTAAGGTTACAACATTGAAGAACAGATAATTTATAATAAATAAAAAGGATTGATATGGTTAATCGAAATTATAACATAGGATTGATTTGCGACTTCACCGTCAACAATTTCTGGAGAAGGATTGACAGAAGGAGGTTGAGCGTGAATGAAGCGAAGCAAATGTATGAGGATTTTCTGTACAATAACTTCAATTCCGTGAACGAGTCGGTCGAAAATTATTTCAGTGACAGGCAGATGCTTCTTGAAGGATTGAGGGACAGGTACGAGAAAAACCAGAACAGTTCTGGCTCGGCAATGGAGAACGGTATTGACGACGGTGACATTGAAGCGACCAAGAATGTCGCTTCGAGCGGTGTTGGTGCTGGAAACCACAGGATAGTAGTCCAGAATGTAGGCAAGACACCGAAGGATGCTGCTTCCCAGAGGGGTGTAAAGGACATAAGTTTCTATACCGATTGTTTTTATCAGGGGCTTATAAACGGAGATTATGAGGGCATCTTCACGAACGAGGACGAAATGCTCCCGCCTTCTCTGTACGATACTTCTACCGTATCGGACTTTACCGCTGTTATGGCGTTCAAGGATTTGCCGAATATTGACTTGAGCGGTTGGGATGTATCGAGCGGTAGGAGGTTTGACGGATGCTTCTACAAGTCATCGTTCAATAACGCAAGCATAAAGAACTGGTACTTCTCGAAGGTTATATCGGCGAAGAATATGTTTGTCGGGAGCGATATGGCTCACGATGAAGTCATTTCCGCTTGGGAGGCTGCGTATATTCGCGGAGACCTTCCTGTACTTCCGTCACTTGGTAAGATGTCCGCTGACGACTCGGAGGAAATTATGCAGGATACACGCAATGAACTTTCGGGTTTCAAGACACAGATTGATGCAATGAAGAGAATAAAAAAGAATAAAATGATGTACGACGAAAACAAGACACATAGGGTTATGTCATCATCGGAATTTATCAATGAGAATTTCGGTGACAGTATGAGAAAGTTCGGTAGGAGCATTAAGAATGCCGCGACCAACTTCTTTGTTAAATTAAGAAACGGCTTCACCTATTTCTTCGATAGGGCTGGCTTGTTCTTCAAGGCTAATATGCCGAGCAACACCGTCAATTTCATAAAGGACGGCAATGTAAGGGGCGTATATGCTGAACAGGGTAAGGCTATTTCATACGAAGGACACGGCAGTGGCTATTATGATGAAATTCGCAAAGGTAGCAGGGAATACGACAACTACCTCAAGTTCATTGAGATTATAGGCAGTCTCGGTGCAAAGAACGAGGCGATGGAAGTTGATGAAATCGGTATGCCTATAGACGAGGCGAAGGTTGGTCTGTATGCGAAGGAAAGGGACGCAAACGGAACGATTCACCAGAACATCGGCGCGATGGATATTACGACACAAGACCTTGAACGCACGATTAGGCGTAACATAAGGGAAGTTCAGAAGAATGGTCGTAGCAGGTCGAAGCCTATGATTATCTGGGGTGCTCCGGGTATCGGTAAGACTTCTATCCCGAAGGCACTTGTAAAAGCCACCAACGAAGAGATTGTAAAGTCAGGCAAGGGCGCAAATGAAAAGATGACGGTTATCGTTATCGACTGCTCCACATTGATGGCTGGTGACTTGTCTATGCCTATGCCAGTCAGCAAGACGAAGGTCAGCGAGATTATGCAGTTGAACCCAGACCTTGCGGACAAGTTGAATGAAATAGGTATTACAGCCGATGATGTTGACCTCCTTTCACTTTCCAAGTCAAATGACGCACCAAAGACTTGGCTTCCCGTATATAAGCCTATTGGCGGTGGAAAGAACAAACTTCTCGATGCAATCGCCAACGGTGCAACAACCCCGATATATGACGAGAACGATGAGGTCATAGACTATGAATATTCTGGTGGTGGCGGTATCCTTATGTTCGATGAGTTCCTCCGTGCGGACCCAGATACATTGTTCGGTATTGCGCAGTTGATGATGAACCGTGAGTTCCTCGCTGGTTATAGGCTTGGTAGCAAGTGGATTGTGATGGGTTGCTCGAACAGACCTACGGATGATACACAGATACAGACCGCTTGGCAGAATGTTTCGCCTGCATTGAAGCAGAGGCTTGGTGGTTTTAACTTCGTTCCTACATACGAGGACTGGGTTAAATGGGCAAAGGAAAAAGGTGGTTTCGATGACATCACGCTTGACTTTATCGGTGGCAAAGACCCATACAGAGAGCAATCCCGCTGGCATAACATCGACCCCACGCAGAGTACAGGAAAGAACGAGCAGAGAACCGTATCGCCTCGTCAGTGGTCACAGGCAATCAGTGAACTTAACAGGTTGTGCGAGGATGACGGTGTTTCGGACTATCTGGAACTCGGCAGGGATTTTGAAATGACAGTAAAGGAGTTCTTGCCTGACGATATTTCCAATGAATATATTGCATACTACAAGGCTTCTGGCGGTAGCAAGTTCAAATATTCTTGGACGAACATCATCAACGACCCGAATATGAAGGTCGAGAAGGGCACTACCGCAAAGATTGTCACCAACAGGCTTATCACTTATGTAAAGACACATTTCAGCGATACGCATATTCCACAGGCAAGCCAACTCGGAACGATTATCGACTTCCTCGATAGGAACTTCCCGACATCTGGCAACCTCATCGCAGAGTTCATAGTCAAGACATACAAGTTCTGTGAACTCGACGGCAAGAACTTCAACGACGACTACGAGGCTGTTTACAACAAGTACAACAACGCTCATCCGAACTTGAAGTTGGACGAATTGTTTGATACAATCGGTGAGATATAGGATTTTAACAAATTGAGGTGCGGCAACGCCCGCACCTTTTTTTTACAAAAAAATCTGAAAAAATAATATATTTACTATATATAGTATAAGAACATTAAAGGCTAATTTTATGAGAAAAATAACACGAATACTTGATAGTCAGTCCTTCTGTTCCCTGTATGAAAGCGTACAGAATACGGAAGGTAACGCTGCTCATATAGCAGGGTATCTGTTGAGGATGTATGACGGTAAGTTGATAAAGGGTTCTGATTTTATCGACTTGATAAATTCCGCGCTCGCCAAGTTCAAGTCAAAGTACCCGTATGAATTTTCATATATCAGCAGAAGCATTATAATATATTTGCTCGACGGGCGGGTGACAAGGACGATGGCGGTTGACCGCAGGGGTATAATCTATATCAATGTAGGCTTTCTTTATGAGCCTGTACCATACGGACTCGGTATGAATGTTGATTCCATATTGAACATTCTTTACCACGAATGTATGCACACATTCCTTGAGCACATTCCTCGTACATTCAACTATAATGAAAAGAACAACAAGAGCAAGTTGAACTGGAAGCAGATGAATGTTGCTGCTGACCTTGAGGTTAATGGCACTATGGTTGCCGATGGTATATGCTCGGAAAGATTCTGGGCTGAACAAGGTGGCTGTTATGACAAGAAGGTCGTTGGTCTGCCGATGGAAACCATTGCATCATATCATAGTGATGTGATTGGTAAATTTTATAATGCTGGTGATAACGGAACTGCTCCTACAGGCGGTCAGCAGGGCGGACAGAACGGTGGTCAAAACGGCGGTCAAAACGGTGGTCAGCAGGGCGGACAGAACGGTGGTCAAAACGGCGGTCAAAACGGTGGTCAGCAGGGCGGACAGAACGGTGGTCAAAACGGCGGTCAAAACGGCGGTCAAAACGGTGGTCAGCAGGGCGGACAGAACGGTGGACAGAACGGTGGACAAAACGGCGGTCAAAACGGTGGTCAGCAGGGCGGACAGAACGGTGGTCAAAACGGTGGTCAGCAGGGTGGACAGAACGGTGGTCAAAACGGCGGTCAAAACGGCGGTCAAAACGGTGGTCAGCAGGGCGGACAGAACGGTGGACAAAACGGTGGTCAGCAAGGTGGTCAGCAAGGCGGTCAAGGCGGTCAAGGCGGTCAAGGCGGTCAAGGCGGATATAAAGGCATTATTGATGTCAATAGAGACGGTGGTCAGCAAGGCGGTCAAGGCGGACAGCAGGGCGGTCAAGGCGGTGGTCAAGAAGGATACCCCGGTGGAGACGATGGTCAAGGCGGTCAAGGCGGACAGCAGGGCGGTCAAGGCGGACAGCAGGGCGGTCAAGGCGGACAGCAGGGCGGTCAAGGCGGAACTCGTGGCGGTGACGATGACACAACTACTGGCGTAGGTCGTGGTGGTGATGGTGTAATTTTGCCAGCAACAAGAGACGGTGGAGTAAGAAATCTTGTAGGAGGTCTTATAAAGAGTAGTGATATAGATGAAGAGATTGCTGCGTCTTTGAGGGATAGCGGATTTACCGAAGAGGAGATTGATGAGGTCAGCAGTATCATATCGAGCGTACCAGACAAGAGCCAGAAGGAGATTGCCGATGTTCGTGATACTATAATGAGAAATAAGCCAAATTCAACATTGAGTAAGATTTGTACGGAGATAAAGATAAACGAAACCGTTATGAACGAATTGTGGGAAGAGGTTATTAAGAAGTTCCTTGAACGCAATACCACATATGCTGGTGCGAAGAAACAGAAACCTGACCGCAATAGAGTAAGGTGGGGCAATCGTCGTACACTTGGTCATAACATAATGACACCGTACCATCCCAAGACATCTTCTGCACCGCAGAATATCAATATTCTGGTGGATGTGAGCGGTTCAATCAATGTGACGCTCCTGCATACATTCGCAACGACCATATATAGTATGTGCAAGCGTTTGCAGTATAGTGGCGTATGGTTGTATCCGTGGGCTGATAGGCTTGACGCTGAAAGCGGTTTGTATATTGATGTGACCGAAGAAATCACAGCGAGGGAACTTATAAACCGCGTTGACGAAATGGTCAGCAAGTGTAAGGCTGGGGGCGGTACGGATTTCAGGAGTTGTACCGAATTTATGCTGAATGCTTGGCGTACTGAACCGCAGAGCGTATGGCTCGTGCTTACCGATGGTGAGATGTGGGGAACGGAGTCGCTGGTTAGGTTGCTTGGTGATACCAATAAGTTCTTATTTGTAGTATATCAGATTGGTATCAAGAGCAGAATAAAGGAAAGTCAGTTGCTTCGTTGGTGCATCGACCCAAGATTCAACAAGATAACCAAAGTTTACATTGACTTGGCAAAGGATAATTATTAAACTGTTAATGTGGTAGTGAACTCATTTTTTGAATAAAAAAACAATATTCAATGTCAAAGAAAAATTACATTGATGCCGTTGAGTTCAAGCAGGTTATGGACGAGTGCTTTGTGAAAGGTGAACTCACGCCCAGAGCACTTGAAATGTTTGAACTTCTCATTGACAAGTTTGCGAAGAGCAACTATTACAAGACGGAGGAGGACGCGCAGGACTGCAAGTCTTGGGCGATGTACAACCTCCTGCGCTACTGGAAGTCGTTTGACCACAAGAGGGAGGGTGCGAACCCGTTTTCGTATTACAGTTCTATGGTCGCCACTGGGCTGGCGCAGGGCTGGAACATACTCAATCCCCCGAAGAACGCCGACTTCGATGTGATAAGCATACACGACATTTTGGAAAACAATAACAAGGATTAGGCTATGAAACTTTTTATCAGGACTGAATCGGAAACATTCACCGCGAGGGAACTCTGGGTGGACAGTATGGACGCTTTCACGGAATCGAAACTTCTTGACATAGAGAGTTCGGAGGACGGGAAGATAGACGCGGAGGCGGTGCTTGCCTGCTACTCCCACTTCTATGAACTCTACGGGGACATAAGACCTGTCCTCGAAAGCGTGTCGGAGGACGGGCGTGTCGCACGCATAAAGTTCATCGGGGACGACTGGTCTATCGAGTGCTACCTGCAATAGATAGGCTATATATAGCAAAACCACTAAATATAAATAATATGTGAACTGCGCTTCGGTTGCGGGGCGCGTATTTATGTCAGAACTTAAAACTATTAACATTTATGTTATTTGAATCGAAAGGCAATGAGGTGAGCAGCATAGGATACAATGCTCTCACAAGGGAACTGAAGGTGGTATGTGTCAACGGAAGCGTGAGGTGCTACCACGATGTCCCGCAGGAAATCTATGACGAGATAAGGAACAATGGCGGTCTCATAAGCGATGCAATCAACGAGAGGCTCAATGTGAACTATCGGAGCAATATGATGGTATAGTGCAGTCAACATTAGTAATAATTTAAAAACACAGATATTTTTATGAGCGACAGCAAGAAGTCAGACTATGAGAATGATTTGCTGAAGGAGTTTGCGAACTCCCCAGTGAACGGCGGTGAAACCGCGCAGGACAACGCCGTAAAGACCGACGAGGGCGGAAAGGTAACAAGTCTCGGTAGCGTCGATATGCGCAAGTACAGGGGCGATGACGACCCAGAGATAAAGCAGATGCACGACCTGCTCGACTATGTGCCACTTGAAATGAGTGCTATGCCGACAAGGGGGCGTTTCTATCAGGACGACACGAGGATTTACATCCGTGCTGCCCGCGTGGGCGAAGTGCGCGAGTTCTCTATGGTGGACGAGGAGAATCCGAGCGATGTAATCGACAAGATGGTTTACATCCTCGCAAGTTGCACGAAGGTAATGTCGGGTAACTTGCAGGTGAGTTACAAGGATATGCTCGACCACGACAGGTTCTATGTGTTCAAGCGCATAAGCGAACTCACATTCAAGCACGGTGAGACGCAGATACAGTTGCCTGTTCCCGCAGATGCCTGCAAGACACCGGGTTGCAAGCCACAGAAGTCAATCATATTCACGAGCGATATGCTACAGCACGCGGAGTTAGACCCGATGCTTGAAAAGTATTACGATGCCGACAACAAGTGCTACAGCATCCGTACCAAGACATACGGCACTATCCAGATTGCGCCTCCGACAATCGGTGTCGCCACCGCAATAAAGCAGTGGGCTTTGGAAAGGGCGCAGGAGAAGAAGGAGTGGGACCCGTCGCTCGTGCAGATGATACCGTATATCCAGCGCGACTGGAGAAGGCTGAACGACAAGGACATCTTCAAGTTGGCTACCGAACTTGCAAGTTGGGACATAACCAAGTTCAACATTGCTTACCGTTTCATTGAGATACTTAACACTACGGCTGGAAGTTCGCCTATACTGAAGGCTAAATGCGAAAAATGCGGTGGGGATTTGGAAGTCCCCCTGACCTTTCAAAGTGTCACTGGAGAAAGCGGCGAGACAACGGGAGGAATTAAGCAGTTCTTTGTACCAACTCTTCAAAATATCGCTGGAGAACTTCTTTAAGACGCAGGTGATACTGTTCGAGAAACTCAATATGCAGAGGAGCGAACTTCACGCGATGCCGTTCTACGAGTACGAATACACTATCGACTACTATCAGGAGATAATGGAAGAAAGGCGCAAGGCGGAAGAGGAACAGCAGGGCGAGTACGAGAACAAGTACAATGTTCAGGAGCAGAGCCAGAGTATGATGAATCAGGCGAAGAGCAACTTCAAGATGCCGACCGTGCCTAATTTCACAATGCCTAAAATCTAACGGCTGTGTACGGACATTGCATATTTTGGAAAAAAGACACGCGGGGCGGTGCAGTCCGAGCAATCTCGGACGCACTTTCCGCCAGTCATATAAATACTATGTACTAACCTCTAAAACTAACAGAGATGACGGAAGCAAAGTTCAAGGCAGGGGACAAGGTTCAGTTCCGTCTTGAATACAAGACATACGACGGGGTGATACGCAACATTGACCGATACGGCACCGTTGACTTCCCGAACGAGCCGAACTACGACATACTTGTCGAGTCCGAGAACTGCATATTCCAGCACATACGCGAAGGTCTAATCGTAAAAAATCAAATACTTATGAGCGAAGAAAAGAACACGAAGGTCGTCTATGACTACCTTCACAGGTCGGATGTCATAGGGAAGCAGATATGCGACACCCTTGACTATATGTACAGCATTGCACGCCCTCTCCCAGACAAATCGTTTATGGAGATGTGCAAGGAGATTGAGGAGGAAAGGAAAGCCGCCAACGGTGACGAGAACTGGCGCAAGGACTACTGCAACGGCAGGTATCTCTTTCCGTGCGACTTCTTCTATGTTCCGTTTGAAGTCCAGAAGGCTGTCCGCGAGAACAGGCAGGAGGCATACGGCATAGAGTACCACTGGGACGAGGATATGAAGTCCCTCATTGAGTTCCTCTACACAGGCGGAGGTCTCAACGAGGTATGCACGCCTACCGAATGGAGTCGCGGGGAGAATGTACGCCACTGCGAGCCTGTCGAGACAATAGACAAGATTATAGGCGAGGAGGCTGCCCAGAAACTCAAGGAAGTCCTTGAGGGCTACCACCGCACATACCGCTGGGGGCTTCGCGAGGTCAACCAGTTTATGTCGCTCGTATGGTCTGCGCCGAGCACGAACAGGAAGAATGTGGTCAAGGCTTGGAAGGAATCTTTCGGCATCGACATCAAACTTCCAGACGACAAGGACTGGGTTGACATATACGATGAGAGCGAGTACGATGATGTGGTTACGGAGGAAACCGCACCCGAAACAACCGACACAAGCACGGAGGAATAGGCGTGAAGGTTTTTCTTTTGATATTCACTATATTCTGGGGCATATTGTTCCTGACTATGTTCATATACCGTAGTTACTTTATGATATATGCCCTGAAGAACAAGACGACATTCGAGGACAAGACATTGTGGGCGGCGGGGGCGATAGTGCTCCTGTTCTCCATACATCTTGGCTTTCTGCTTGTCGTGTGCGGGGTTATCTGACGATGGGAAGCGAACTTACACGGGAGGAGAAGTCACTGGTCTGCCAGATTGCAATGGACGAGGAAACGGGCAACAATCTGCTCCGTTCCCGCAGTGCCGAATACTGCGAGATGTGCAGGCGCATATATTCTATGCTCGATGACTTCGACACGACACCCCGTTCAAGCGCGGACACCGAACTGCTCGAATGGTACAGGGCGGTGAAAGACCCCGAAGAAATGAAAAGGTACAGGGCGAAGTACGAAACGCCCTGCGCAGTCTGAAATAATATTTTTTAATCAAATGAGAAGAGGAAGAAAGATAGTCGATAGCAAGGGCAATGTGTACGAAACAGTAAACGGTCTTGGCAAGGCGATAGGCGTATGGGATACTACGATTACGAGGAACATAGAGAGGTTCGGCTCGTTCGTCCACAACGGGCTTGTGTACCGTTTTGACGATACCGTCACGACGACGGCGACCGAAGCCGACAGTGCGGCGGAGGACATAGACCAGAAGGAACTCGACGAGTTCCGCCGTATGAAGGATGTGAAGGGGCTTGGCTTTACCCAGTATTCGTTCAACTACGGTGGCTTTGACGGAAAGAGCAGGCGTTATGCGGTAGCCCTGTTCTCGGATGCGCACATAGAGGAGACGGTTAACGCGAACTCTGTTCTTGGGCTTAACAGGTACAACATCGAGATTGCGGAGGAGCGCATACAGAAATACTTTGTAAATCTGGTGAACTGCATCAATGTGGACGAAGTTGACGAACTCATATTCGCGAGCCTCGGTGACACGATTTCGGGATACATACACGAGGAACTTGCCGAGTGCAACGGGCTTTCGCCCATTGAGGCGACATACAAGGCGCAGAGCCTCATATACTCTGGGCTTGAATATATCTGCAACAACACGAAACTCTCGTCGATAAAGTTCATAGGGATTGTCGGCAACCATTCGAGGACGACAAAGAAAATCCATCACTCCAACGGCTTCAAGTTGAGTTACGAGTGGCTTATGTACAAGAACATAGAGGAGCATTGCAAGATGTCGGGCTTGCCGATAGAGTTCGCAATACCCGAATCCGAAGTCGCTGTCGTGAACACGCCAGACAACAAGAAGTTCATATTCGCGCACGGCTTCCAGATAAAGACCAGCGGCACGGGTACGGTGTGCGGGATATATCCAGCACTCAACAGGCTCTCTATGAAGTGGAGGCAGGTGTTCAGTCAGGACAGGGTGTTCATCGGGCATTTCCACCAGTGGGTGTCCATCAGCAACGCGGTGGTCAACGGCTCTATAATCGGCTACAACCCCTACGCCCTCTCCAACGGTATGGCGTTTGAAGAGCCTTGCCAGTATTACTGTGTCTATGACGAGGAGATGGGGGAGATGCTTGAACGCAAGATATATTGCAAGTAATTTCTTGTCATTTCATTCTATATCGAGAAAGCCCGACTGGAAACAATCGGGCTTTTTCTTTGAAACAACGAGAAACGCTAATTTATCTTCTTGTAGTCCTTCGGGACGCAGATGTTCGTGAAGTCCCTTATGTACTTGACACCATCCACAAGTTCCACGAGTATCGGGGTGATTTCGTCAATGAAGCCCCTCATCTTCTCGTTCTGGAGCATATACAGGCTCACATTGTCCCGCAGGAGCGTCTTCGAGTAGTCGTGCCCCGTGAAATGCACAATCCAGTCCTGCTCCCTCACTCCGTTCGTAAGCGGGGAGAAACCGCGATACTTGTTCGTCTTTCTTATCTCCGTACTCATACGCCAAGCAATTTATTGAGTTTCTTCTGTTGCATAGTGTTGTAGAGGCTGTCCTCCGTCTCCTTCGTGAAGAGTATGGTAAGCCCGCACAGGTCGGTGTCGGTAATCTCCGACTTGTATTCGTTCCCGTAGCGGTCAGTCCACCCGCCCCTTATTATCGCTATCGTGTTATCTTCAAGTTTGATGTCCCCGAAGCCGTCAAGCCCCAGTTGCGGGTCTTCCCCCTCCTTGAGCATAATCTTCTTCGTGTATGTCTCGTGGAGGTGCGTGTTCGGGTTTATCTGGTCGTACTTCTTTATGTAGTAGCCGTTGCGTATAGCCTGCTCGTTCTCCTCGCTTATGAAATAGACATTCACCCCGTCAACACCCTCTATGCCCTCGATGAGTGCTATCAGGTCGGACTTCGGTATGAAGTCCGTGCGGTTTATGTTGAGGAAGTATGCGTTGAGTTTCTCCCTTATCTTCGCCCTTATAGCCGACTTGTCAGCCTTCTGAAACCAGCGGAGCGTTATCACGAGGGCATATCTTCTTATGTCGTAGTCGTTTATCACGACCTCCGTGCTTATGAGTTGCTGACCGCTGTCGTCAAGGCACTGGATTATGCCGTCCTTTTCCTCGCCCGTGAGGACATATTCCTCCTCTGGGAGCGTGAAGTAGTCGTATCCTCCGCTTGCGCTTACCTTTGCCTTTATGTTCGGGAGTATTTGCAGATATACAACATTGTCGTCGTCGAGGTAGCCGTCGTCCTTCGTGTTGTATGCGTTGACGAATGCGAACTGCGAGAACTTGCTCAAATACGATATGTACGACTCTGGTGTCGCCAGCACGAAGTTCTTGCTCGTCTTCGGTGCGAGAAGCCTCGTGAGTTCAAGTGATTCGTAGTCGCTTCCCATTGACGGCGGGACTACCGTGCTTGCCGAAAGCACATCGTTCAAGTCCAAGTCCTCCCCGTTTATGTCGAAACCGCCAGTGCTGAACTTGTACCCGAAGTTCCCGCCAGAGAGGTTTCCAGACGCTCCGTTGTGAAGCACATACTCTACGGTTATGTTGTTGCCCGCCTCTGGTATCTTGCCGAAGTCCCCGTTGCCGAAGTATATGCCAAGCCCCATATTCGCGGATGTACGGCACATAAACTGGTGTCCGTCCATAGTCATATCCCACAGGCTCGCTACCTGCGTCCATTCCTCCCCGTTCACGAATACGCGGACTCTCGTGTGGTCGGTCATACCCTTTTCGTTCACATTGTAGGTCTGGAGTTTCTCCCCGCTCGCCGTGAACGAGGAACTTGACCGAAGCCCCTGCACGAACTCCACATTCACAGGCTCTTCCCCGTTGCGGAGTATGATGTAGTCCTGACCGAGATTGAGGTAGTAGAGAAGCCCGTTCTCGTCTATTGCGAACTCGGAATAGTTCATAACCTTCACGCAGTCCCCGTTCTCAATCTTCGCTGGGTTCGTTTTCAACGCCACCTGCCCGCTCGCCGCGCTTCCCCGCCACGGGTCGTGCCCCGTGAGCATAGCCAAGCCCTGTATTCCAGCCCTCGTCTGTGCGGTCTGCATATTGAGTTCCGCCGCAGCGTGTTCGAGGTAGAGGAATATATGCTCCGAAATCGAGGCAATCACATCGAGCAGTTGCCCGCTCGGTGATGACGGCACAAGCACGGCATCGCTCGCCTCGTATGTCTTGACGAGGTAGTTGTAGCAATCCTTCAGTATGTCTATCGCCTTTACACGGCTACTGTCAATGTAACTCATATTCCAATCGTTATATCTCTGGGTTATTCAGTTCAACATTGTTGTCGTACCATACAGCCACATAGTACGGAGGTTCTATTTCAAGCCTGTCCCTTATCTCCGAAGTGAGGAGTATGTACTGCTTCAGGAAGTCCTTGCTCTTCTGGTCAACCACTCGGAACTTGCCCAACTTCATCTTTGAGGTGTCGGGTATGTTCGTGTCCGCCACAAAGAAGTTCGGGCAGAAGTTGGCTTGCATAAGGAAGTATGTCTTGCAGGAGTTGTGGTCTTCGTCCTTCCCCCCTATGTAGATGTTGACGGTGGTTTCGTCCCCCTGCTTGTCAACCCGTATGTTGTCCTTGTCCTTCAATGCGTCCGCAACATCGAGGAGCGCATCAAAGTCGTCAGCCACCGAAAGGCTCTCGTTGAACTCTCTGTAAGTCTTTATCATCTGTTATGGTTTTTATGCTATATATAACTTATTTATATGTGGCAGAAAAACGGGCGCACCAGAAGATGCGCCCGCGCCGTTTTTTTTCTTGCCCAGACTATCTGTCGAATTTCCTGCCCAGTGCTATGCGTTCGCCCAGACTTGATGTCGGGTGCATCGACTGGTAGTTCCTGATTATGTTCGAGAACGCCCGCCCCTTGTACGAGAAATGTCGCCAGAGCGATGATATGAACTTCGCAACGCCTTCTTCGTTTTGTGCGTCCGTGTTGCTGTATGTCGCTTCGAGCCAGTTGACCAGACGCGAAATGTCTTCGGCTGGCGGTGCGTTGAACTCGTTGAAGTTTGAGAAGTATGTCGCGAGGCACTTGCACGCATCCTCCCTGCTTGTACGCGGGAGCGTGTTTTCGCGTCCGCTTATGACTGCATTCCATATCCTCTTGCCTTCCGCTTCGCTGTCATACGGGCTTGCGCTTTCCCTTACCGCGTTGATGTCGAAGTCATCGGCTTTCACGATGTGTATGTTTTCGTATCCAATCCTCTGGAGTTCGGATATGAGTGCGCTTACTTCGCGCGCGTCGTTTTCCGATACTTCGCTCGTGTCGTTGAGCATATAGTCCACCGAAGCGTCGGAGTGCTGACCTATGTGCGAATAGCATCCGATGTACTTGCCGTTTATCTGCTCTGGGAAGAAAGCGACAAGTTGTCCGTCATCTTCCCTTCTTATGATTACTGGCGTACCGCTCCTGTTGTAACTTTCGTTCATCGACTGCTCGAAATTGCGTTCGAGCGCGTTTATCGCGGATTTCCTGAAGTCGCCCCACCAGTCGTTGAATGTGAGAGCGTCCTCCACGGTAACGACCTTCTTGTATTCCTTTCTGGCATCGGATTCCAATGCGTCCACGAGTTGTTCAGCCTTTCTGTACTTCTTCGGGTTGTCGGCAATCGCCTGCGCAGCGGTGTCGAAGAACCATCCCTGAACCTTTACTATCTGCGCCCTCGCCTTTATAGCGGACAACAGACCTTCGTTCATAAAGTCCGTCATTTCGTTTATCCTCTTGATGTGTACCATATCAATCAGTTTATATTATTATTCTTCTGCAAGTCTTTCGTGGACTTCCTTTATCCCCCTGTAAATCTGGAGGAGTTTAAGTATCTCAATGTCGTTTATTGAAACTTCCTTGCCTCCGTTGCATACTACCGCGAAGTCGTTTGCATCGCGCTTGCGTATGCCTTCCAATGTAAACGGTGATGTGGAATCTTCTATGACGACCATTCCGTATATGCTTGAGTTGTCGAAGTCGTTTGCTATGTCGAGATATCCGCCACGCATTTGTACGACTACCGCGTTTATGCACTTCGCTATGGATTCGCGCAGTGTTTCCGCTCTTTCGATATATCTGTCTATCTTCGCCCCGTCCTTGCTGAACACCTCCGTCAAGCCGTCGAGTGCTTCGTCCACTCTGGCTTGCGACCTGTATTCCTCGAATGTTTTTATTCGTACCATATTTGATATGTATTGTATTATAACTTATTTATATGTTTGTGTGTGAAACAAAAAAAGACGGTACGCATACGCCATACCGTCCTGTCTTTTCTAACGCGAGTTGTCCTCTTACCTTCCGAGACCGATTGTCTGCTCGTCCCAGCAGTCGCAACGGAACTGTGCCGTGAGGACTGCGCAGTCGTTGGACTTGTAGTCCAAGTCGCCGAGACCGTCCTGCAACTGTCCCATAGGTATCATTTCCTGCAAGTCAATCCTGCGGTAGATGCTTCCGTCACGGTTGTACTGTACGATTACGCCCGAACCGACATACTGGCGTTTCATAGCCGAAGTGCCTGTCAACGGATTCCAGCGCAAATCCCACCACTTTCTCATAGTGGTATATACGAAGTTCTCGTTTGCATCGTCCAAGTTGAGTTCAAATGTTATCGTCAGGTCGAGGGTGGTCTTTTCGGGGTTGGCTGCGTAACTTCTCGTAGCCTGCTTGTATGACTGCTCCGCAATCGCAACGCTTGGGTTGAGGTCACCGAGACCGCCTACCGTCTTGACCTGCTCTATAAGTAACGGGTGTCCGCCTGAAGGTGGGAACAATGTTACCTCGAACATCGACTTGAATACGGGTTCCCAGTGGTTGACTGCACTCGCCGAGTTTCTAAAATGTGGTAAACCTGCCATATTGCTATCAAGTTTTATTATAATTCATCTAATGCGGTGGATACCCATTGCGTACCCAGCCTTATATTATTTATAAATTTGATTTTTTATGGATTTCGGTCGGAATGATTTTCCTTTCCGAGTGCTATTTATAAATAATATATAGTAAAATTTCGGATAATGGCAACTCATATATTCAGCGTTAACGAATACCAGACCGCGCTTGAACTCGGATACAGCGAAACTCTCAACGAGGGTTTGCTCGGCAAGTGGCGGACGAAGAACAAACTCGCGAAGATGCTCGCACCGACCATCGCCACTGGCAAGGATGTGTTCGACTCGATAAACGACAATGTGTCCAAACTTGAAGATATTGTCGAGGAGTACAACGAGAAAATCAAGGACGATGCCCACCACAGGAGAAGCGTGGGCGAGAAGGTCGAGGACACGCTTACAGTCACATTCGACCGTGCGTTGCTGACAATGCAGTCGCTTATCGACCTTTCCGACATTAAGGTCGGCTCGTTCACGAAGGATGTCCTTATGTGCAACATAGTGAACTACAAGATTTTCGTAGCCCCAATCCGTATGGCGCAGATTATGTCGCTCGGCTACCAGTATTATATGGCTATCGTAAGGCAGTCGTTGCAGAGCGCACTGATTATGATAGAACTGTATGCCGACACATTCTTCGCTATGGTTCGGGAGGACATAAACGGCGAGCGTGCGAAGTACGAGGAGATATATGCGACAGCAAGGAACAGCACGATTTCGCAGTTGAGGGACATTGTTGAGAACATCGGTTCCGACGGTGCGCCAGTGGGAGGCACGAAGTACGATGCCAACACCCGCAAACTCACGACAGACCTGTTAAAGCAGTTCAGGCAGATGAGTACGGAGTACAACAAGATGCACAACGACACGAGGTACGGAGGCTACAGGCAGAACATATTTCAGGAGGGCGGTCATAACATCGAGTCCCTTCTCCGCGACAACACGGGCAAGGAACTCCAAGCGATGCAGGAACGCTTCACCCAACTCGGCAGCAAGCCGTCAAAGGACGGGGAGGACAATATGGTCGGCTCTTATGCTTCGGCGGTGAAGGCGAACGCGGAAAAGCGTGCATACAGGCTCTGTGCGAAGATGAATATGAATATGATGAGGATAGTCAAGATGTTCTCGCTTCGCTCGCAGGAGGGTCTCGCTGCGCTTCTCGACAGGCTCAACCAGAATGAACTTAAAGTCGAGAACGCGCTTGAAACGACTATTGACGGTGGCATTGACAAGATGAAGGGTGTTAAGGTCTCCCCGTACAAGAATGAACCGATAGTTACCACTGCGGAGGCGCAGAAGAAGGAGCGTGCTTTCTTCAAGGCTGTCGGGATAGACCTTCTTGGTGAGAAGGCGGTGAAGAGGCTTCTTGACGCGAAGGGTTCGTTGAGTTATGTGAAGTTCCTTACGGAAGAGAAGTTTACATACAGGCAGGCTGTCAGCATAATCGAGGAAAAATCGACCACTGTCGGGGACTATGAAGAAGTTACCGATGATAACACAGGGGACAAGTATTGGAGACCAGTCGGCTACAGGGGCAGGTTCGCGAGGAAGAAGTTTGAAGCCAGCGATGACTATTCTGACATTGCCACCGAGAAGTACGGGCTGAAGTACAACAAGGAAACTGGCGAGTTCGACAGCACGGGTGATGTGCATATAGGCAAGGACTTGGTTTCCAACGGCACATTCGCAGTCCAGTTCGGGCGCATAAAGGGCAACTTCAACTGCTCTTCGCTTGGGCTTATCTCGATGAAGAACTGCCCGAAGCGCGTTGACGGCAACCTCAACTGTACGGACAACGGCAAACTTGAATACGATGAAAAGCATTTCTACGGCTATCTTCCGAGCGAGATGAAGGGTAAGATTATAGCGGACGAGGAATGTGACACCGACTTTGCAAAGCATTATTATAAAAAGATTAAATAGTATGATTGGAAATATGAGTGAAATCGGCACTAACCAAGATGTGAAGTTGAGCAATGCGGAACTTCTTGACAGGCTTTTCAAGATGGACTGCGGTACATTCACAAAGTTTATGCGTAACATTGACGCAATCGGAAGCGAGGACTTCGTGGACTTTTTCAGTATGGAAACTCTCAACGCCACCATAGTAAAGGCTGTCGCCGACGGATATACGGTTTCGTTGAAGGGGCTTAACAGCAAGTCCAGCAAGTACATATATGTCAGGTATATCAATTCGCCATACGGCAAGACCTGCGAGATACAGGCTTACGGGGACACGAAGTACAGGGAGATGCCGTTCAACTTCGACTGCATCCTGCGCGACCACGCAGCAGACCTCGCTATGATGGGGACGGGATTGCCTGTCGCTATGGGCGTGCGCAGATAACATAAGGAGGAACTGTATGTCTGGGTATCACATATTGAGGTTCGAGGAAATCTTCGAGGAGAAAGTAACCACCAGAAAGGGGATAGTTGACTATCTCGAAGACGGGTATGTGAAGTTCGTGTACTTCAAGGCTGGCGGCGAGAGGCGTACCGCGTTCGGAACGCTCAAGGGCGGTTTCATAGACAGGAACTTCGAGTATTCCGACGCACCGAAGGACGACAAGTCCCGCAACTCCCAGAAGGCTACGGACGAGATGGGGTACATAAAGTATTATGACCTTGAAAGGCACGGCTTCCGAATGTTCAAGATAGACAACAATGTTTATTTCAAGGAGTTCTACAGGACGCTTGCAGACCTCATCGAAGCATATCCGAAGTTCAGGAAGGAGTTTTCGGACTACAAGCGTGCGAAGGACGAACTTGACACCAAGCCGAAAGGCAGGATGAAGAAAAAGAATAAGGGCGAGGAGGCAACGGAGGAATAGTATGGCTGCCAGCAGGTACAACCAGAGTTACAACTATGACGGGAGCGTGGTGCGGTATGTGATTGTCGCACTGCTCGCCGAGTTGAGAAACCGTGTCTATATCTACCAGAGGGATGTGGACGAGAACGACACGCCCGTTCTCACGAAGGTCGATGTGCCTTTTATGTACAGTGTGACGGGGAGCGAGCGTTTTCTTAAAGATGAGTTCCAGTATGACGCGGAGACCAACGGCAAGGCTATCGGGGACTACGAGAGAGTTCCGCGTGGCGTGCTTCAACTCGAAAGCATAGGCATTGACGCGCAGAGCCAGATGAACAAGTTTGTCCAGACGAAACTCACCCACGAGGTAAGGGGCGAACTCCGCACATTCTATATGAGGTGCTGTTTCCTCCCTCTGAACCTTTCGTTCAGTTGCAACTTCGTATGCAGCAACCAACTTGAAATGCTCAAACTTACGGAGAGCGTTATGAGCAAACTTTACTCGGCAAACATCTTCTATGTCGATTTGGGGGTTATGACGATACAGAGCAGTTACACACTGCCTACCGACTTCCAGCAACAGAGGACGACCGAGTTCGGTCTGAACGAGAAGAAGGAATATACCGTGTCCTGCAACATAGAGGTCAAGTCCTTTATGCCAGTGTTCGAGCACGGCGTGTTGCTTGACGAGATTGCCGATATGGTCAAGGACTTGGATATGAACGACGGCGTTGTTATGCTTTCGGAGGACGAGTTCGGAAGGCTGAAACTTATGAGTGGCGGGACGATAGAGAGTTTCGAGGCTGGCGTGCATTTTGACGAAATGCCGAAGAGCGTTATGTGGAGCAATGATGCGAGCGAGGAGAAGGATTATGTCATCCACCAGCCGGGCAACGAGGAGTTGCAGAACAGGAAGTTCAGGCGGACTAACTGAAAGGCGTTGATATAAATAATGATATGGCACAGGGCATTGACATAATAGAGGCTTATTCCGACTTGTTCGGCAACGGCTACCAGAACGGATGGAAGGTTTCTGGTACTGCGCTCCCCAACTACCTGTGGGCTGAACACGGTGTCAAGAGGGAGAAGGTTACTGGCGAGGACGGCAAGGAGAGGGAGACAAAGACAATATATGATATTGATTCGAGCGAGATATACGCTCCGTTTTCCCTTTTCTCCAACCACAAATTGTTTTCGTTCGTCGGGCTTGGCAATCCTATGTACGGTCACAAGGAGGACTTGCAGGGACGCTTCGACGACAGGTACGAGGCGAGGTACACCGCGCAGGCTCACTGGCAGGACGCAGAGCCGACCTACCCGAACATCATAAAGGCGTACGAGAACATAGATGCTGCCCGCTACAAGATACAGGACTTCATCTACAACAAGTATTACGGCTCTATACCGCCCAACTACCTGATTACGCTTCGCCGTTATGCCAACCCGTGTGACGACATTCCGTTCACTCTCGCTTGGGACGAGGCTACGCATCAGGGTATGTGGACTACGAGCGTTATGCTTCCCGTTGCGACCGCAACTACATATATGAGCGAACTTGCTGGCAACAAGATGGACGAGATGCTGAAGATGGGCTGGAATATGAAGTTTTCCGACACGGAGAGCGAAGTTCAGGTAATAAAGTCCAACACTCCGGGTGCTACGGCGTTTGGTCACGGGCAGAAATTCAACGACAAGAGTGCGAAGTCCAACTTCACGAACGGCTTTAACGCAACTATGTCAAATTTGTTCACTGGGAACAACTATACCTATGCGTATCAGACAGTTGCGGCGGAATATGCCAATATGGACCCAATGGAAAAATACTCGAAATATACGGTCGGCCCCCTCGATGTGATAAAGAGCACGAAGAAGCGCGATATGGGCTTGGAGTTCTCGCACGAGTTCGCATTGAAGTTCGCATACGAGTTGAAGTCCTTGCAGTATGTCAACCCGAAGATGGCTATGCTCGACATAATCGCCAATATGGTTTCTATGGGAACTAACACTGGTACTTGGTGGGGCGGTGCTATAAGATATTACGGTAACGGCGGTGGCTACGGAAGGCAGATAGGCGACCCGACATTGTTTATGAAGGGCGACTATGCTGGCTACTTCAAGTCCGTCGCCTCGAATGTCAATGAGTCGATAAAGTCGCTCAACGGAGGGGCGGAGGTCAAGTCGTTCGCCGATGTAATCGAAATGGCAAAGAATTTCATCAAGGGTATGGCTGGAAACTTTCTCGGTTCTCTTATCAACGGAAAACTCGGTCAGGTGGCGGCTCAACAGCCAGCGCACGCCCTCTTGGACGGTGCGCCTACTGGCTACTGGCACGTCACATTCGGCAACCCCCTCAACCCTATCGCTATGATGGGCAATATGATATGCAAGAAGGTCGATATGAACTTGGGTGGCGGTCTCGGCTGGGACGACTTCCCCGTCGAGTGTTCGTTCACTTGCAGTATGGAACACGGCAAGCCCCGTGACGCTGGCGACATAGAGTCTATGTTCAATGCGGGAAGGGGCAGGATATATCTTCCGCCTTATCTCGGAGAGGTCGAGGGTATGAGCGAGGCGGACGCTAACAAGGCACAGCAGGCACTTGCCGTTGACGAGCAGATTAAGAACCAGAAGAACCCGATGACAATCGGTCTGCCGAAGGGCAAGGGCGGGACGAAGTATTCCACCGCAAGCGGTTACAAGGTTCTTGATAAGGCTATCGACAATGTTGTAAGGCTTACAAGGTAGTGCTTCGGAGAGCCGACGAAATTTCTTTCATTTATAAATAATATAGAATATATGTTATTGGAAAATGTTAGAAGTTATCATAACCGCCGTCATCACGCTCGTAGGAACACTCGTTCCCGGCGGTATCATCTTTCACAGGCAGAACAAGCGTATAAAGGAAGCCGAAGCGAAGAAGCAGGAGATTGAGAACTCCGAACTCGTGATACACCAGTGGAGAGAAAGGGTGGATGACTTGAAGCAGGCGAAGGAAATGGTTGACAACAACTACAACAGGCTAATCGGCGAGCACGAGAAATTGCAGGAGAAATACGAGAGCAAGCAGAAGGAGAACCAGAAACTCGAACTTATGAACCAAGAGTTATGCTGGTGGAAGTGCATAGTTCGGGGATGCCCGAACAGGAAACCCCCGCGCGACATTGACGAGTTGGAGGCGAAGGAGGCTGACGAGCATAACGACTAACATACTTTGACGAAATACTTTTTGAACGATGATAACATTTCAGGAGACATTGGAACAGCACGGCATCGAGTTCGTTGACGCTTTGATGAACAACTATGTTGTCGTGTACGAGAAGAAGGACTGTAGCGTGTTGAGTTTTATGCGCTACGGAGAGGAACTGAAGTTCTTCAAGGGCAACGACAAGGAGGAGATAACCCCGCTCAACTATGCCCTGCACAACTATTTCGAGGAAGGCATAAACTACATAAGGAGGGCGAGCAGCATATTTTTCCGCGAGTTCCCAGACGGGTGGCTCTTCAAGTTGAACTACAAGCCGACAACGGATTCGGATGTTACGGGTGTCAACCCAGACAGCACGGACGATATGCTTGAACTTTCCGCAATCGTAAGCGACAGCGGTAATGTTATGAAGGAGGAGAGTGCGCTTTCGGGCTGGGCTGAAAGGCTCGGTGTCGGATATGTGAAGCCCGTGTTCAGCGGTTTCCTCAACGAGTTCCAGAAGAGCAGGCTGTACGCATACATAAAAGAACCCGTGTTGAGCGGTGATGTTACATTCAGTTCATACATAATGAACATACTCAACCCGAATGTGCAGTCTGACAGCGCGGACGGCTACTACTTCAACTTCTACAAGAACGGAAGCAAGAAGGCTACGGCACTGAAACTCATAGACCCGATGGTGGCGGCTTTCGCTCGCAAGGCGAAGGACAGCAACATAAAGTCGAGTAACACCTCCGAACTCGTGCTTCTCAACTTCACCTGCTGGCTGAAGAATGTTGACCTTTCCAAGTACAAGGTGGAGGGTAACACGGACGATGAGAGATACCTCGACCTGATATGCAAGTTGTTCAACGACTACATAGAAGCCGAAAGCACTATATATAGCACATATATTAAGGAAAGTTACAGCGCGATAAACCTCGACAGGATAAAGAACGAAAAGACGAGGGAACTGTTGAGCAAGCACTCGCAGTACCAAGAGCCTTTCCAGATTATCGCTGGAAGTTTCAAGTCCCCGAAGGACACGAACTATGTGAACCCGACATCGCTTATGAACAGCGACATCGTTGACTCGTTCAACGGCGAGGTCGAGCGCATTATGAAGAAGGTTTCGGTTGAAGGCATAACGCCCAATGGACTTGACGGGGGGAAGAAGCCGAGCGAAGTCCATAAGCCGAAGGAGGAGGAGAAGTTCCTTACATTCATTGATTTCATCACACAGGACAAGGACAGCGACTATGTGAAGTCGATGGAGCAGGCAAAGGAAAAGGACGAAGCCCCGAAGCACGAAATCCCGAAGTACGAGCCGAAGCCAGACGAAAAGAAGGATGAAGCGAAACCCGAAGCGAAGAAGGCTGACGACAAGAAGTCTGGCAAGGATGAGAAGCCCGAAGAAAAGAAGAAGTCCGACAAGGAGGAAAAGTCCGACAAGGACGAAAAGTCCAGCAAGGACGATAAGAAGTCAGACGAGAAAGCCAATGAGAAGTCTGACAAGGAAGCCGACAAGGAAGATAAGGACGGGAAGAAGGACGACAAGAAAGCCAATGAGAAGTCCGACAAGGACGAAAAGCCAGAGGACAAGGATGAAGAAAAGAAGTCCGACGAGAAAGCCGATGAGGAAGATAATACCGACGAAAAGGACAATGGGGAGGAAAAGACCGACGAGGGAAGCGAAGCCGACAACTCCGATGACGGAGGGGATAGCGACAGTGCGTCCGACAATGGCGGAAGCGATGAAGGTGCTTCGGACGGCGGTGAGGAAACCCCGAAGAACGATAAGAAGAACGGCAAGAAGAAAGATGAGAAGGACGATGACGGCGGTTCAAGTTTCTCGCTGTAATCGCATATAATATAAATTTGAAATTATGGTACACATAAAGAGAATAGATGAAATGTGTAATAATAAAAACAACCTTTCTGACGAGGAAGTATTTTTAAGCGGAATAGGATACAAAAGTTTTGAAGATGTACAGCGTGCCTATAAGACAGACTGGTATGATAGAAGCACATACGGTGGAGGGAAACAGACTTTCATTCCAAACATCATTCCGATGAAAACCATCGCATCGGCTGTCGGCAGGTATATGAAATCCAACCAAAATGTAACGGTTCGTCCCAATATGGTGTGTACCTGTATTTTGGGTTGTAATGGTAAGCCGTTTTTTACTTTTATGGTTAAACAAAATGGAAAAGAAGTTGCAATTCATTTCGATGATGGTGAGATAACCCATTACGGAGAAGATATGACGACACCTGCAATTACGGTACATTATGACGGTGGAATGGAAACAATTTGGGGTGCGGACAGATACAGAAGAAATTTCGGGGACACCGATTGGCACGAAAGCGAAATGGCGGGTATGAGCGATAAATTGCTACGAGTATTGAATAATATATTAAAATAGCAACAACGGATAATTCTGATATATTTGTAATAAAATGGTATATATAAAGAGAATAGACGAGATGTTCGGTGTCGGTGCGGAAGGCAGGAAGGCACTCGAAGACCTGTATCTCGGAAAGAAGATAAGGATAACCTACCTCAATGGCGAGGACAGCAGGTATGTCGGTCGCGAGGGCATTGTGAAGTCCGTTGACGACATAGGTCAGTTGCACGGCACTTGGGGCGGTCTTGCGATTATTCCAGACGAGGACGCATTCGAGGTTGTCGGTATGAACGAGAGTTCGGAATACACTGTTGACGATTTTAGGAGAGAGATAGATACGACTGGTGCGCCAGAAGAACTCGTTCAATATGTGATTGACAATGTTCCCGACTTTGACCACAGGTACGAGGAGGCTATGTATAAGATAGGTCGCACCCGCAGACCGTTCCGTGATGTTGACAGCAGCCTGTACGACGACATTTGTGACGCGGTGGAGGACTGGTGCGACGAGAACGGAAGTGATGCCGACGACTATAATGTCGAGGAGATATTCGGATAATATTATTCTTGATAACTATGTATATAAAGAGATTGGACGAAATGATGGGTGTTCCCGCGCAGTATGACGCGCAGGTCGCTGGCAATTTGTTCGGTGCGCTTATGGAAAGCGTGACGAAGACTTGGGAGTTCCACCTGCTTACCGAGAGTTATGCGGAGCACGATGCTCTCAACACATACTACCACGACATAATCGGGCATACGGACGACCTGATTGAGCATTATATCGCTTCACACGGCAAGGAGGGGCTTGCCTTCGGGAATGTGCAACTTGACACGACAAGCGCGGTTTCATATCTCGAAAGCCTCAAATGTGTCGTGTGCCAGTATCGGGACGGGCTGTTTGCCGATGACAGCGTTGCAGTGAGCGATATTGACGACATTCTCGGTCTTATCGAGAGTACGCTCTACAAGTTGACGAACTTGTCATAATATAACTCTGGCTGATGAACAACGGGACACTGACACGGAAACCATTGCTTGATGACGGGTTCAAGGACATCACCGCACCGACAATCAAGTACAACGACCTGCTCGGCATAGAGGCGGGCGTGCATATTGTCGCCAGCGATGAGGTCGCACGGCTCGACAGGATTGCGTGGAGATACTACGGCTCGATTGAGAAACTTGACGCTCTGCTCTGGGTGAACGACATATACAACCCGTTCGCGATAGACGAGAAGGACATACTCTACATACCGACCATAAAGGACACGAGTTCCTTCTACAAGTCGCCAGACAAGGTGGTGTTCCCAGATTCGCAGGAGGCGGGCACGAACAGCCTCATCGACAGCGCAGCGAAGAAACTCAATGCTGGTATGAAACTCACAAGGCAGGAGAGTATGTCTATGAGCGCAAGCGAGTTCGGCGGGCGCACGACCGACATACGCAAGCCCAACGAACTCCGCGAGGGCGAGGCTACGAAGAGAGTGGACGGAGGAAGCCTGCGTCTTGGTGTGAATATCGGGACACAGAGATAGCAGTCGGGCGCGAAGCCCGATATGAATGACATACGGCACTCGGTTTTTTTTTCCGAGTGCTGTTTTTTTTTCTGAAATTACTATTTATTAACTATATATTAGTGTCGGAAAGGAAACATTAAACTTGAAAGTGATGAAACAAGAAACCTACGAGCAAGCCCGACACACGCTTGGGCTGTTTTATTCGGACGCTTCAACGCCAGCCGATGTAACCGAGAGATATATGAAGTCGTTGCCCCTCTACGAAAGGCACAGGATTGCGATAGGGCTTCTACGGCATATCGTGGCGCACGAGGGCATAGCGGAGATACCGAAGGACTTGCACACCTGCTTTGCGTGCTGCATAGACTCGTTGAACTTCCTCGTGGCGAACAAGACAGTGCCCGAATGTGAACTCGCCTCCCTTTCGGAGTGTGTTGCTGTCGGCAAGGATATGCTCGGCAAGGTCAAAATAATATAGTGCTATGTTTTGTGAACTTACTGACTTCGGCTTGCTCGCGGAGATGCAGGCTGAACTGAAGGGGACTACGAAGACTTCCGAGAAGGAAGCCATACTCCTTTCATACAAGGGCAGGTTCTCGCCAGACTTCCTGAAGAAAGCCTGCGAGTTCCTGTGGGGTGAAACAAAGTTCAAGGTTGCGTCAGCCCGCGTGCTTGAGCGGATAGGCGCGGTCGGGTGCTTCGAGGCTCTGCCCCTTGACGACAGGGAACTCATAGACCATCTCGAAAGGATACCGAGCGGTAACGGGAACAACAGCGTCCTTGAACTCTGCGTGAGGATATACGGCTCTATAAGAGCCTGCGACGAGGGGATAGCCCAGTTGTTCCTCGACATACTCGACAAGGATTTCAGGTGCGGGGTGAACAGGAAGTTGATTGAGAAGGTGTATCCCGAATTTATGCCGAAAGGCTTTGCCGTTGCGCTCGCCAACAAGTATGCCGATTATAAGGACAAGGTGGATTTTGAAAAGGATGTGTGGTACGGAAGCCGAAAGTGCGACGGGGTGCGTTGCATTGCGATAAAGCGCAACGGGAGCGTCAGGTTCTACACAAGGCAGGGCAAGGAGATACTCACGCTCGCCATATTGAAGCCAGTGATTGAAAGCACCTGCATAGACAATGTTGCCTTTGACGGCGAACTCTGCATAGTGGACGGCAACGGCAACGAGGACTTCCAGAGCATAATGAAGGAGGTCACCCGAAAGAACCACATCATACAGCACCCGTTCTACCAGATGTTCGACTGCATACTGCTTGACGAGTTCGAGAACTGCGCTGGTACGGAACTGCTGGAGACAAGGCTGGCAAGGCTCAACGATGTGTACTCGAAGTTGTCCGAGAACGCCAAGCGGTATTGCAAGCCGTTGCGCCAGAGAAGGGTTCTTGACGCAACCGAACTCGGCAACCGTTTCTCGCAGGCGGTTGGACTCGGCTGGGAGGGGCTTATGATACGCAGGAATGTTCCGTATGAGGGGAAGCGCACAAACAATCTGTTAAAGGTAAAGGGCTTCAATGATGCCGAATATGTCATCGTTGACTATGCCCTCGGAGATATGCGCTTTGCGGAGGACGGCATCTGGAAGGTGGAGCATTGCCTCGCCAACATAACGATAGAGCACAGGGGCTGTCGCGTGCAGGTCGGAAGCGGGCTTACAAGGGCTGAACGGAGATACTGGACGGAACATTGCTCGGAACTTGTCGGCAAGACGGTCACGGTGAAGTATTTTGCCGAGACGCAGAATCAGGACGGCGGGTATTCGCTCCGTTTCCCGACGATAAAGTGCATATACGACGGCAACAAGCGTGAAGTGTAACCAATATGGATTTATTATGATAGTTGACAACGATGTTTACAAGTTCCGCCTCTATCCGAAGGTGGACTATCTGGAAGTGAGCGTCTATACAAGACCAGACGCAATCCCCTCCACGCTCGACAAGGAAAAAGTTGTGAAGAACAGGTACTTCACGGAGGAGAGGCTCGAAGGCTTGAAAGCCGAACTTATACGGCAGATAAGCGAGTTGCCCGCAAAGGAACTCTTCGCCATTTTGTGCGTGGATTTGGACGGGGGCTATAATATAACGGAAGAACAGATTTTTGAAATACAGGACGATGAAAAGAAATAGGTTTAGGAGATGGCTTCAGCGCAAGGCGTTGGAGTTCATCGTGAAGTGCGAGAGCGATTCGCGCTATGTTGCCCACTATAAGAACGAGCGCAGGATTGCGAGGGCAAGGTATAAGAACGACAGGGATGAGTGGGACGACAGGTTCGACGAGATGATGGACGGCGATATAGTCGAACTTCTTTCGGTGCTTGCGATGCAGGGGGACACGGGGTTCTCGATAGGCATTAAGATGAAGATGCTTCAGACCGCTATGAATTTCGGTCTGTTTTCCCCGCTTGATTTCAGCGTGTCCGAATGGTCTGACAAACTCTCTCTAACGGATAACATCTGGCAGAATACCCGCTGTCCGAGCGTGTTCAGGGAATATGACGAGAAAACGGACGAGTTCATATACACCGACAACGACAGTTTGCGCCTGTGCGAACTTGCCACCCGATATGATATAGGGAGCAATAAGACCGTGATTGGGTATCCGAGTACCTTCGGCGGAGTTTACATAATGTATGACGAGGATACCCGCGAATATCATATATACAAGGATGTGATAGTCAACCGCGAGACATATATGGGGCGCAATACCGTAAAGTTGCCGTGCGTTACATTCCTCGACAGCAATGACACCAATAACGACTTCTATTGCCATATTGCGTTGAGGCGACACCTGCCGTCAAACTTCTTCAAGGACTATGCCCTTGTGGTCAACGAGAATATGGAGAAAGCGTACGCCGATGAACTTGCATATTGCAGGGAGCATAAACTCGGCGAGAAGTGCGTGGAGGTTATGCACAAGTGCCGAAAGGAAGTCAACAAGATACTCGGTGTAAAGCGTTTCGGAAAGAAGCCGAAGAAAAATTTAAAATAATTGGGTTTTTTTCTGAAATTGTTATTTATTAACTATATATTGCATTTGACAGCCTTTCGGCAACGGAGGTTTTTTGGAAGTGATAGTTAACATATTTTTTAATTAAATAATTATTTAATAATGAGAGAAATAAAGATTTCAAAATGTAACAAGGCTCTGTTGAGCAATCTTACAAAGCAGATGTACACCGTTGACAAGTTCCTCACATTGAGGATTGACGGTGATGAGACTTCCGCACTCGGATATTTTCCGTCGCACGATGTCGTGAAGGTCTATGGCGTGAGCAACGAAAAGTTCTTCGAGGGCATTGATGCCCACGACAAGCCGATAAGGGTGAGCCTCCAGAACGGTCTTGACATCCTTCAGGTGCTGAAGAACTATCCGGGCGACACGGTTGACATCATACTCAATGTCTATGACGACAACCCAGAAGCCGAAGAACTCTACACAGCCAAGATTGTTTTCCGCTACGAGACGGAGGACGACAATATGGAGGTTGAACTCGTGTGCGCTGAAAAGAGTTTCAGCGACAAGGTTGTTGACCCGCTTTCACAGCAGGTTCTCGCAAGGCTTTTCGACACGACCAACAGGACTTGCTCGTTCGAGATTAGCACCGACAGGATGTCGAGGATTAAGTCGTTCTCGGACATCGACAAGACCAACCGCGCATTCGGCTACACCGTAAACCAGAGCGGTGATGTCTTTATCGTCGAGAAACGCCTCTATGACGACAGCGCGGACGAGAACAACATATACAAGGTTTTCCTTGCGAAGTATGCTGGCGAGGTCAGCGAAACGCATACCTATATGTGCAACAAGAACATCTTCGGCACTATGCGCGACAACAACTGGAATGTTGACATCTGCGCATCGGACAGCAAGGTAATCTACAAGTACGCCAGCGAGGAGAGCGGGGAGAAAATATCAATCATCGGTGTAATCAACGATACTCTCTAATACAGGTGGAGGCACTCAACAACTATATCGTGGTAAGGAAGGACGGGGCGGAGAAGTCCGCCTCGCCCTTGATAATGCTCCCGCCTTCGGACGCGACTGCACCGCCCTTTACGGGTGTCATTGAAAGCGTAGGTTCGGAGGTGAAGGGCGACTATAAGGTCGGGGACAGGATTGCGTACTGCGACCTGTGCTCGCCCTACATACTTGACGACGAGAAGGGGACGGTGCTTATCATTACGGAGGACGATATTGTGGCGAAGTTAAACGAATAATAATAAAAAATCATATTTTATGGGATACGAAGAAGCAAGGGAATTGTTCAGGGACGGTAACTTGAACGAGGTGGTAAGGAAAAGGATATACGAACTTGACACCAATTTTAGTGATGTCTATGACCGTATGAACGATATAGACAAGGAACTTACCGAAAGCATTTCGCAAACATACGACACGCTCAACAGGAGGATTGACCTGCTTGAAGACGATATGCGCGAGGAACTTCAGGGCGAACTCGCTGGCTTGCGCGAGGAAATCGAGGCACTTCGTGGCAATATGAAGGAGGTCAACGACGGGATAAGCGAGAACATTGACAGCCTCCGCGAAGACCTGACTACCGACATTGAAAATGCAAATGAGCGCATAGACGATGTTGACGACCGCATTGACGAGGTTGACGAGCAGGTGAGGGGCGATATGGACAAGCGCATTGACGAGATGGAGAGCAAGTTTGCGAAGTCGGACAAGAAGGGCAAGGAGGACAAGTAATGAGGACAATAAAGCCAAGCGTGGTCATCGAGAGCAATGTCGATGGCGACTACATACTGGGGCAGATTGAGAAGGCTGGTCGCACGGCGTACAAGAGCGAGGACAAGATTACGGGCGACTCGGCTCGCGGTTTCGTCGATATGATACGCAAGCGCGGACACCTGTCCGTATTGGAACATCAGAGCGTTACCGTGCGCGTAATCTGCGACAGGGGCGTAACGCACGAGATAGTGCGCCACCGCCTTGCTGCCTACACGCAGGAATCTACACGCTACTGCAACTACTCGAAGGGAAAGTTCGGGGGCGAGATAACGGTGATAGACCCTATCTTCTTCTCCCACGACAGCGAGAAGTACAGGGTGTGGAAGGACACGATAGCAAAGATAGAGGAGGCGTATAACAAGTTAATTGAACTCGGTGCTACTCCGCAGGAGGCAAGAAGCGTGTTGCCGAACTCCCTCAAGACCGAAATCGTTATGACGATGAACCTGCGAGAATGGAGGCATTTCTTCACCCTCCGCACATCGGCTGCCGCGCACCCGCAGATGAGGGAGATTGCAGTGCCGTTGCTCGAAGAGTTCAAGAGACTGATACCAGTTGTTTTTGATGATATTGAAGTTAGTTAAGTTAATGTTAGTTAAGAAGTAAATTTTATGGCAAAGGAAAAAGGTACATTTAGCATCGCCGACCTTAATTCGGCAATGAACAAGAACTCCAAGTTCGGCGGGTTGCTCGCCAACGGCGGAGGTGTAAGCAAGATTACGGAATATATCCCTACGGGGAACTATATGCTCAACGCCTGCGTGAGCGGGGACATAATGAAGGGCATACCGAACAACCGTTCGATATGTATTTCGGGCGAAAGCGGTGTGGGCAAGACCTACCTGATACTCAATATGTGCCGTGAGGCGCAGAAGAAGGGATACTTCGTGGTGTTCTATGACAGCGAGAACGCGGTTGACGAGGAACTGGCTTCGGGCTTCGGCATAGACCTCAATATGTTCCGCTATGAACCCGTGCAGACGGTTCAGGAGTTCAGGAGCAATGTGACGCAGTTCGTTGATTTGCTTATTGAACAAAAGGAGGCGGGGAACGAAATCCCGAAGGTGTTTATCGCGCTTGACAGTGCTGGCAACCTCGCCACGCAGAAGGAGATTGACGATGCAAAGACGCTCTCCGACAAGTCCGATATGAGCCGTGCGAAGGTTATGAAGTCCATATTCCGTATCCTTATGTCGAAACTCGGTGTCATCGGTGCAAGTTTCGTTTTCTCGAACCATATCTACAAGACGCTCGACCTGTACGCCTCCAATGTCCAGTCGGGCGGTTGTCTTGTGCCCGGAAGCAAGGTTCTTATGTCCGATGGAAGTTACAAGAGCATCGAGGACATTAAGATTGGCGATGAGGTTATGACGCTTCAAGGCGGAAAGGAGATTTTACAGACTTGGGAGTTTGAAAAGCCGACAATCACGGTTGAGTTTGAAGACGGAAGCGTTGTTGAATGTTCGGCAGACCATCGTTTCTATATCGGTGGCGAAAGCGATGATGTTAATGACGACATTAACTGGGTGTATGCCCGTGATTTAGTCGCTGGTGATGAAATCAAGTGCGCTGTAAATAATTAACCTCCCCATTGTACTTTTTAAATTTATAAATAATTTATAATAGATTTAAAGAGTACAATGTTTTATGACACGATAACCGACATAGACAAGTTCAAGGAATGGCTGTTAAGTTCTTTTTCCAAGGTTAATATCAATAACGACAAGATGGTAGAGGAATTATATGATATTTTTAAATGCTCCCAGACCAAAGATATGAGGGGTATTTATGATAAGATTTCCGCTTATTTCAAGAACAAGCGGGGCGGTAGGCGCGGTTCTATCATTTCCATCGACTATTGGAAATCTTTGGGATGGGAAGACACGAGTGAAATCAAAGTCATAATATCGAAAATCCAGCAGGAGAGAAGCCCTCGAAACATATCTTATTATACCAAGCGCGGGTACAGCGAAGCGGAAGCCAGAGATAAGGTAGCCAAATTGCAGGGAGAATATTCGATGCGCGGTTATGCGAACCGCACGAAGGACGAGATAAGAAGGCGTAGCGTATGGAGCGTACAGCATTGGCTGGACAAGGGGTATAGCGAAGAAGAAGCCGTTGCTGAAATGCGCAAGCGCAACGGTGCTTGCAGGGAGTGCTATTCTTCCGATGCCGAGTATGGCAAGAAGATGGACTTATTGTCCCAGAAGGCAAAGGAACGCTATAATAGAAACCCAGAAAAATTCTGGCGTGAAAGACCTAACTTTTCATCAAAGGAAGAGTCTGACTTTTTCAACAAGTTGTCTGCGTGCATATACGGGGTGAAATACCTCCATTGTGGCGTGAATGTCCAGAATACAATACTGGAGAGCGAGTATGGCAAGCAGTATGTGTTGAGTGACGGGTGCATATCGCTGGATGACGGTCTGGTACTACTTGAATATGACGGTGACTACTGGCACGATGCCGAATATGATTTGATACGGGACAATGCTATATTTGAAGTTAGAAAAGATATTGTCGGTATAATTCGTATCAATGACAAGTTTGTAAGAAATAATAGTTTTGATGTAATTAAAAAGGAATTTGAATATGCGATTGAAGACATTAAAGGTAAAAAGTGTAAAAGAAAACTCATCTACGAAAGTTAACGACTTGACTGTCGCCGATGTTCAGCATTACATAACGGACAACGGGGCAATAAACCATAATAGCGGAATAGTGTACGGCGCATCTATAATTCTCAATCTTTCAAAGGCTAAATTGAAAGAGAGCGACGGCACGCAGTCGGGTATCGTTGTTACCGCGAAGCCAGAGAAAAACCGTTTCTGCAAGCCGACCGTCGTGAAGTTCCATATCAGTTACAATCACGGTATGAACCCGTATGTCGGGCTTGAGGAATATATGTCGTGGGATGCCTGCGGGGTGGAGCGCGGCAAGTTCATTACGGACAAGGAATACGCAAAACTCGGCGAGGCGGACAGGAAGAACGCCCGCCAGCACCCGCTTGACGAGAAGGTGTATATGCTTCCCTCCCCGACAGGCAGGGGCATTTGCACGAAGCACTCGACTACGGCATTTCCTTTGAAGGAGATATTCTCGAAGAGCGTATGGACGGACGAGCGTCTTTCTGAACTCTCGAAGTTCATCAAGCCGATATTCGAGTATTCAAAGCACTCCGACGAGGAGATTGAGGATATACTCAACGAAGAGGAATAGTTTTAATTGTTTTCTTTCTATGGTCTGCCGTCCGTGTGGTTTCCCGCGCGGACGGCTTTGCTATATAATGCTTATATATAAATAATTTATTACATATATGTTTCCCAATGGCGAAAGTTGCTTCACTTAACGATTTGCTTACACCGATGAAGTCCATCGAGACCTGCCTTCAGGACAGCGCGACTTCCATAAAGGAGGGGGCGCAGTACATAGGGCAGACAATCGACGACCTCAATTCCGATGTTACGAGCGTACTTCGTGACATTGCTCGGAGAATGTGGGGTATGGAGAGGAGGCTCAACAAGAACGCGAAGGCGCAGGCGACCAACGCTGCCGCCAATCCGAGTTCTGGGAGTATGAAGGGCGGGTTGAAGGACTTTAAGGAAACCGCGCAACTTTTCAGTCCGCAGGCACTTGCGGCTGGGGTGTCCGCATTCTCCAGCGTCAAGATGAAGGATGTGTTCCGCTTCCCGCAGAAGATGTCATACGCCACGCAGGGTATGATAGAGCCTATCAAGGTGCTGAAAGAAAACAGCATAAGACCAGCGGAGGCGATGAAGTACGCTGATGCGCTCACCGCTCTCGGCAATGCCACCCACGATTTCGTAAAGAGTATGCGCAAGACGATAATCTCCTCGAAACTCATAGAGAAGTTCACCCCGAACGATGTTTACAAGAGCGGGCTTTTCAAGGCTGCCGAGCAGGTCGTCGTGACCATTATGACGAACATATATGGCGCGAAGTACAACAAGAGGACAAGGACATTCGCGGGCAGGGACGCGAAGCGTGCGTTCGATTTGAATCGGGGGGCGAAGACGCTCACCAAACTCGGCAGGAACATACTCGGCTTCGTTTCGCTCGTAGCCCTTACTGCGGTCGTTGCGCCCGTAGCCCTTGTCGGAATACTCATAACGGCGGGTGTCGTCAAGTTGACCACTTGGGTGTTCAAGATACTTGGGGACAGGAGGCAGTTGAAGCAACTTGAACAGGGAGGCAAGGCTCTGTTCTATATGGGTGCTGGGCTTATAACATTCGAGATTAGCATCGTTATGGCGGCTATAATCGCCCCGTTCGCTATGATTGCGCTCGGAATGGTCACCCCTATCGTTGTCGGCGCAATGACGCTGTTCTCTATGCTTGGGGACAAGAAAACCACGAAGAATGTCAAGGAGGCGGCTTGGTGCATTACGCTTATGGGGTTGAGCCTCATCGTGTTCTCTGCGGCTCTCGTGCTTTCGTCTATGATATTGAAGGCGTATCTCTTCACGGACGGGAAACTCGACACGGAGAACCTCGCTTCTATGGCATTGACGATACCAGTGTTCCTGCTTATGATGGGTTCTCTGTGGGTGTTCAAGAAGGTGGGGACTGACGAGAATATGAAGCACGCTGGCAAGGCGTTCCTCGCAATACTCGCCATAAGTGCTGGACTTATAGTGTTCTCGCTTGCGATGGCTATAAGTTCGATGCTTACGAAGGACATATGGAGGGGTGCGGACGGAAAGATAGACCCAGTTGCGATAGTTACCACCGTGGCTGTGTTCGCGCTTCTCGTGGGAAGCATCTATGCGTTCAAGTTGGCGGGCAGTAACTTGAAGGACATCGCGAAAGGTACGGTTTCCGTCATACTTATGGGCATAGGGCTGGCTATATTTGGGTTCGCCACCGCAATCTATATGAAGGCGTTGGAGGGAAGGACTTGGGAGGACATAGGCAAGGCTGCCGCCCTTATTGGCATATTCGGTGTTGAATTTATCCTGTTGGGTATTCCTGTTGTGTTTGGCTTTGTTGCTCTCGGTTCGGCATCCGTCGCTCTTATGGCGGTTGCTCTCGGAGTGTTCGGGTTCGGTGTCGCCGTCTATATGAAGTGCATTGAAGATGTTTCGTGGGAGCAGGTCGGACAAGGTGCTGGAATACTTGGCGTGTACGGTCTTGAGTTCGCCGTACTTGGCTTGCTTTCGCCCGCGATTGCGCTCGCCGACCTCGCGATAGGCTGTATGGGACCTGCACTTACCGTATTCGGCAGGGGCTTGAAGGAATATATGGAAGTCGTAGCCGACACGAAATGGGAGACCGTAATCGACGGCGCGAAGGTCATAGGCGTTTACGGTCTTGAGTTTGCAGGTCTTGGGCTTCTTTCGCTCGGAATACTGGCGGCTGATGCGGCTATGGCTTGTATGGGGCTTTCTCTCGGAGAACTCGCAAAGGGCTTGAAGCCGTTTGGTGAACTCTTCGAGGAAGTAAAGGTTTCGACATTCCTCGATGGCGCGAAGATAATCGGGGTGCTTGGCGGTGAGTTCGCACTGCTCGGACCCCTCTCGATACTCATTGCGCCTGCGGCTGGCGCGATGAAACTTATGGGCGATGCCTTGCAGTCAATCGGCTTGGGGCTGAAACGCTATATGGACGCTGGCGTGAAGCCGAAGGATGTGGACGACCTCTGCTATGCGATAGACAGGATTAAACTCATATTCATCGGTCAGAAGAAGGAAGACCAGAACAAGGGCTTCTTCGCGAAGATAGGCGGTGCGATAAGCGGTGCGTTAGCCGCCCCGTTCGACAATGTGGCGATAGAGAATACGGCAAGGGGGTTAAAGACCGCAGGAACTGCGATATATGAACTCTCGAAGGGCTTGCAGAAATGGGTTGATGCCGACATTCGCGTAGAGGATATGGCTAATATGACGACCATAATCGGCACGATAGGCGAAACATTCCAGCGTCTTGGGGAGAAGAAGGCTAACGCCAACACTGGCGGTTCGCTTCTCCAGAGGCTCATAGGCGTTGACTTCAGGGGGCTTACAAAGACGGATATGGAACTCGGTATCCGTTCGGTACAGGGGCTTGGCAAGGCACTTGAAGAAATTGCAAGAGGTCTTGTCGCGTGGAGGGACGGTATGGGCAAGGAGTTCGAGGGTGAGAAACTTATCCAACTTGCAAACCAGATAGCCGCAGTTGTCGGTGCTCTCGGAACGGCATTCGCCTCGATTGCGAGCGACGAGAACACCGTGCTCTTTGAAACGAAGGACACCTCGACATTTGCAAACGCAATGGGCGAGACATTCGCTACATTTACGAAGCAGGAGTACAAGAACAAAGTCCAGTTGGGTATTGAGTCCTGCAAGGGGCTTGGCGACATAGTTGTCGGTCTTGCGGATGGTATGCAGAAGATGACGGAGATAGCCGCCAACAAGATAGGTAAGATGCCTACGATAGATGCTGAACACTGGACTATAAAGGACGATGACGGAAAGGCGTTGGCTGGCGTTACGAAGGTGCTTCTCTCTATGGGGCAGGTATTTGCCCATATCGGAGAGGTAATAAAGAAGCAGGGTATGTACACGGAGGTTATTGAGCCAGCAAGGACGGAACTTCACAAGAGCAGCGGTTTCTGCGGTATCGGCGCAAAGGACGAGTCTGTTCACATAGCAGCCAAGACGGAACAGCGTTCATACATAGGTCTTGCAATTTCGTCCCTTCTGGGTATAGGCGACATAGTTAGCGGCATAGCCAATGCGCTCAATACGATGACGCAAATCAAGAACACAAGCAATGTGGGTGAACTTACCAGTATGCTTCTTGGTGTCGTAGAGGATGTGGTTATGAAGTTCAAGGGTATGGCTGAACTCATAGAGAAGGGTCGTACAAAGGTGGTGACAAAACATCATACCTTCAGTGGTACGGCTTACACGGAGACGACCAATGATACGGCATCGTTCCTTGAAAATGTCAGCAGTGTCGTAAAAATGACGAAGGACGCGAAGGAGGTTATGACCGCAGTCCCAGAGTTGGTCAAGACGCTCAACAAGAACAAGGGCGAGTTCGAGAAGTTCCTCAAGGACGGTGACGACGGTGTGTTCAGTTCGATAGCGAACATAAACACACTTATTGCCGCTATGAGCGGTGCTGTCCGCGAGAACGGGGCTGTCGGCGGAAGCGTGGGGTACAGTTGGTATGACGAGAACCACAAGTTGACCTCAAAGTATTTCCCTTGGATTAACAATAAGGCGATAAAGGACGCGACAACCAATGCGAACGATATGATACCCCTGATTGAGAAGGTGGTCACCGCGCTCGGAAAGTTGCCGAAGGACAAGTCCGACACCGAACTTATGCACGATGCCGTAGTCGGACTCGGAGGCAATGTAGCAACCTTAAATGTATGGTTTGACGAGAATGACATAGCAAGCGCGGGCAAGAAGGTGGACGCGATGGACGGACTGCTTGTCAAGGCGAACACAATGCTCGGCAAAGTCCCGCTGGAAATCAAGTTGCTCTCCGACTTGCAGGAAGCCAACCAAGGCGGTGCGGTCGCATTCGACACACTGTTCGCGAGCATTTCGGATTCAATACACAGGCTTGACGGTCAGGACTACAAGATAGAGAGCACGACCAATCTTATCAACACATTGAGGAAGGCGAAGAACGACGGGGTGTTCAGCGACTTGAGGAGCAATGTCGATAAGATGGTGAAGGCTATAAACACGCTCGACAACGAGAAGATGAAGCCGTATGCCGATATGGTAATGGCACTTCGGGATATGTCAACGGAGAACAGCAAGTTCAAGGAACTTTTCGAGGAACTCGTCAAGACAATCGCGAAGTTGATAGAGGAAATCAAGAAGGCTGGCACGGACGGTCTTACTGGCGACAGCGGAAGCGGAAGCGGAAGCAGTAACAGCAATGACAACCGCAGGTATGCACCTGTACCGCAGGTCAATAATAACGCCAGCAATGCAGCCATCGGCGAACTTACGAAGAAGATTACTACGCTTGTCGGTATGATGAGCAAGGGTGAAATCAGGGGGACGAAGAACTCGAAGGACGGCTCGGACTTCACGATTACATTCAAGTCGTCGTAGCAGGGAATAAGATGATGTATAATAATCAAAATATAAATAATATATTAGAATAAAATATTACAGGTATGTATATAAAGCATTTTGAAGAGTTCGTAAACGAAAGCCGTAATCCTTACGGGTACTACGGCAACCGCATAGACGAAGGTCTGTTCAGTAGCGTTGCCGCACCAGACAAGCCGAAGGTTGAACTTACCGCAGACTTCATCCGTGACAACAACCCAGATGTAATCGCAGAGGCGTTTTTCAACAATGTAAGTTATGCGATGTACAAGGTCGGGAGCGATGTTGACAAGGCTATCAACTTCGTTGTCGAGGGCGCAAAGGACATTATGGAGGAAATCAAGTCCGACGCTGAACTTGCAAAGAAGTTCGTTGAGGGTATCGGAAACGCAATCCTCAATTCTATGAAGAACGCATACGGCTATGCGAAGAAGGCGGTCACCGCAATTCCCAACTTCATAGTGTTCTCGCTCGCATTCCTCGTCAAACTCGGAATATCGGGAGTTGACAGCGCAAAGGAAGGCATAAAGAAGATTTACGGTGTCCTTGCCGATGCTGTGAAGAAGGCATATGAGGAAATCAAGGGCAAGTTGAAGGACGCTGGCGATGCACTCGAAGGCGCATACAACTCGGTAAAGGACAAGGTTGAGGTTTTCACCAAACTCTGCTACTCAATCATACTTGCTGTCGCAAAGAAGATTTCGGGGGCAGCCGAGGCGTTCGGCTCATTCCTGAAGCAACTCTTCAACGATGCGAAGGAAAAGGTTACAGCCGCAGTTATGATAGTAAGGCAGTGGTTCAAGTCGAAGGCTTCGGATGTCGCCAACTATGTAAAGAGCACTGCTGGCGATATTGCCGACACGCTCAAGGATACTTGGAAGTCGCTCTCCCGCAAGGTTCGCGGTGCATACACGGATGTTACCGACAAACTCAACGGCTGGCTCGACACAATCAAGGCTGAAATGAACAAGATTGGTCAGAAGATTTCCGAGATTGCTGGAAAGGCTGGCGACAAGTTGATTTCGGTCAAGGACGCTACCGCAAGCGCAGTCATAAAGAAGGGTGTCAAGGCTCTCAACAAGAAGAACTACTCGTTAGACCAAGTGATTGATATGGTCACGAAGGCATACAATGAGTCATTGTTCGTCGATGAGTTCGGTGAACTCGTGCTGAACGAGAACATCTACAACTTCAACCTCTCTATGATTGACTAATTTGGTTTGAAATCTTTTTGGTTTTTTGGTTTTGACAGGCGGGCGGGGTTATCCCGCCTGCTTTTTTGTCATATAAATAATATGTAACCAATTAACTATTGCAATTATGTTGACAAACTTAAAGCCGTTCCACATAGACAGCGTGGAACTTGTACCAGAAAGCGAGTTCAGGTACTCCAAAGTGACATTCCCCCCTTATGTATCAGTTTCCAAGCACGGCGACTATTCTTCGAGCAAGTGGGCGGTGAGCCTGTTTGAAGTCCATTTCTTCACGGGCGGGAAGTATGTGAAGGGCATAGAGGAATATGTCTGTTCGTATGACATTGACGATGATGCGAAGAAGTTTACCGTTACCTTCAACACGACGGACGAGGCGTACCTTGACGCTGACGGGATATTCGGCAAGTTCGGTGATACGAGGGCTGTGATATTCCGCATCAACCGAACTGGCGAGTTCATCGCCCGCAGGACGCTGGACTGCAAGGTCGAGAGCATTTCGGAGGCGCAGGAAGGCTCGTTCAGGAAAAAGACAGTCGTGTTCTCGTTCGATTAGAAGTCGGGAGGAGGCATTATGGTCGGACTACCGTTTGATGTAAATTCGGCAAGGCGGGGCGAACTCGTCTCGACAAGGGACGGTCGTCCCGTGAGGATAGTATGCTGGGATGTGAAGAACACGGATTTCCCCATACTTGCGCTTGTGCTGGAGAAGGACGGGCGGGAACACCCGTACCAGTACACTGCGGACGGGCGTGTCGTCAAGGGGAAGATACGGCTCGAAGGCGACCTCGTTATGGTCAATCCCGAAGAGAAGAAGCAGAGGAAAGTGGGCGGGCGTGTGCTTTTCGTGAAGTTGAAGTTCAACGGGCAGGCTGGCTTCGACTTCCTGCTTGACCTTGCGTCCCAGTGCGAGGGGCTTATCGGCTACCGCGTCATCGGGTATGACGAGATGTTGCTTCGGCTTCCTTTCATCGGGGGTGAGAAACTCTACTCGTATATGTCGGCTCTCGCCTCGAAGTGCAGGCTCGGAGGAAAGCCTCTCGACTTCAAGTGCGTCTATGCGGACGACAAGAAAACCTTTGGGGACTGTGGCTATTACGAGACAGCCAACGGTATGCTTCTCGGCACTCGCTTCGTGAACAAGGTTCGTCAGGACAAGGCTATAAGTGACTTCTTCACCCGTTCCGACTTTGCCGAGTAGCACTTTTTTCTGAAATCGTCCTCCTTTGGCTTTGTAACGGATAATTTCCATTTTCATTGGCAAAGGTAGCAAATCCCAGTGAAGTGCAGAATATAAATAATAATAGGATAATATAACCGAATTGATTATGCACTATATAAAGAAATTCGACGAGTTCATAAGCGAAGGAAGGATAAACGAGATGGGAATGGCTGTAAGGAATGCCAATCTTGCGTCTGCAAAGAACGGGCTTACAGGGGAGCACAACGGGAATCCTGAAACTGCAAATGACGAACTCGCAAGGAAATACAATCTGAAACTCAACCCGACTACGGGGCTGTATGATTGCAACGGCAATGTTAAAGTCGGAAAGGATTTGGTCAAGGACGGAAGACTGGTCATTGGGTTCGGAACGGTTAAGGGCAATTTCGATTGCCATCTCTGTGACCTGACTTCCCTTGAAGGCGCACCGCAAAAAGTTGGCGGGAATTTCTATTGCACCAACAACAATAGTCTGACTTCCCTTGAAGGCGCACCGCAAAAAGTCGGTAAGGATTTTAAGTGCAACAGTAACTACCTGACATCGCTCAAGGGAGCACCGCAGGAAGTTGGCGGAAATTTTGATTGTAGCGGAAACGACTTAACCGCCCTTGAATATTGTCCGCAGAATGTTAGTGGGAACTTCGATTGCCGTTATAATAAATTGGCATCACTCGAAGGCGCACCGCAAAAAGTCGGCGGGTTCGATTGTAGCGGAAACAACGACCTGACCAATCTCAAGGGAGCACCGCGCGAAGTCGGTGGAACTTTCAAGTGCTTCGACAGCAAACTGCGTTCCCTCGAAGGCGCACCGCAAAAAGTCGGCGGGTTCGATTGCGGTGAAAACAAACTGACATCCCTCAAAGGCGCACCGCAGGAAGTCGGGTGGTTCGATTGCCACGGTAACATCCTGCGTTCCCTCGAAGGCGCACCGCAAAAAGTCGGTGGATTTAAGTGTAGTGGTAACATATTAACTTCCCTTGAAGGCGCACCGCAGGAAGTTGGCGGGAATTTCGATTGTAGCATCAACAACCTGACTTCCCTTGAAGGCTGTCCGCAGGAAGTTGGCGGGTATTTCGATTGCAGTCATAACAGCAAATTGGTTTCCCTTGAAGGCGCACCGCAAAAAGTTGGCGGGAATTTCTATTGCACCAACAACAATAGTCTGACTTCCCTTGAAGGCGCACCGCAAAAAGTCGGTAAGGATTTTGATTGCAGTCTTAACAAATTAACTTCCCTTGAAGGCGCACCGCAGGAGGTCGGTGGAAGTTTTGATTGCAGTTTTAATAACTTGACTACCATCAAAGGCGCACCGCAAAAAGTTGGCGGGAATTTTGAGTGCAACAATAACAACCTGATTTACAACGAAACCAAATTCTACGGCTTTCTTCCAGATGTTATCAAAGGTAATTTGAAAGCAGACAACGGGTGTAATTACGAACTTGCACGGACATACTACAACAAGAATTAGGACTATGTAGGCACAGAACCAGTGCTACTGTATCTATCCGCCATCAACCCAGTTAAGCCTCTAAACGCGCTTGGCTGGGTTGGTGCGTTTCGGGACTGAATACGGCAACTTTGTTTTTTTTCTGAAATCCCTATTTATTAACTATATATTAGTGTTGGAAAGGAAACAACAGGACACGATATATGGAATACAAGTTCAGGGGCAGAAGAATTGATACGGGCGAGTGGGTTTACGGACACCACATCGAGATACGCACTGCGGAGGGCAGGACTGGTCACTTCATTGTGACGGATGACGAAGGCAAGGTTGACCACGACATTCCGCCAATGGGGATTATGTTTACCCTCAATGAGAATATTTTTATGGTAAATCCCGACACGCTTGGGCAGTTCAGCGGTTTCAGGGACACGCTTGCAAGGGAGATATACGACGGCGACCTGCTTGTCCCGGAGAAGAACCCGCTTGTCGGCATATATTCTATGAATCAGGACAAGGGTGTGAAGATAGCGCAGGTCGCTTGGAGCAGGAATTACTCCCGCTTCTTCATCGGTGCATACGGTTATCCGAAGTCGGGCGAAGGGAATCTCGGCGAGAGCAGGGTGTTCGATATGTGCGAGGATGTAATCGACGGCTTCGGCTTCCACATCGCTGGCAATGTGTATGAGAACGGTGACTTAATCTCGAAATAAAATGAAGAAGAAAGACAGGGAATTGCTGTTCAGGGATTTGTCCGCAAGGCTTCCATACGGGGTGCGGGTAAAGGTGTGGCTTCCAGACGGGACTACGGAGGAGGGTACGCTTGACTTGAGCACCAACTACGGGGATGTCCTTCGGGACGCTTTCTACGGGAAGAAGCCCTATATAACGGACATCAAGCCGTACCTCCGACAACTCGGCACTATGACGGAGGCGGAGATTGCGGACGGCATACGGCAGGTAAGGAAAGGAAAGATACTTTATACGGAGAGGGACGGTGTGGTCGGCTGGTACACATACTACAAGGGCGTGTACCGATATTTCGACGACTTCAACTGGAAACTCGGAGAATACGGGGTACGGAACATCGACTGGCTGTTGAAGCACCACTTCGACATTCGGGAACTGCTTATCAACGGGTTGGCTCTCCACGCCCCAGAGGGAATGTATGACAAGGAGAAGAAGATATGAAAGGCAAGGTTGCAGTCAAGAGGAATGAAGGCGAGAACTTCACCGTGAAGGTGAGGTATGACGACAATGTTGGGCGCGGGTTCATAAACTCCGTGCTTTCGGCTTGTTGCAGAAAAAGGAAGTTGTGCGCGAATGTCATAAGCGGTCAGGAGTTCGTGATAACCCAGAAGTTCAGGAACGGGATAGACCTCTTCTTCGCCCTCAACGACATTATGTCGGAGAGCGCGAAGTCTGGTCGGGAGTTCAAGTGCGTGTATGTTGACGATAATGTCACATTCGGCAAGTGCGGTTACTATGAAACCGCGAATGGTATGCTTCTCGGCTCGAAGTTTATGAGCATACGCAGGCAGGAGGATATGGTGGGAAAGTTCTTCTCGGAATGAGAGCGGGGGCGGTTGTCATAGCGGCTGTTGCGCTTCTCCTCTCCTTCGCGGGCTGTAGGACGGCATATACGGACGGTCTGTACCACCTTGACACATATTGCCCGTCATACGAGAAAATGCCTTATTCGGCAGATTCCCTGCTTTATTTCAGGGATGTGGTAAATGATATGTATAAATTTGAAACGGAAGATACAAAATGAAACTTGGAAAACCAAAAATAGAATTGCCGAGCGATATAGACAAGGAGTGCTTGGACTTGTGCAATGAACTGAACAGACTGCCCGGGCTTGAAACATTCGACAGTTGCTGGGGGCACGGGACTTCTCCCTTTGTGGTGTTCTTCAAGTGCGACAACATTGATACGATAAGCAGGCTCGGAAGGACTGTCGATAGGCGTTATTCGGACGGTATGTGGCGCATAGAGGTTGATTCGTTGGACTTGCAACCCCGCGGTTGCTTCGCCCTTACCGCAAGGGAGATACTCGACAGGGCTACGCTTGAAGAGTCGATAAAATCGTTCATAGAGAGCATCGACTACTGGTTCTCCGACCAGTTCGACTCATATTTTCTGGACGACGGGCGGAAGAAGGAGAGAACACTTGACGGCTTCGACAATTTGTATATGCCGTTGCACTTGGTGCTAAAGGGCAAGTGGTACGATATGATTGTCAACGGGGACAAGTGCGAGGAGTACAGGGACTTCACCAAACTCTACCGCAAGCGTCTGTGCCACCATTGCGACATAACGGGCGAGTTCGTGGAGTTCAAGCCCTACACCCACATAGTGATACACAGGGGCTACACCAACACGACCGCGATATACCCGATAACAAGTATGCGGCTTGGTTTCGGCAATGCAAGGTGGGGCGCACCCGAAGACAAGAAGGTGTTTATAATCGGCTTCAGGAAGGATTAGGATATGTACTACGACAGTTTTTATTACACCGACGGCTTTCCAGTGCCGTTGAAAGAATCGGCGTTCAATATGCTGAAGGAGCGTTGGGGGCTTGTGAAGAATGAGGTCAAGGTCGAGTTCTTTCGGCTTAATAAGGGAAGCGTTGGCAACGGTGATGAGCGTGATGTGATAGAGTGCATAAGGTACTGCACGAAGGTCTTTAAGAAAGACCCCGTTGTATTTAATGTTTTTCTCCCAGCCACTATGGAGCAACCGTTCATCCGTTATATGTTTTCGTCGAAGGACATTGACTTCGGCAAGGTTGACAGGAAGTCGCTTGAAGATGCGGTCATAAATCCCACCCTTGATTTTCCGCACGGGAAGGCAAGGCTCGGTATGATACTTGACGCTCTATATACTGGCGACTTCAAGTTGTTCTACGAGGAGGCTGACAACTACCTTGAATTTGAGATAAGGCGGTTCTTTGATACATTCCTCTTCAACTACGACTATGACAGTTTCTATGCCAGCATCGCTTCCGATGTCAGGGTATGGCTCAAGTTGAAGGGCGTGAAGGAAAGCAAGTATTCGATATATTGCCATCCGAACAAGGGAGTAATCATTGAGTTCCGTGACGAGCCGTGCAATGAACGCCTGCTTGAAAGGTACTGGTTCGACAATGTGAGGGACGACTTGCACAAGAACCCAGCCAAGTACGGCAGGAACGAGAAATATGCTGGAGCGGAAAAATTTAAGGCTGAAAAATGGGGAGATTAGGAAATGGAGATAAACAGGATAAGATGGAAGAATTTTGCCTCTTGGGGCAATGCTTGGAGGGAGATTGACTTCGGGCGGGAAGGCTCGCTTACGCTTCTCTGCGGTATGAACGGGAGCGGTAAGTCCTCCATAAGCAACCTCATCGTCTATATGCTGTACGGCAAACTCGAAGGCTTTACGCTTTCCGACATTGCCAACCGCACGAACAGGCATTTCGAGGGGGAGATATATCTCACTTCGGGCGGGAAGTCCGTAGTCGTGAGAAGGGGGCTTAACCCCGCAAGTTTCAGTGTGGAGTGTGACGGCAGGGAAATCGACACTGCTGGCAAGGCTAATGTCCAGAAGTGGCTCGACGAGGAGATATACGGCATACCGTACAATCTGTTCCGCAACTCTGTGGTGCTTTCGGTCGATACATTCAAGTCGTTCATCACGCTCACCCCGAAGGACAGGCGTGAAATCATAGACAGGCTCTTCGGCTACGAGGCGATAAACCTCGCCAGCGCGAAGGTCAAGGAGAAGGTCAAGGAGTACAAGGGCAAACTCGATGTGATTGACGGCAAGGTCACTGGCTACGAGAACTCGATTGCACAGATTGAGAAGAAGATGAAAGCCGAGGCGGAGAAGGCTGACGAGAAGCACCGAAGCGTTGACGAAATCAACGGTGACATTGCCGAGAATACGAAGCAGGAGAACAAGTACGGTGACGCGAAGTCGAAAATCAACGGGATAATATCGAACATCAACGCGAAGATGGGGAACATATCCAACGAGCGTTACCGCATTGATGCAGACATACGGGGTTTCAAGCGTTCCCTTGAACTCTACAGGCAGGACAGGTGTCCGACCTGTGGGGCTAAACTTGACGGGGAGGAACACCTGCACCGCAAGGAACTGCTCGAAGGGAAACTTGCCGAGAACACGGAGAAGTACGATGCGCTCGGAAACGAGTATGACGCGGTAAAGGAGAAACTCCGCCTCGCCAACGAGAAGTTGAGCAAGTGCGAGAGCAGGCTCTACGAGTTGCAGGTGAAGTCAAGAAGCCTCAACCTTGAACTCGGTGCTGCGGGAAGCGCACGCAAGTCGTCCGAGAACTACTCCGATATGATTACAGAGTTGAGGGGGAACATCTCGGAGACGGAGAAGGAGAGGAAGGTCATAGAGAAGAAGGTCGAACTTCTCAACATTACGCTCGCGGTTTTCGGCGAGGGCGGCGTGAAGAAATATATAGGCAATATATACGCCCCTATGATAAACTCGTACATAAGGGAAATCGGGGAACGGCTCGGTGTCATCTACAGGATAGAGTTCGACGGCAACTACGAGTGCCGAATATTCCATCTCGGAAAGGAGGTCAACTACCGCACCCTCTCGACTGGGGAGCGGAAGAAGGCGAATGTGGCGGTCACCCTCGCATTCCTCCGTATGGTCAAGCAGAGGATAGGCAACATAAACATACTCATACTCGACGAGATATTTTCGAGCATAGACATAGTGAGCGTGAACGGTATGCTCTCTCTCATACGGGAGTATTCGAGGGAGTGGGGTGCTGACATCTGGCTCGTCCACCACGCGAACCTTGAGACTTCGGAGGTGGACAGGGTTATAGAGGTAGGCAAGGTAAACGGTTTCAGCAACTTCTTAAATTCATAGCGCGATGGAAAGAAAGGCAAGGATAATTTTTTACGCACTCGGTCAGAAGGTCGGGGAGGCGACAACGGACAGGGAGGCGTTCGACTTCCTGCTGGCGTGTATAAAGTCAACGGACGGTATGGCGAATACGGTTTCGTTCCATACGGGCAACGGCACGACCGAAGGCGTTTACATAGACGCTACATATTCGCAGAGGGACGATACCTGCTGCTATACGATATGCGGTTACAGCGGGGAGAGCGAGTGTGATGTGAAGTGGGACATAATTGACTGCCACGACGACGGAAGCCTTCCGCCAGACTGGTATGTCGGAATTGTGTCGGAGAAGGCTGGCGGTGATGAGGTGGTTGTAAGGCTTGTTGAACTTAACAGTTAGGAAAATGGCAAAAATCTGGGTTATAGGCGATACGCACTTCGGTATAAGCAACAACAGCACGGAGTGGCAGAGGATACAGCAGGAGTGCTTTGACAACTGGCTCTTCCCCCTCTGGGAGAAGGAGGTCGGGGAGAATGATGTGCTTGTGCATCTGGGCGATGTGTTCGATGACAGGCAGTCGGTCAATGTGCAGGCTATGAATATGGCTATCGGCATATTCGAGAGGCTCTCGGAGATATTTCGGGGCGGTGTTTACATACTCTGCGGAAACCACGATATGAAGAACAACAGGAGCAACGAGGTCAACAGCCTCGCCTGCCTGAAGTACATACCCCGCGTGAACATCATAACGAAGCCTGCTGTGGTGCATAGTTTGAATAACATTAGACCGAGTATGGCGTTGCTTCCCTACACGCACGATGACGAACTGCTTAACAGGTGGGTGTCCGAACATTCGGGATGCGACTATATCTTCGCCCACGCGGAGGCTGTGGGGGCGAAGTACATAATGGGTGGCTCTACGAGCGACAGGGGCATACGCTATTCGGGGCAGGCGAAACTGATATGCGGTCACATACACTTGCATCAGGAGACTTCGAGGGGCGTGCTTTTCGTAGGCACTCCGTACCAGTTGAACTTCGGGGACTGTGGCAACGACAGGGGGATACTCGTTATTGACGGCAAGGATATGAAGTTCATAGAGAACACCGTTTCACCGAAGTTCATCCGCGTCAAGTATTCGGAACTCTCGGAGAGGGAGAAGGACTTTGCTGGCAACTTCGTTCAGGTGTTCGTCACCAACGACGAGGCAATATCGGGCGGTGCGGAGCATACGGTCGCTAAACTCTCGGAGAGTGCTGGTGCAAGGGACATAAGGATGACACCAGCCGATGAGGTCGGGGAGCAGGAGGTCAGCCTTGAGGTCGGCATAGGGGAGAGCGGGCTTGAACTCGAACGCATAGTCGAGGAGTACATCGGAAGCCTCAACTATGACGACACCACGAAGGCGAATGTCCTTAAACTTTCCAAGCATTTCCTTTCTTCCGTAGCCAAGTAGGTGTTCAAATATAAATAAGTTATATATAACTCTTTAAATTTTTCCACCAATGGTAGATGCAGGCAAATACAAGGGTATGCTTGACGCTCTCCGAGATGCGGGCGACAGGCTCATTTCGGAAAACCAGTCGCTTATGGAGTGCGGCTGGCAGGAGTTCTCGATAGGGGACAGGGTTTACTTCGGGAGAAGCACGGACAACGGCTATTCGCTCGACAGGGGTACTGTCGTGAGCATTGCCCGACACGAGACGAGGATGTGGCAGAACCCCAACCGAAGGAACAGGGATGAGAACGCATACGACATACGCAGGTACAACATACTTACGGTGGAAACCGCCAACGGCAAGTTTGAGATAGACAGCACTTATGTCTATAAGGACAAGACCGAAGCGGTGCTCGTGCTTATGAACAATATCCTCCACAACCACTCGGAGATAAAGTGATGGACGCACCCGACGCATACGGCATCATTGTCGGCTCTCCCGCTGTCAGCGAGAAGTGGGGGAGGCACATTACATTCAGGCTTATGGAGGATGGCGGAAGGGGCGTGAAGTTTCTTCCCGACGCTGGGGGGCAAGGCGTGAACTATATACACTTCTATGTACCGAAGGGCGGGTGTATTTCCGAAAGCGAACTCGGCAGGCTCTTGCAAAGCGTGGCTGGATATGTGCCTTCTGGCGGAATTGTCACTTCGCGTGGCGGGTGTACGCCCGGTGGACTTTGCGCCATAAAGCGTCTTGTGAAGTACGGCTTCGAGAAAATCGGGGAATACACTGGGTACGACCTCGACTGGTCTGAACCCCTCATCGACAGGGCTAAATATATTCGTTTCGTGAACAATCCGAAACATTACGGAGACTACCACCTGCTTGACGAGCGTGAGCAACGCCAGATGAAGAACACAGTTCCGATAATATGGATTTTGAGGAAGATATGATATGAAAGGCACTCGCTTGAGTGCCTTTTTTTGTATGCGGTGCTTTGCTGTCCGCCGAAATGCCCGTTCGACGAGGCGTATAAATAATCCGAAACCAAAACATATAAGTTATGTCTGAAAAGAAGGGCAACATATTGTTCGTGTGCTGCGCCGATGATACGGCTCGCGAGAACTATATTGCGGAGAACTGCTCCGATATGGTGGCAGTCCCGTTCACCGACGGTGACTATCACCTGTGCTCCAACATACTTGTTATGAACCCAGAGTACAAGCGGACATTCAAGGATGTCCTCCGCAGTCCGAGCGATATGGTCGTAAGCACCCCGATTATAGATGTCAACATACTCGACGGGCTTTTCCTGAAGAGGGTTCTCAAAGGCTCTCACAGGTGCAGTGCGGTGGTCATATTCCCGCAGTCCGACATACCTTCGGATGTGCTGTCGAAGTACCGCCCGCCTTTCGTCGGGAACGAATTTGCGGAAATCAGGTATGTGTGCCAGCAGGCGGGCGACGGGTATGACTTCTGCAACGCCAAGTACGAGAGGGCTGTCGGACTTATCGGGGAGTACAATGACGACGATATGCTTCGGCTGGTCAACGACTGCGTGTTTCGGGTGGCTTCCGTTCGGAACGCTGGGGCTGCTGCGTATTCCGTAGCCCCGTATCTCGTCAATACCCGCTCGGCTTGTATGAAGGATGTGATATTCGCGCAGGGCATCGTCTATTCGCTTCGGCTTTCGAGGTCGAGGGACAGCGAGATTGCGTTGCAGAGGATAAGGGACAGCATAGGGGTTCGGGCTTACAACGCCTTCGCCCTGCTCAAAATAATTTACTCGGAACTCTGAAAATGTTTTTATTTTCCTATATATTAGCAATAGATAGGAAAGAAAGGATTGGAGACAGGTATGAATATATTTGTAACATCGGACTTGTGGTTCTACCGCCACAACATAATAGGCATATTCAAGCGTCCGTTCGAGGACATCGCCCATATGAACGAGGCACTCGTGGAGAGGTGGAACTGCGTGGTCGGGGAGGACGACATAGTGTTCGTCCTCGGAGGCTTCAACTACGACAGCACGAAGTACGAGAGCCTGCTCAACTGCCTGCGCGGAAGGATAGTGCTCGTCCCTACGGCTACGGACACCCTCGTCGCCCAGCAGAATATGAACTTTATGCGCTTCACATACTCCGACATATTGTCGCCCCTGCTCAACCGCTTTGACGATGTTCCGTCAGGCGACACGCTGAAGGCACTCGAAGGTATGTGCATAAGGTTCGCCATAGAGGAGAGTTCAAAGAAACGCAAGATTTCGAGGGAGTCGCTCTCGAACCAGTTGTACGGTATGGTGCTTCGGCAGATGATTGGCTCGGACGAGGTGAACATAGAACTTGCGGATATGCTCGTCGAACTCTGTAGCGCGATAGTGTACGGGGAGGGTAATGTGAAGTCCCTCGTGGATATGCTCTCGGACAGGGTGAAGGACAAGTTTGCGGGACGCTCGGTGGGCGATACCGACATAACGCAGAAGGTTCTCGACAGGGTGAATGTGGAAAGCCCAGTCAAATACTGGGACAGGCTCGTTTCGAGCGAGGACTCGTTCACGATGAGCGAGAAGAACATAATAGAGATACCGACGGAGGGTGTCGTGTTGAGCGCATACCCCCTGCTCGACTGGAACGGGAAGGCTCACGGCACTCTGAACATACACGGTGGCACGGTGAAGTCGAACCTGTACGAAGGGCGTTTCAATGTCCGCACCGACCTGTGCGACTTCTCGCCAGTGTCGTTGCAGTCGGTAATAGACCTCAACTTGATAGTGAAAGGATACTCGGATGATAAGGAAACTGATAAGGGAAATAAAGACGCATAGGGTTGTGCGCAAGATTTTCAAGGACAAGGACAACCTTGCCCGCCTTCACGAACTCGGTTTCGACATAGACTGGGTTGGAAGGATATACGGGGTGATAGCGGTGGACACGGAGATACTCTACCTCCCAGAGAGGAACTGGCAGGAGCAGTATGACAAGATGGCTGCCGTTGACACATACATAAAGGATAAACTCGTAAGGCTCGTGAAGTTCTTCAACGAACTCCAGATTTCAAACCTGCTCATATATCCAGAGCAGTACGAGCAGTTCGACGGGACTAACGACTTCCTCGTGGTGCTTGAGCCAGAGCACAGTTTCTACTCACCGAAGAGGCTCGTCGTGTTCCTGTGCATACTCGGAGGTCTTGTACTCGGTGCGGGCATAACTGCGCTTATACTGGTTTAGGCTATGGAGAAGGTAAGCGTAAGGTTCATATCGGATGTCATCGACGGGGACGAGGTGGTGTTCTCCGCAGGCGACACTGCTGTTATGCTCGGCGTTATGCTTGACGCTCGCGGCGTGCCGTGCGGTGCTACGGTTGACGGCAACGGGGAGGTGAGGCTCGTGCCGACAGGCATATTCAGGGTGCTTGGGTGCGGTAAGCCGAATGTTGTGAATATGATTAACGGATAGTCGGAAATGTCGGAATACAGGCTGTATAACGGGGACTGCCTCGAAGTGATGGGTGGCTTGCCAGACAGGTCGGTTGACTGCGTGGTGTGCGACCTCCCGTATTTCGGGGTGGTGGAGTTCGACTTCGACAACCAGTGGGCTTCGCTGGACGAATATCTCGGCTGGGTGGAAATGTTGGTAGCCGAGTACGCTCGGCTCGCGAAGGACAACGCCAATGTGTTCCTCTTTACATCACGGCAGTACAACAGGCATATCTGCGCCCTGCTCGACAGGTACTTCGACGAGAGGCGCATAATAGTCTGGTGCAGGAAGCGGGGCTTCAACACCACGAGGGGGCACGCCCTTGCAAGCGGGTACGAGCCGATATGCTACTATTCGAGGGGCGAAGCCGTGTTCAACAACCTGAAGATAAAGCCCGACACCAAGAGGAAGGAGTACACCGAAGGTATGCTTCGAGACGGGATATGCCTCTCGGATGTCTGGTCTGACATTCCAGCCCTGCCCCACAACTCGAAGGAAAGGACATCTCACCCGACACAGAAGCCGATTGCCCTTATGGAGAGGATAGTGCTTCTCGGAAGCAACGAGGGTGATACGGTGCTCGACAACTGTATGGGAAGCGGAAGCACGGGCGTAGCCTGCGTGAACACTGGTCGGAATTTCATCGGCATAGAGGTTGACAGGCACTACTTCGGGGTTGCCGAGCAGAGGATAAGGGAGAGCGAGAGGAAATGCACCGAAGAGCAGAACAGGAGGAAACTATGGTAGGGAATGTGGTCGAAGCGGAATATGACGGCGTTGATGTTATCGATGTGAAGTATGACGGGGAGAATGACCGTGTGGATATGTTCGTATTTCCCCGCGTGGAGAGCCTGACAATCGAGGCTGTAATTAAGAGAGAGGAATAGTTATGGGAACGAAGGGAATACTCGGACAGGTGCAGTTGAACGACCTTGTGGTCGTTGCCGACGCTGGCGTGGTGAGGGTTGATGCCGTGCATAGGAGGAAACTCGGCTACCACAGGCGGGAGACCGTTATGGCTTGGGCTTGGGCTGACACCGTTTCGGCACTGCCGATAGACGAGAAGTTTATGGACGCTAACTTCTGGGAGAGGATTTCGGAGAGCGTCTATTCGGATGGGAACGACGGGGCGGAAGTCCTTGCGATGTGGTGGAGCGAACTCTGCGGGTGCGAGTTCCAACTCCTGTCTGGCGGGAAGTTGAGGATATTCGACCACTGCGGTACGCCAGCCTATGAGTGTTCGGAAGTCCATAGGCTACAGAACTGGCTTCGGGACAGGGGGGTTGTCAAGTTCGCCAACTCTATGGTAGCGGAGAAACAGAATGCGTTGTAGATAGCCTATATATTGCGTACTGATAAAAAGAAAACGGCTGGTCTTGTGCCAGCCGTTCGTGTATCTTGTCCTATCGGATTTCCCTTACTGTTCCGTTCTTCACGGAGTATGTCCCGACTGGCGTGAGTTCACGGCTTCTTAACACTCCTGTGTCGGTCTTGTACTTCCGTCCGTCCGAGAGTTCAAGGCAGTATGCGTACCAGCGTCCCTCGTATGTCCCGTCGGGGAGTTCGGATATGTGGTGTCCGAGACCGTTCCCGGACTCTGCCACTTCGGTTGCATCCCCGTTCCTCACCTCATAGTTCTTGAAACTTGACCACCGCCTGCTCTGGCGTATGCCGTACGGCAGTGAGAACTTCCGTCCGTCCGCGAGTTCAAACACCCAGTCGTATATGATTGCCCTGTATGTCCCGTCCTGAAGTTCCGAGAGGGGCGGGTATTCGCTTTCCTCCGTGAAGCCGTCGCAGTCCGCTGGCTTCGCTCCCCTCTTCCACATTGCGAGTTCCGATATTCCTTTCATAGTGCCTTATGATTTGCGTACAAATTCGTATCCGTTTTCCTTGTCCAGCCCTCCTTCGAGGAATGTGCTCCTGACAAACCCCACATAGTGCTTGTATATGCACCGCCTCGTGAACTGGGACTTTATTCCGTTGAAGTCCCTGACGAAATCGGAGAAGTCGCAGTCGTCCGTGTAGCGTATCGAGAAGCAACTCGTATCAAGGGGGTAGAACGGGCTTTCCGTGTCGAGCCAGCCCTCCGCGATGACCTTGAGGTTGTACGGTCTGGAACACATCCTGACCACTTCCTCGTCCGTTGCGTCCAGAGTTATGAACCTGCCGTCCACGAAAAGTTGGTAGTCCTTGTGCTCGTTGAGGTCGAATACGGCTTCCTTCGTGAGTTGTATCCTCCGTATCGTGCCGATGTTGTCATCTGGCTCGGACTCCCGCACGAAGATTGTCGTGTCGTCGGAGAGCATATAGTTGCCTCGATTACCGAACCTCATCGAGTCCTCGTTCCATCTGGTATATGCCTCGTTCAGCATTTCATTGTATCTTTTGATGTGTACCATAGTGCTATAAATTGTCAATATATTATATTAGAGGGCACAGGACAACTTGCGTACCACTTCCGCCCCGAATATCTTTCCTATCGTTATGAACATCATATCGTCCATAATGCGTCTTGGTTCGCTGTCATTCGGAAAGTTCCACCCGCCATTACAGAAAGCCTCCACGAAACTCCTGTAATAGACCTCGAACTGCCTCATATCGTCGGAGAACTGCGAGAGGTAGCGGGCAATCTCATATCTTGCTTCCGTGTGGTAGTTTTCCGATGTCATATTGGCGAGCCATACGAGCAGGTCTTCATTGATGCTAATCCTTACTTTCCGATGCAGGGATTTCCCTACATTTTCAAGCCCGCCAGTTGCGTCCTTCGTACCGCCGTGATAGTTGGCGAGCCTGCGCTCGATGTTTTCCTTGTACCTGTTCCAAGAACTGTCCCCGCGCTCGATTGCTATTTCGGGGTATTCTTGGCTGAAATAACCAGCAAGGTCGGTGCGTTCGCTTTCGTCAATCCTCCTGATGTGTATCATAATGTCCTGTGTTCCTATTATGAATTATTTATATCTTATAATGTCGCGGGGTCTGGAAGCCCCTTGAGCGCATTGTGTATCTCCGAATATATGTAGTGGTATCTTCGGAAGCCTCTGTCCTCGCTTCCCTGATACAATATGTAGCAGTGGTCGTCAACGACTATATGGGCTATCCCTCCCGCGTTGTCTCGGAGCGATACTACGGAAGTCCATTCGATGCCGTCCGCGTCGGTGAACCTTATCCCGCGACCGTATTCCTTGTAACCGCCGTCTGTGTATTCCTTGTATTTCTTTATTTTCATACAGTTACAGATTGTCAATATGTTATGAATTATTTATATCCTTGCTCATCTCTGGCGAAAACCTCTCCGCGAGGAACTTCCTCGACTCTTCTGTCAGGAACGACAGCAGGTATGCGAACGGCTCGTCGTTGTCGGTGTCGTGCTTCGCCCCTATGCAGTTCCAGATGTTGTTCGCCCCGTGGTAGCACTCGTGCATTATAGTGCCGAACTCGAAGTCGCTGTTGTAGTGTATGAGCAACTTGTGGTCGCAATAGACCGTAAGCCCGTCGCTTGACGAGTATTCCTCTATCGTCTTCTTCCAGTCTCCGTCGTGGAATATGCTCTCATATTCCTCTTCCGTTGTGCAGTATCCGAGCCAGATGCTCACGGGGTACAGCGTGTCAATCTTCTTAATCATCGCCTTTCGGTTTTAGGGTTGGTGTACGGGTTATTTATAGGGGTGCTACAGTTTAATCATATCACCGAACATCCTGTCAATTCTGGGATTAGTCCATTTTATAAAACCTGTCGCTGGGGTGAATGTAAGTTCGCCGAGATATACCGTTCCGTCAACCTCATAGAAGTCCACCCTGACAAAGTGGAAATCCCGCGAGAGTATGCTGGCGTATTCTTTCATCTGTTCAAAATGCTCTGGCTTCCTGTCGAGTTTGTTCGGGTTGTTCGGGTGGTCTAACCTTGATATGTTTTTTATACGCCAGTTCATATCATACCAGTTTATTGAATATGGGGTGTTGCCGTTGCTCCCTATGTTTGCGTTCACGGTACAATAGGTCGGTGTCCCGTCAAAGCACCAGAACTTGTAGTCTATCGGGTTGCCGATGTGTGTTTCGGAGAAACAACGTCTTTGTATGTTCAGATAGTGTATCTCCACCGACTTGTCCCCGAACGGGGTATCCAGCCATTGCTGTAACTTTTGCTTGCAGTCATTCGGGTTTGCTTTGGCTTTATCGTTTACGACAATGTTCATATTCCACCCGTGATTGCATTTCAGCACGAACTTGTCGGGGAGTTCTGCTATGCCGACATTATCGGGGCTGTCATAAATTCTTATGATTGGTACACAGATGTCCTTGCCGAGTTTTTCCATTGAATATTCGTGTACTCGGATTTTGTCCGCGCACCTTGCACGCAGGTCTATGTCATCATTGAGTTGAAGCCACGCCATCTTTTCGCACCAAGTATGCGGGTTGTCTATGCTGAAGTTCTGAAATCCCCGCGCTGATGCTTTCTGTAATAGTTTTTGTTTTGTAATATTACTTTCCATATCCAAAATCATTCTTTAAATCCAATGAAACGATAACATCGGACAAGTGCAATGGTTTGTGTTCTTCTTCCAGTTTTATTGTTGTATAAGACTGCGGTTGCCTTGTCCATATAAAACGAGTGGTTTTGTCATCTTTGTCATAGTCGAAGAAATCGGCATCAAGTTCGTGTAGTCCCCAATTCTTATATTCGGCTTCGATTATGTGTTTCCAATTAGGGTGGTTGCCATTATGTTTCTTTGCGACTTCGTGGACTATGAAAGGAAACTCGTTTGTGAAACTGATTTTTGTGGAATATATTATAGAAGCACAGCAGGTGAAGAAACCTGTTGTACCGATGTATGACGGGCTGAACAAATGGGGTTCGTCTTCGCCTTTGATTAGAGTAGCACCGTTCAAAAAGCCGAACATCTTAAAGTTTACCGAACTGTTAATCGACTGCTTTATTATCTTTAAATTGTCCTTATGGAAAAAGTCGTCATAGTCCGATACCGTACTAATGATATAGTCATAGTTATTTAAGGATGATTTTATATCGGCGATGATACCGTCATAGGTGAACACTTTAACTTTTATCGGAAACGATAAGGACTTTACATATTCTACATTTCGCGGATTTGTTATGATGGCACATTCGTAATCATCATCTGTTTGATTTTTTAGCGTGCTTATAAAACCGTTCATAAGAACATTTGTAACATTCTTCTTGTAACCGTCATCAAATATTCTGCCGTTACCAAAGAAATCGAAAAGTAAAAATCGTGTTGATACCAAATGTCGTATTTTCATATTTGTATATGTATAAACTACATTTCATCTTTGGTTTTTGGCTGCCATTTGTCTATGCCTATCTGTGACCACAATCGTTTTGCTTCATTCTCAACTCCAACTATTTTGATGCCATTGAAAAAGTTTCTCTCCTTTTCACGCATACCATTCTTATAGAACCGTTTGTTTTCATTCCATAGTGAATCTGTTTGGCTGTCTTTTATGGCAGGATAATCACTATTGTCCCAGTCGTGCAAGGCATTTATTTTGATGTGGTGTTTCATTAGGTAAGGTCTCAACCATCCCTCATCGCATTTGGTAACATACTTGTCGCGTAATTCTGACTTTTCATAAGCATCAAACGGATAGATGAAAGGTGGGAAGCAGTTTCGCCCTCCCATATATGCGTTGTATTCAGATGGTGTTTTTGCTATTTTGGATTTTATGACTTCGTTCCCGACATATTTTACGGATGTTGTGCTATAAACAGTAATACAGTCTGTATGTAGTTTTGCCTGTGTTATTAGTTCATTGACAATGTTCGGCTTATATAGAGTATCATCATCCAGTTCAATGTTATAGCAATAGTTGTAGTATTTAAAACATTGTTGCTTTTTGTGTCCATATATGTTTTTTGGTATCCATTTTATGCAACTTAATAGACCATCGTTTAAGCATTTAATGATGTGTTCGGGTAGATTGTCCTTGTCATATTCATCAGATGAGAGCCATAATATTATTCGGTCTGGCTTGCGTGTTTGTTTTGTTAAATTTGATAGCATTACTGGAAGGCAGTGGTCGCGTTTTTTCCAAGTTGTAATATTGATATGCACGGGTGCATTTTTATAGAACTCTTGTGCATATATTTCAGAATTTCGTTTAAGTCTTTCCTGTGGTGTGCTCTTTTGCTTATATGTATCGCTTAATGCGGGTGTTCCATTTTTGGTCATAGTGAACGGGAATCCCTTGTTCATAAATCGTTGTTTCAAGTGGCATTTGTCGATTATGAATTGAAAGAACATATCGTCCTCATTGGTATTGACTATGTTTTCGTTTATGACACCATATAGGTCATCAAAATATATCGGGTTGTATAATGTTGCCGCCCCACAGTTTGTAACCATTTTATCGTGCCTGTATGAAATAGTAGCAACGGATTTGTCCTTGCACCATTCTTGATACAATTCATCTGCATAGTTTCTTGTGTATGCCACATCATCATCCGCACTTATGATTGGTACATTTCCATATTTTTCTATTGTTGGTAATACTTTTTTGAATGCCTTGTAGTTCTCATTTACCCATAATATTTCAAGACCCTTTGTATCCACCAGAGTTAATATTGATTGTGGCAGTTCCTTTTCTTGGTTTGGAAATTCTTTTTTTGATAAAACGAGTACAATGTGATAGTTAGGGCACATTTTAAATAGAGATTCGATGCTTTTGTGCGCAATACCTATTCGTGCTTTCCAAGATGTCAGGCTGATAATCGCATTTAGTGTAATTGCTTTATATTTAGTAGTTGAGCATTCGATTATCTTGTCTTGTCTTGATTTCTCCACTACGAATTTATTGAGTGTTTTGCGCAGTTCTGATTGCATATTTGTATCCGTGTTATGCTCAAGTGAGTTATCTCTGACCCTTCTGTTGTAAAATACATTGTCATCGGTCAATGATTTAGTGTCTGTTCCTATTCTATGCAGGAAGTCATAGTCTGCGCTAATTCTCCATTTTCGATACCCTCCATATTCGTTCCATATTTCGTGTCTTACGAAATGGACACCGCACGCTATACCTTGATTGTTTTTCTTACCGAAGTTATGATAGAATACTCTAAATACATCAATCTGCTTGCCTTGTTGTTTATTATAGAATTTTTCAATCATATCTTTCGGCATCACATCGTCACTGTCGAAGCGCAACAGCCACTTGTACTTCGCCTCCTTCATTATCGTGTTGCAGGTGACATAAGTGCCGACATTCTCGTCCATCATAAACACGCGCAGGTTTCTGTACTTGTGCATTATGCTCCTGACTTTTTCGAGCGTCTTTTCGCATCCGTCTATGCCGAGCAGGACTTCCCAGTTGCTGTGGCTCTTGAACCAAGTCTGCGCCTCCACGCTGTCGAGGCACTCCTCTATGTAGTCCTGTGTCTGGTATGCGCTTATGCACACGCTCACGCCTTCGGGGTATTCGCCGACCTGTGCTGGCGCGGACTGTACGGTGGCTGACTTCGCCGTCTTCGCTTCGGGCTTCGGCTCTTGTTCCGCCACCGCCTTCAGTGCTTCGGCTTGCTTCTGCGGGAGCACCTTCACGGTGTCCTTCAGCATCCCGTCCAGCACGACCGTTTCGGGCTTCCTGTCTATGTGGACTTCGAGTGCGCCAGCGTTGGACTTCGCTACGGTGGCGACATCAATGCCGACAATTTCCGCCACATACCTGTCCTTCTCCTCCGTGTGCTCGTTGAAGTTGAAGAAGAAGCCCACCGTGAGCCTCCGAGCATCGTCCTTCTTCCCCCGCTTGTTCCTGAAATACTCCTCCGCAGACTTCGTTATGTAGTGGTCAACCCAAGCGCAGTCATACGCCACGCCACCCCTCGTGTATGTTGACTGGGAGTAGTTTATCCTCTTCCCGTTGCAGTCGATTATGTTGGAGAGGTGGTTGGAGAAGTGGACATTTATCATCTTGAACTCCTCCCTCCTCGTCGAGAAGAGCATCTTATAGAAGTACCTCCCGTCCTTCGGCTCTACGACCTGCGGGAAACGCTCCCTCACTGGCTTGTCCTCGTAGTGCAGGTTTCCGCTGTCGGAGTGGCACTTCCAGTAGAGCCTCGTCCCCTCCGCGTTCCTTACCACGCGGGCTATGTAGTCCTTCAGCCCGTTGAAGTCGTCCGACACATTGAGGAACTCGTCGCAGTCCAAGAAGGCGAAGTGTGTGAAGTCGCCCCTGTGCGCCCTGTACCACTCGTTGTAGCACTTGAGTTGTATCTCGACATTCCTCTGCAATGCGTTGCGGTATCGGTTGTTGATATGGACATAGGGCAGGTCGCCCACCGCCTCGTCTATCCTTTCCCCGACAAGGTTGTTGTCATATATGTAGATTTCATCGAAGCCTATGCCCCTGTGCCATTCGCACCATTCTCGGATGTACCTGTTCTCGCCCTTCGCTATGCAGACGAGTGCTGTCCTTATTTCCATATAAGAGTGTGTTTTGTAGTCATTTATATATTATTTATATATAGTCCTGCGGTTTATAGTATCGGTATTCGGCTGTCCTCCGTCACGAACTTGTACTCCCAGCCCCTCTGCTTGCAGAACATCTCGCACGCCCTTGCCTTCTCGGTGTTGCGCACGAAGGTCTCCGCCTCATACTTGAAGCGTTTCAGGGACTTCTCCGTGACGCGCTTCGGCTGTTCGGGCTTCGTCAGGTACTTCTTCGGCTTGACTTCGAGGACATAGTGCTTGGTGTTCCCCTCGCCGTCCGTCCTCTCGAAGTAGAAGTCTGGGAAATACTCGTGGTACTTCTGGTCGAGGGAACTGAAATACTTTACCGATATGCACTCGCTCCCCCACCTCTTCACCTCTGGGGAGAGGTCGAGCAACTTGCATACGCGGAGTTCCCACGAACTCCTGTATATTATCGGGTAGCCCCCGCAGTATTTCTCCCTGTTGACTGGGGCGTAGTAGCCCTGACTGTATTTGAGCGACTCGCTCTGCGAGTGCGGTTTGAGTGCCTTTATGTCCATAAGTCCCTGTCCTTTGCTGTACTCTATATTTATAATTCGGCTTCCGCCGTCGGTTTCCCGACATTTATAAATAATGTATATATAGTATCTTATAGCCGAATGAACTTTTCCGCGCATACATACGAAGTGATACTCGACCTCGCAGACAGGTTCGGGAAGTTCGGCTTCGATATGACGGATGTGCGCATAGCCTATGTGCGCCCAGACGGTATGTCGAACTTCCGTTCATTCACAGACCGAGAGGCACTTGCCGAATACTTCGGGGACACCGTTTCGACTGGTGCTTTCACGAAGGAGAACGGCGGGTACTGGAAACTCTGCGACTGCACCCTTACCCGCACGCTTCGGTTTCTCCCGCGCATATCGTTTCGGGTGACCGATGCCTGCGGGAAAAGGAGGAGGATTTCGGAACGCTCCGTAGTTCGTCCGACCGCCACCGTTACGAGGGAGGCTGATGCGAGCCGTGTTCTCGGAGTGGTCGAGCGCACGCTCGACAGGTATTGCGCGATAGTCGGGGAGGCGGAGAGGCGCACAGCCGAAGGTGTTTTCGGAGACCTGTGCTTCGGCGACTGGTACTGGAAGGAAATCCATAGATTATGAATATTTGATTGCTGGCTTATGAAAAGGACGCTTACGGTAGATGCGAATATTACGATTGATGACCAATATGCGGGAACAAGGAACATTGTTATCCGTATGAAAGGCGATGTCGGCGAGGACAGGGTTGTCGAGGAACACACTGGCGGGAGTTACTACCCAGTGGCACTTACGGAGAACTGGGCTACGGTAAACGGGGAACTGCTACCGAACCCGTTTGAACTCGACCCGCAGATGTTATATCTTTCGGAGAGGGACACGACGGACGCGGACAAAGTGTTCCTTATAATTCGCACAAAGGACGAGGAAGAAGGCGAGGTGGCGTATCGGTGGGTTGCGTTTTCGCTCTACGAATATGCGCGTAAATCGGGAATATCCCCAGATATATGGGTGATAGCCAACACAGCAAGCGTCCCAGTTGCGGACAGCCTTACGGAGAAGATAGCATACAGGGGAGAGAAGGGGCGCGAACTCACGGTGGCGGAGATTGACGAGAACTTCCGCAAGGTCGCTAACCCGTGGAACTCCAAGCGTGCATACCGTTCGCAGGACATAGTGTACGAGTATGACGACGATACCCAGACCTGCGGCTGGTATATGTACTATAACATAAACAGGGACGGTACTTCACTTATAGGCGTGCGCCCTTCGGAGTACGACAACATTCCTGCCGATATGTGGATACCCATTGGTGGCAGGGGCAACGGCGGTGGAAGTTCCGAAGGTGACTGTGTGTATCATATAGACGGCAATATGGTATGGCTCGGAGGCTTAAATGCCGAGAAGATGTCATCGGGGCTTACGAAATTTGACGGTCAGTCGCAAGATGACGAAAATGAAGGTGGCGGACTGCTTGGACGGTCGGCTTCCTCGCCTATGTATGAACTCACAATATCCACAAGCGGAGAGGATATAGTTTCGGCACTTGACGATGCGGCTGTGTCCGCTGGCGAATGGGGAAAGGGAGTTGTCCTTGACATTGATGTCACGCTTCCGAAAGGTGAGCCTGTCGGGAGATACACGCTACAACTCATATCTGACGATATGGGGCGCAGGAACGACGGGATAAGGAGGGCTTGCTTCGGTGCGTTCGTCCGCACCGACAATATATCTTCCTCCGATGGCATCAGTGAATTTGAAACCATTGACAAGGAGACTTTTGAGAACAACGGTGGCGTATCGTCCGATGATGTTACGCACAAAGGCTACGAAACCATTACTGGTATTTCGGACGATGACGACACCTCCGACAATGGCGATACTGGCGGGGACGGCGATACGAATGACGGAGGCGATGTCGGGCTTGGCTCGTCCGCACCCGTTTCAAGCCAGAATGTTGCCACCCCGAAATCCATTTCTGGCGTGTATGTGCTCGTTACGATATACATCGCCACGATACAATCACCGTATCCTGTGGGCGCGGATATGTATATGGTCGATGCAAAGGGCAAGAAAGGCGACAAGGGCGACAAGGGCGACAAGGGCGACAAGGGCGACAGTGGCACTGGCGTTCCCGCGTTGAAGCAAAATGAATATGAATATGTGGCTTATAAGTGTTTTCCTATAGGTGACGGGCGCGGAAACGGCATAGAGTTTACATTTGGCACTGGCGCAAATTATGAGGATTTTTCCAATGAACATCTTTCGCCCGCAACAGTTAATGCGGTAATGTGCATCAAGTCCGCAGAGCCAGCGTGGAGCAGTGTAATGCAGACACCGACGCTTTCTATCGACCAGTCGAACAGGGGGATTGTAACCGTATATCCCGTTGGCGGGACGATTGCAGATGATTATGTTGCGAGGGTGTGCCTGTATCTATATAAGGATGACTACGGCTACTACGATGCGCTTTTTACTTTTGAACTATTTGAAGGTTTTCCAAATACATAAGGCGATAACTAATGGTAACACAGGAAGGTAACGGCATATATGTTTCTCACATCGACGATGTGTATGCGGACGGGGTGGAGTTCACCCTTTCCATTTCATTGAACGGGTGCTATGATGTTTCTCGGCACTTGGACGACTTTTCGCCAGACGACAACGCTGGCAACTACAGGAAGGGTGTCCTGCTCAACTATGTCGGTTTTCAGGTGCTTCGGCACGAGGGGGCTAACGCCACTCTGATGAACAACCCTTCTGGCTGGGTTGATGTGACCGCTTGGGCGGTTGGAAGTTCGGTCGGTTCAGACTGCCTTGCCGACAAGTACGGGAACGGGGACATAAGTATCAGGGTCGGCGGGCACGCATACACCCCGTTGACACCCGAAGCACTTTTCACGAAGTATTCGGCGGACGACGAGCCTTACAGTTACTGGTACAACGGGGTTTCGGAAGTTCATACCGACATAGAGTATGCCTTCAACTTCGGGAGTTATTTTTCCGCAGGGGACTGGGCTGATGCAGACTTTCGGGAGCACACGCTCGATTGGTTCGGGAATGATGAGGTGAGGGCTTCCCACAGGGGGCTGGATTCCGATGACGACACGAGCGCAACGGTCGAGATAAGGTACAAGTTTCCCGACACATATCCGTATGGCGACTGGCAGGAAGCCGACCAGCATACATACTGCATAATATTCAAGTACCCCGTGTCCGAAAACGAATGGGGTTCGGAAATCTCGTACATACAGCCGTACGACGAGAACAATGTCATAAGTTACAGGACGCAACTTCTGCCGTCGGGAGACTATGCACCGCCTCCGAAATGCCGTCCCGTGGATGATGTAGATGCCGTAATTGCAAGCGGTTCGGCTGATTATAACAGGTATGACCTCTCGATACGCTGCCGAGACGGTATCGACACGACAAATGCGAGTGTCAAGTTCTACCTGCAAGTCGTCAAGGAGAACGCATACAGGATAACCTCATCGTCTGGCGAGGGCGGGAGCATAAGCCCAGTTGAAGGTACGGTCTATGCACCGAAAGGTTCTGACAGGAGATATACGGTAGTTCCAGACGAGGGGCATCGCATAAGCGAGTTCCTTGTTGACGGGCAGGCATCGATGCTTGAGGAGAACAACAACTATACATTCAGGAGAATACTGCGCGACCATACCATATATGCGGAGTTCGAGGACATTTCGGGCAAGCGTCTGCTTGTGGTGAGGTTCGGCGCAAGGAACTACAACACGGGGGATGTGGTCTGGAACAGTGGCTGTACGGTCTATGTCAACGATGTGATAGTCCCCGAAAGCGGAAGCGAGATATATGTGGACGACGGCTCGCGACCAGTCATAACAATCGCGCACGAACTCGGCTATGAGAGTGCGACCGTTACGGAACTTGGCGCGACAAGGGTGGTTACGGGAGATGTCTTGGACGATGATGAATATGTGTATGAACCGATTGAGCATAATTCGGAGTTCACCGTCGTAGTCCATAAGGACAATCCGTTCGTGCTTGAAACACAGGCTATGCCGCCTGAAGGCGGAACGACATCCCCGTTGCGCCGATACTGCTATGCGGGCGAGACCATTCCAATCCACGCAGAGCCGTATGAGGGCTGGAGGTTCGACAGGTGGATATATGGCGATGAACTCGACAGCCCCGACAGGGATACGGAGTTTGTTATGCCGTACCACTCGGTATTGCTTGATGCGCACTTCTCGCGGGAAGCCGTGTTATACAGCATATATTCGATGGTCAACGGAACAGGCGGGACAATAGAGCCTCTTGAAACAATAGCCGTACCAGAAGGCGAAACCCGCGTATATGTGGTTACGCCAGACGAAGGCTATGTGGTGGACAGTGTTATCGTTGACACTGCTCCGCAGACGCTTGTGGACAATACATATACATTCGAGAATGTCCAGAGCAACCACACGATTATAGTTTCATTCGCGGAAGCACCAGAACCGCCAGCGAATACGGTTACATTCCATTGCTTCGACATAATCGAGGGCGAGGCTGTCATCTTGGACGGCAATCCGAGGGGCGAGGTTGTTCAGGACGGCACGAGCCTTGCCTTTGGTGTCGCCTACCCGCTTGCAAGCGGTGATGCGTTCAAGTTCATACCTTTGTCTGGGTTGTTCATAACAGAACTTCATCTCGGAAGCGTTGACGGGGAGAGCATAATGGGAAGCCTTGTCCCAGACAGGACATACATCTTCGGTGAGGTTGACGGGGACAAGGAGGTCTATGTCCGCTTCAACAAGGACGGCGCGATTGATGTCGCGACGCTTGAATATCCGACGGGCGCGGGTGAAACGACAGGAAGCGGTCAGTATTCGTACAGCGAGACCGTCGAGGTGTCCGCTACACCCAACGGGAACTATGAGTTCCTCAACTGGACGAAGGACGGAGAGGTTGTTTGTACAGAGCGGGCATATTCGTTTGATGTCTATGAGAGCGTAACGCTCATAGCCAACTTCGCCTCGACACTGCCGAGATATTCGGTGGGAGTGACCGCAAGCCCTGCGGGTGGCGGGACTGCAACTGGCGGTGGCGAGTATGACGAGGGAAGCCTTGTGACGCTTGTCGCTACGGCTAACAGCGGATACATCTTCACTGGGTGGAGCGACGGCAATACGGACAGCACCCGCATAATAACGGTTACAGCCGATGCGACCTATGTCGCGAACTTCGTGGCTGAACGCAGGATAACGGTGGTCGCCACTGGCAACTCTTCGGTTGACATAGACGGCACGCAACTTTTGGCAGGGGACTTTATAGTTGTTCCTGACGGCTCGTCCCCAGTCCTGACGGTCGCCCCGCAGTACGGGTTTGAAGTTTCATCGGTGTATGTTGACAGCACGGAGGTTGCACTCGTTGACGGGCATTACACATTCGGTTTAATATCGGCAGACCATACGGTCAAGGTCATAACGAAGATTACACCGTCGTACTTGGTCAAGGTTCAGTGTGACCCGGACAAGGGTACGGTGTCTGGCGGAGGTACTTATATGAGGGGCGTTCAGGTTACGGTCAACGCGCAGGCTAACGAGAACTATGCGTTCGTCAACTGGACTGAAAACGGAACTGCCGTTTCGACCGATGCCGAATATACATTCACTATGCCAGACGACAACAGGATTCTTACTGCGCATTTCATATCCACGATACCGAGATATGCAATAGGCGTTTCGGCAACTGTTGGCGGTACTGCAAGCGGTGGCGGGGAATATGACGAGGGAAGCCTCGTAACGATAGCGGCGGAAGCCAGTGAGGGCTACCATTTTGTCGGCTGGGTTGACGGGAACGGTGAACCAGTATCGGCAGACACGACATATTCGTTCACTGCGGACAGCGATATGGTATTTGTCGCGCAGTTCGACATAAACCAGTACACGATAAATGTCGGCGTATCATCGATGCGAGACTTTGAGGGTGCGGTGGGATGCGATGATATTCCTACGCATTCTGGTGACTTCCAAGTCAACGGTGTCCAGCACGGTTCTGCACCCGTGTTCTATATCAAGGAAAACCCGAACGGGGGCATAGAGAGCGTGGTCGTTGACAAGACACTTGCTACGGAGCGCGTAGTGACTGGCGAACTCGTTGCCACGCAATATCAGAACCAATATACATATACGCTTCCGCCAGTCACAGCGAACTGTTCCGTTGATATTCGTTTCAACAAGAACGGGGCGTTGCGTATTCCGTTGAGCATAGTGCCGTCTGGCGCGGGCGCGGTGACGGCAAACGGTCAGCCTGTATCCGCTGGTATGCTGTATTCGTATGAGGGGCAGGCTGTCGAGTTCCACGCGGTTCCTTCGGCTGGCTATTCCTTTGGGGGCTGGAGCATTGACGGGGTGCAGGTGTCCACCGATGCCGATATGACATATGCGCAGGACGACAGGGAGCATATCATCGAGGCTGTGTTCACATAAAAAAATTTTAAATATTTCTGAACTTTATAAATTTTTCCAATATATTGCTTATAAATAACAAGGAAAAAGGAAACTCGGATGAGAACATTTTTAGTGATAGACGGACACAACTTCATTTATCGGAGTCTTTTCGGGATGCCGAAGCCGAGCAAGGGCAAGTATCTCGAAAAGAAGCAGGACAGGGCTTTCTTCAACAAGCAGTTGATAATACAGACGATGGCACTTCTCCACGGATGGAAGACTGTCGCGGACGGTATGGTGTTCGTATGGGACTTCGGCACTTGGAGGAAGGAACTGGCAGCAAGGGAATACGCTGGTGTCATCGACTACAAGGGCAACAGGAAGGAGACCGAGCAGAAGGTTGACAAGGTTCGTTTCGGAGAGTGCATAGCCGAGTTCAAGAAGTGGCTCGACCTGTGCAGGATTGCGCAGTGCGAACTGCCCGGTGCGGAGGGCGACGACTGGATATGCTCCCTTGCGAGACGCTTCAACGGAATGGGAGACAGCGTAATCATATACAGCACAGACCACGACTTGCACCAACTCATAACCGACGGGGTTATGGAACTTGCGCCAGCGGGCGAAAGGAACTTCACCCTCTTTGCAACGGAATCCGACTGCGGAAGGCTTACGGAGAAGGAGGGCGGTGACATAATAGAGCGTATGCTCGGAGGCGGTTCTATGAAGATAGACGCTCTCAAACTCCTGCTCAACGAACTGCGTGTAGCGAACAGGCTGAAGATAGAGCCTGTCAAAGCGCAGGGGGCACTTTTCGACAAGATAATAAGCGGTGACACTTCGGACAACATACCGAGCGTATGCACATTCGCCAAGACCACCAAGCGTCACGGCGAGGATGTACAGACGACATACGGGCTTACAGCGAAGATGAGCAAGGGGATACTTGAAAGGTTTGACGGCAAGACGGGTATCTCGGAGATAAACACATCCTGCTATTTCAACGACGAGTTGAAGTCCGTCCTGTGCGAGTGCATACTTGAAGTCGCCAAGCAGAAACTGAAGGATACAAAGACGCAGACCTGCTATGGCGGGACATTGGACGATGTTAAGCGGAACTTCGACAGGAATATGAAGTTCGTTATGCTCGGATGCGAGGAAGTCCTGCCTCCGCAGATATTCGAGGGGCTGGCAAGGCGTACCGACGAGATTGTGGCGGACGGGGCGTACCTGAACTGGAGCGCAATCGACAACTGGTGGGTTGAGCACGCGCCCGAATACAGCAAGATGGATGTCAACGCTATGCGCAAGATTCTTACGAAGGAGGAGCGCGAAACGGACTGGAGTTTCTTGAAAAAGGACGGGGAGCAGTCGTCAAATAATACGGAAACGAGCGGTGAATTGCCTGTAAACGAGGAAGATAGCCTTGGCATTGTAATAAATGGAAAATTATTCTGAAATTTACGGAAATTCCCTATATATTATAGTCGTATGTTTAAATGAACACAAGAAAGAAGATGGTTTCAAAGAAGGAGTACAGGGCACTTGTCGCGGAGCATTTCCCGAAAATCTGCAAGTTCTACGCGCTTATGGCGCACAGGAACGGGGAAGGCGTATGGAAGGGCGAGTACAAGGCTCGTATGAACGAGCATATCGCAGTCCTGCGGGACAACGATGTGGCGAAGGACTCGAAGTCCAAACTCATAGCCCGCTTCCGCGAGGAGAACGGCTATGATACGGTCGAGAACCTTGCGACCACTCTCGGAGGGGTGCTTTCGGAGCAGGGTATGGAGAACGAGTTTGTTCTCGGCTTGTGCGAGAGCCTTATAAATAATATGGAGACCATTATGTCGAGGATTGAAATAGAACAGGCGTAAAACGATTTTTGAATAGAGTTAATTTTTTAAATAGTGTTAAATTATAAAAGTTTAGTCAAATGGAATTAAAGAAGTTAAATTACGATTCGCTTTTTGGAAGCGAGTTCACAGATGTCAACAAGTCAGTAAGCACGAAGGAGTCGAAGTATTCGGTTGACGAAAATCTCTACCAGCCGAAACTGGAAGATGCAAAGAAGGGCGTATATACGGCACTTATCCGTTTTATCCCGAACCCAATGGACTACAGCAAGTCAATCATCAACAAGACGCAGTATTTCTTCAAGGATGTGGACGGCGAGAACGGTGTCCGCGTGGACAGTCCAGAATCAGTAGGTCAGAGATGCCCTATCGGTCAACTCCGCGCAAAGTTGTGGAACACTGGAATTGCGTCGAACATCGAGATTGCGAAGAAGAACGCAGGCAAGGAGAACAAATACTGGTCGCTCATCTACATATACAAAGACCCGCAGCATCCAGAACTCGAAGGTCAGGTAAAGGTGTTCCGCTTCGGAAAGAAACTCTACGAGAAGTACCTCTTGGCAAGTTCACCGAACGAACTCGAAGGCGAGGAAGGCATTGCGGCTAACCACCTTCTTTTCGGAAAGAACCTCCGCCTTGTCGTCAAGAAGAAGGAGGATTATGTCAACTATGACGACTCGGAGTTCAGCGCGAAGAAGCCTCTGGAAATCGACGGTGTTGCAATCGACAACAGCGACAAGGGGCGCAAGTTGCTCGCCAAGATGTACGCTGGCGCACCAGACCTTTCGGAATATGAGTTCCAGCCGTGGGACGAAACCCAGACCGACAGGGTTCTTACCAACATCAAGACATATGACCGTCTTCTTCCGAACTCGGAGGCAAGCAGGATTGCCACCAAGTCGGTGAACGCGCTCAAGAACAACGGCGGTTCGGACAGCAAGATAGACGAGACCAAAATCGACAGCACGGACTTCTCTGACGAAGTACGCGGTAACGAAACCACTGCCGAGAACGCTGACGCTGGAAAGAAGAGCGATGAGGACTTGCTCAACGAAATCGGTGATGAACTCGACCTCTAATAGATAGGCAATATATTGTATAACACTTAAAACACTTTAAGATGAGTGAAGAAGTAAAGAAAGAAAAGGAACTCCCGAAGAAAAGCGAACTTCTCGAAGAGCAGAAGAAACTTTGGGAACAGTACAACAAGGGCGAGGAGGAACTCTTGAACAAGGAGTTCATCGTAAAAATCGGAACTAAATCCAAGATGAACGCATTGCAGAAGTTCGTCGAGCACGACATACCGAGCAGTTACTACAAGGCACCTGCCGTCATCGCGCTCCACACGAACATAAGGATGCAGAAGCCGTACACCAAAGCACCAGACTGGGACGGAACGATACTGCTCAATTCGATTTCAATCAGGGCATTGTTCGGTGGCTTTCAGGAATGGAAGGGTAACGGAGCGTTCGCAACAAAGGAATTTCTCGAACTCCTGAAGGATGTTGCACCCGAAATCGTAAAGCACATCAAGACAATCAACGAATGTCAGGATGCCAACAACGGGCTTCATATCCGCCTCAATGAAATCGACACGATACTCGACAGCAAGGAGTATATAGACGACTGCCCAGAAGTCGAGGCGAAGAGCGTGATAAAGGTGGAAGAGGAAGAGAAGGAGAAGTTGCAGGAGGAAGTCCAGCCTATTGTAGAATAATTATTTGTCATAATAGTAATTTGTTGTTTGTTTTCGGGGCGGAGTGATACCCAATGTCGCCCGCCCCGTTTTTAATTCCCGCGAAAAATGAGTTATTTTGTTGACACGCCCCTTTCCAGCGACAGGTTGAGGAAGTCGGTCGTACAGGACATAATCCCGCTTCTGCCGAAGCGCATAGACACCGCTTGGGACATATTTTCGGGAGATGCCCTCGCTGGTGTCAACCTAATCCCGTTTTCAAATAATGTGGTGTGCAATGTTATGGACATTGACACCGAGAGGTCTATGCTCCTGATAAGGGACGGAAAGTCGGACATATCCTGTCCGAAGCGCACGCTTGACGCTTACCGCGTGGCTCTCGGAAAGGTGAAACTCGTCCACTTCTCTTGGGAGCATATAGTCCGTGTCGGCTTCGGAGGAAGGGAACTTCCGCTTTCGGCGGGGGACTTCGTGTTCTGCTACGCGCCTCTAATCGGGGAGTATGTGCCAGACAGGTCGGACAACGGCAAGGCACGGCATCCTTTCAGGTGGACGCAGGGGAATATGTCCGAACTGCTTGGGCTTCTCTCGTCCGTCCAGTCGGCTGGTGCTGGCTTCGGTGCAGTGCTTTCGTTCGGTCGTGGCATAAGCCCGAACAGCGATGCTGTCGGCTTCTGTGAAAAGAACGGATATGAATACAGGAGGGTGGGTAGCATCAACAGTTTTTCGAGGGGGACTACGACAGACGACATAGTTTATGTCACTAACCGAAAACCATAGAAGATATGACTGAAAACGAATTTGCCCTGCTCTCCGAAGACCTGAAGCGTCTTGCAGCGAGTATGCCGCTTGAATGGGGGGAGATGCAGAATGACAATATGGACAACCTCACCGACATATTCAGGATAAATTCCTACGGTGAACTTGAGCGTTTCGTAGCACCGTATGCAGACAGCACGAAGGACTACGCCAGACGGAGGTGGTATCTCTACAAGTGCTCCGAATGCGACAAGCACCTTATGGCTAACAACGGCAGTGCAACGCCAGTTTCTCTCGGCGGGAGCAGGAACAGCGGGCATAACATCACGATAGGCGGGTACGACTTCGGTATGTACTGCACGGTTGTGCCGAGACTTTTTGCCGACAACCGCATAGAGAGCCTGCTTGCCCGTCAGGAGGATATAATCGACAGTTACTATGACAGGCAGAGCAAGGAGTCGCGCAACAAGATACAGAACAGGCTCTTCGTCATACACCATTCGCTCATAGACGGTAGCAGGGAGATGGTTTTGCGGAGCGCGTGGAATGCGAAGCGCGTGCTGTACAGGAAGTTCTGCGACAGCATATCCGACATACGCTTCTATGAGACGCACGGGGTTATTGCTGGAACGATATTCCTGATAGAGAGGGAACTCGGCAAGGTCAAGGGTGTAATCTACGGACTTGATAATAAAAATAGCAAAGATAATGAAAGTGATTGTGATAGGCGACATACACGGTCGCAGGAACTGGAAGGAACTTATAGACACGAAGGCTCTGAATGTGTTTGTCGGGGACTATTTTGACCCGTATGACGACATATCGTTCTCGGAGCAGGCGGACAACTTCAAGGAGATTGTTGCGCTCAAGTATTCGCGCCCAGACAACTTCGTGCTGTTATACGGCAACCACGATGCCCACTACTTTATGAGGGGTGAGCGTTCGAGCAGGTACAATGATGCCCACGCGCAGGAGACGAAGGACTTGTTCGAGTCGAGCAAGGCGTTGTTCTACGGGGTTGCATTTGCGCCAGACAACGGGCATCTTATTTCCCACGCTGGCGTTACGAGGCAGTGGGCGTACTTCAGGCTCGGATACAAGGACGGCACTCCCGTCCCGTCACCGAAGGAACTCGAAGTTATGGTGAACAGGCTGTGGAACACCGACAGGGGCGCGTTCTCGTTTATGAACAATGCGCAGGACTGGTACGACTGCTACGGCACATCGAGTTCGCACAGCCCGATTTGGGTGCGTGACGAAACCCTTGTGAACAATGCGATAAACAACGGCTGCGGGTGGATACAGGTCGTGGGGCATACCCAGCACCCGAAGGTCGAAAGATGGCAGGACTGCGTATTCGTTGACTGTCTCGGCTTCTCGACGGATGCCTATGTGTTTGAAACGGAAAGTTTAACTGAAAATACCGATAGCGATGGCAAGGACAACAAGTAAAAAGACGAGCAAGGGCAAGGGGAGCGAAAAGCGTTACCTTGTCGAAGTGAACAGGGAGCAACTGTGGGTTCTCGAAAATATGACGGAGATTATGATGCGCCTCATCTGCGGGCAACTCGACATTGCCCTGACGAACATCTTTATGAAGGCGTATGAAAAGAACTTCCCGACACAGGCGAGGGACGCTGACGGAAAGTTGACGCAGGCGTACTGGGACAAGCGCGATACGCTGACCGTCCATATAAACGAGTTCAGGCGCGAATACTGGAACTGCGTGAGCCAATACTTCGGAGTGAACTATGACAACGAAGCGGACATACTTTATGATATGCATCAGGTCATACGCAAGTTCCGCTACGACCACCTGTTCACCAAGAAGGAGCAGGATGAGATGAAATATACGGTTATGGCTAACACCCCGCTTTCATTCGGGAGCGAGCCTCTCATCCGCATATTCGAGCGTACTGGCTTCGACAAGGACAAGTTCATCGGCGAGGCGGTGAAGTTCGTCAAGACGATAACGGACAAGTGCGACATCATATTCAGGAAGTCTGGCGAGAAGGTCAACGGGAAGATACTCGTGGACGACTTCAAGCGTCTGCTCGGTGAAATCGACTGCGGTGAACTCTCGAAAGCCGATATGGAGGCGAGCGAGGGGAATATAAATAATAAGTAAAATTTAACATTATGTCATATAATTTTTTAGATGATTTGAAAAAGGCGGGTTTCTATGAGATTTTCGGAAACCCGAAGTTCTATGCCGCCTGCAACGGCAACGGCTGTAACTGCCACAGCAACAATGAAAGCAATGAAGCACCAGAACCAGACGACTTCTACGAGGACGGCGGGGACTGGCGTGCGCAGGTGAAGGACGGCGAGTTCTTTCTGCACGCGATAGCGACTGGAAACGAAAAGGAGGACTGCATCGTGAAGGTCAACAAGGACAAGGGCGTGCTTGTCGTCAAGAACAGGATTGACGACGACATACTCAATGACGATGATTTCTGGTTCATACACAGCATAGACATCCGTGTAAGGCTTCCGAAGCACATAGACTACAAGTCGTTCCGCAAGGAGGTCGAGAACGGTGTGCTTATCGTGACGGCTGACATCGTGAAGCCAGCCGAGAAGAAGGATGAGGAGATTACGGTCGAGTAGCCGTGCTTTCCGTGCGATATATAAATAAGTTATATATAAGCATATTTGATATGGTAAGTAGATACGGTGAATTTAAGGATAGCGGGTGCTTTGTTTCAGAGCCGTGCTATATTTCCCAAGTTGTCGAGAACAAGGCGCACGCCATACTTGTCTATTATGACAGGTACGAAACCGCGATGGCTTTCGGGTATGACGATATATCCGAACTTGCATCCGAGTGGAGCAAGAAAGCCCCAGAGATAACCACGAATCGTGGCACAAGGCTGTCGTTTGAAGAAATGTACGGGCGTGAACTGGAGGACATTGATGCCCTTATGACTGGTGAGTCGTATTCGTTTTTGCCCCCCGCTGCGAACGGGCTGGTAAGGAAAAGAATAATCGTTCTTAAAATCAAATGAAGTCGGAAGAATAATATAAGGTCGAGATATGGTACACATTAAACGGTTGGACGAAATGATGACACCGAATGTAACTGGTGGTGTAGCAAATATTGATGAGATTGTCAGGAAATATAATCTCAAATACAATGAAGATACAGGTCGCTATGATTGTAACGGTAATGTAGATGTCGTTAGTGCAAAGGATGATTTGGTTGCAAATGGAAGATTTGTCATTCCGTTTGGTGTCGTTAGCGGAAATTTCTATTGCCAGCACATTCGTCTTGAATCCCTTAATGGTGCGCCAACGGAAGTCGGCGGTACTTTCTACTGCCAGTATAATAGGTTCAGTACGCTCGAAGGTGCACCAAGTAAGGTTGGTAGAGATTTTATCTGTGCATATAATTATTATCTTACATCAATCAAGGGTGCGCCAGCGGAAGTCGGCGGAGATTTTTTTTGTAGCCATTGCAAAATAGAATCGCTCGAAGGCGCACCGAGAAAAGTCGGTGGTGATTTTGAATGTTGCGATAATCATTTGACATCGCTCGAAGGCGCACCGCAGGAAGTGGGCGGTGAATTTGATTGTAGGGGTAATAAACTTATTTCCCTTGATGGTGCACCCGAAAAGGTTGGTAGTATGCTTTCTGATTTTGATTAAGGATTTTTGGCTTATGCGCATATTCAGGTTCATACGGGCTTTGTTCAGGCATATTTTTGCGGGGCGCGAGAATGTATATTTCGCCGAGTACATCGAGAGGCTTCGCACCTGCAACAAGTGCGAGCATATCGACAAGCGCAAATACACCTGCGGTGTCTGCGGTTGCAAGATGGATGTCAAGTGCAAGTGGGCGGACAGCGAGTGTGCGATAGGCAGGTGGAAGGTCGTATCGGACGATAAGCCCGCGAAGACTTCACTCCCGACCTGTTCGGATTGCGCCAAGTATTCCGCCTGTGCGTTGAGTCTCGGCTCTCACGATGTAATATGCGAGAACTATGAGAGTAAATAATATATATCTTATTGTAGGATGGTAAAGAAATTCAGTGAGTTTATAGCCGAGTCGTCGCTTCCAGACTATGAGGCGTTGCCTTACAATCCGAAAGGCACGGGCGAGGACTTCTACAAATATGTGTACGGGCTTTTCCCGAAGGAGTGGAGGACGCTGGAGGAAACGGAGGTCGGCACGATATGGGTGCATAGCGACATAACATCGCCCATAACGAAGAAGGTCATTGTTGATGCCAGCGAGGGCAATGTCTATCATTATTTCAGGAAGGCGAGCGACGGCACTTGGGATGAGTTCGAGAAGCGCGATATGTCGCGCGACAGCAACGAGCCAGTGGAGCACGGTGTCGTTGTCACCAACAATGACATTATGGACGCAAGCGGCAGGTATCTCGGCTTGTACGCGCCAGCATACGACAGGAACGGAAACCTCGTATGCTACCCCACGACAGGGAAGGACAGGAGCGGCTTGTATGTTATGAAGGGCATACGCCCGATATTGTTTTCCGAACTTTGGAACGACTGTGGCGAGGAACTTCGCGCCGAGTCAAACGGCAGGCGGGGTACAGTGTGCCTTTACGATGGGCACGGGCACAAGTGGGTTGCACGCGACTGTGACGAGTTAAGGAGGTTCATATAAAATATATAATGTTGGAATTATGATAAAGAGATTTGAAGACTTTGAAAATATAGATGATGTTACCGCTGGTGCAAAGGTCGTAACCCGCGAAGGGGAACTTAAGGACATACTTCCCGTTCTCGCTGGATGCCTTGACGAGATATCAAGGTTGTCTGGGTGGTTCGGCTCACCAGAGATGGTTGCGAAGTGCAAGGTTGATGGCGATACTGCATATTATGAAATGGAGTCGAAGACCCAATGGGCTAATGACGGTTATCTTTTGCTATATATGATGCCACAGACATTTACTCCGTACCTGCTGTTCGGTTTCTCGGAGAATGATGTCGATTTGCATCATTTGAAAATCAGCGACCTGTCGTTCAGCATCAAGGATGTCGAACACAAGTTTGCGGTCACGAGCAGGATAAGGAGGATTGACCCGACGGATGGTGTCAATAGGTTGATTGCGAAGGTTCGGGTGCATAATTAAACACGGCTACTTGTATTTTTTTTACTTTTTAGTTTTGTCTCAAGGTCGGGAATCCCAAGCCCGACCTTCTTTTTCTGAAATCATTATAAATAGCCAATATATTAGTGTCGGAGAGAATTTATAAATAAGTTATATAGTATAAACATTTTATTATGGTTAAGAGATACAGCGAATTTATAACGGAAGGAAGGAGCGAATACATAATGTCGAGGCTCGCGCTCGGATTTGCCCTTGAAGTGAAGCGCAAGTCGGAGGACGGAAGTTTCGCCCGCGACTGCAAGGTCGAGAACGGCATAGCGTACTATGAGTACGACAGCATATATGAGCCAGACGCAATGACAAGGCACAACGGGGATTTTGTCCTTATGGTTCTTCCAGACAACCAGAACCCCCAGTTCCTTGCTGGGTATGTGTCTCACGATATGCCCGTTGACAAGATAAGTTTCAGGAATGTGAACGCGCTCGACCTCAATGACGGTGAACTCGCAGACCTCCGAAGCCGAGTGAGCGTCAATATGGCTGGCAACGGTGTGAGGATGCTTATCATAAAGGCTCGCATAGACGACGACAAGAGGACGGAAACACCTCCGATAAGGATTACTCCGACAAGGGCTTCTGGTCTTGCGCTACATAAACTTCCAGAATGGTAGGAGAATAATTGCTTATGCTTCATATAGTACACATAAGGAAGAAATAGAATATATAATAGTACGGATATGATACACATCAAGAGATTAAATGAGATGGCTTCCCAGCAGGAAAGCCTCGATTTTCCAGAATATGCAAGGGAGAATGTCGCGTTCCGTATGGACAAGGCGATGTCGGGGTACTACAGGCTTCTTATGTATAGCCCCGAAGCGGAGAAGCGTCACTATGGCGGGCAGAGCGTATTCCTTTCGGACGACCCCGCAGCGGAGGATATGTTCGACTATGACATCGCAAGGGAGCAGTTCGAGGAATATCTCTCGGAGAAATTTGATGACCGCACCCTCAATGTGATAAACCGCGCAGTCGGAGAGTTCAACTACCAACTTTCGGACACACCGAAGGATATGGGCGAGTACGACATAGAGGAACTCGTGTGCGAGTGCGAGAACTTGATTTTCGACAAGGTTGCTTCTGATGGTGAATATGATTATTGTGAACTTCACTACTCTGGGCATAACCAGTATTACAACTACTATGACGGTGACTTTACGAAGAACTGCTCTGGGGAAATCTGGCATTATGACAGGCGCGGGGATTTTTATGGCGAGAACAGCAACGGGGAAATCGACTTCGACCACCCGTTGAAGGGCTATGAACTCGAACGCGGACGCTCATACGCATTCATATACGACAGGGTTATAAATTCCGATGCGAAGGTTGTCGGGCTTTATGACTTCTACAAGGAATAGGATATGCCAGTAAAGACCTTTGACGAATACACGGCAAGCGGTAAGGTCAATGATGCTCCGTTTGTCGGTGCTTACTTCCGCGTTGACATAGTAGAGGTTGCGGGCAAGGAGACCGTTAGGATTGGGGAGATAGTCCAGATATTGCATTGCACCGATATTGACGGAGAGCCTGACGAGAACATTTGCGCTGGCACGGACTACAATGAGTTGCCTATAACGATTATGGGCGTGCTGTATGATATAAGGAAGAAATAGAATATATAATATAATAGTATGGCTATGATACACATTAAGAGATTGAACGAGATGATGAACCAGAACGATGAGGTTCGGTTCGCAAACCCAGAGAACCAGATGCGCTTTGAGCGTTTTAAGGAGATTTGTGAGGAAGACGGGTGGAAACTCTATATCACTAATCAGAGAGGTGAAGCGTGCATAGATGTTTCCAAGTATTCGGATGCTGGTCAGGACTTCACATTTACCATTTGTACAAAACCGGAAGACAGGAGTGACATATATTTCCACTCGCTTGTTGACGACTATGCCGAAGGATACGATGTCGATGACGAGGCTAAAATCTGGTGCGAGGGCACTGGCGAGTTTGATGACGACGGCAACGAGATACTTGTTGGCAAGAACGGTGCGCCCCACGACTACGAGGATGTGGTTGCCGATATGCAGAATTGCCTCGACAATATGAAGAGCCTTGCCTTCAACTTGAAGAAGGAGAATATATAGCATAGTGTTATGCCAGTAAAGACTTTTGACGAATACACCGCAAGCCCGAAGGGGAAGAACGGGCGCATAGTGCTGTACCACGGCACGAAGTCCGCGTTCGACCGTTTCGACAGGCAGTTCGTGAACAGCGGCTGGGGAGAGCAGGCGTACGGCTACGGCTTCTACTTTACGGACGACTATGAGTGTGCGAGCCAGTACAGCCGCAACGGGAGCGTCATCCGCGTTTCCGTCCCTTCGGGGAAGTACCTTTCGTACAAGGGTATTTCCCGCGCGGAGGCAATGGCAGTCGCCCGCAAGTTCTTCAGGTATTACACGGAGGTCGATGACTACGGCAGGGAGGCGTATCCCGATGCCGAGTCGAGGCGCGAGTTCTGGGACGGTGAGTGCAAGTACCTCGCCGACTGCGAGGACGGAGGTGACATATACGGCACTGTCGCCTCTATGATGGGAAGCGACGAGGAGACGAGTTCGTTCCTCCGTTCGCTCGGCTATGTCGGGATAAAGTTCCCGGCAGATGACGGAAGCACCGGGCGGGAGTTTACCAACTATGTGATATTCGATGAAAAGGACATTGAGATAATAAAAAAGTAATGCTATGGTACACATAAAGAGACTTAACGAAATGTTCGGGAATATTCGGAAGTATCTGAGTGATGATTCCGACTGGTTCTTTGGTGGCGAGGAAGGCGCAAACCGTTGGATGGATGCAGAAATGCGCAGAAAAAAGAATGCACGCTTGTTTGACTTGAACTGGAATGTACTTAAAGGCGTAACCGATGATGATATGGCGGTTATGTGCGGTTCGGACATTTCCGCTGCACGCTGGAAGGTAGCCAAGTGCATACGGCTCGGTATCGCTTTCGAGGACTTGCTTGCCGATGTGCGCTTTTGCAGGGGGTTGAATAAAAAGGAGGCTCTTGCCGTTGAAAGCAGGTTGAGAGATATGTTTGAAGAATAGGTGTTATAATATAAACTTGAAATTATGGCGCATATACTAAATTTCAATGATTTTATCGCGGAGTACCGCAGTGTCGGCGGAAACAGCGGATATGTCGGCTACTCGATGAGCGTCCGCGCGGCGGAAGCGAGGCGGGACGGGAAGTTTCCCAAGACCGACTTCAAGCGCGAGTACGGGATGAGCGACAAGGTTCTGTCCGAACTTGTTTCGTTCGGCTACATCGACAACAGCGAATGGCATCATACGTCGAAGTTCGGGAATCGCACTACATTCTATTCTTTCTTGGACGAGCCGTACAGGGACTGCTGGCTGGAGCACTCGGACGAGATAAAGGCGTTAATCAGGAAAGGCGACGACGAAGCCATCGTCGCGCTGTTTGACAATTATCGGGACGAAGCCCTCGCGGAGCACGAACGACGGATGAAAAAAATAGAGGACGAAAACGAGGAATATATGCGCTACAAGGACGAGTACCGCAAGGCGCACGACAAGTTTGACGACAGCGTTCCGTTCGTGGCTTCCAACGGATATACGGTCAAGGGCTATGAAACGGTCTATAACCAAGACGGTGAGATTTGCACCAAGCGTCATTGCCGCAGCGGGCGCGACCTTGCCCGCTCGGAATACCTGAAAGCGAAGAACAAATGGACGGAGGGGCTGTTGACACCACAGGAGTATTTCGCACGGAAGGAGAAAAATGTTTAGCAACCCATATGATACACATTAAGAGAATAGACGAGATGGCAGGCGGCAAGCAGTACACCTGCATAGTCGAGAGCGACACGAAGGACATCGACAGGCTCTGGGCTGTCGCGGTATGCACGGAGAACGAGAGCGAATACAATGGACTCGCACAGTTGTCATACGACACGAGGGGCGAAATGTCGTTCGAGTTTAAGGGCGAGTGGGCTTCTGGCAGGGAGGAGATTGAGTGCTACGGTAAAACGCTCGACTACAAGAAGTTCAGGCGTATGTTCAATGACGACCTCAAAGGCTCGAAACGGCTTCACAGGTACACTATGAAGAACCCCGTCGGGGATATGTACGAGCACCACATTTACGGGGACAGGGACAAGGGGGATGTAATCGAACTTTCCGACAGACCAGTCCTCGACGGGATAACCCGCCCGTATGTGCAGAGCGAGTGGGAGAGCGCGTGCGATAGGGAGATACGGGTTTTCGAGAGGAAGTTCGGGACTGAACTCTATCGGCTCGGTCGCGGTGGCAGGCACTTGTGCGTGGAGAACACCCGCGAAAACCGCGTGCGTTTCTTGGAGATGCTCGAAGAACTTGACAGGGCACTGGACAGGACGCTCGAAGCATACAACAGAATGAAGTGATATAAATAATAGGAATAATATAAACTTTGATGCTATGGCGCATATATTGAAATTTGAAGATTTCTGCAAGTCCCGCTTCAACGAAAGCAGGGAGTATGACCGTCCGACGAGAAGGTCGTACCGCAGGCTGTACGAGAGTGAGAACGCCGACGCTGTGTTTGCAAAGCACAAGGGTGATGAACTCACCAAGACCGATGCGGAGGACGCATACAAGATTGCGGTCGAGATGCTCGGAAAGGAAAACGCGAAGAGCATATACGGAACGGAGGATGAATTTGCCGAAAGGTATGACGCTGCGCAGGAAAGCGCGGAAAAGAACGGCAAGTACAAGAGGGGTGCTATGCCAGTCATAAACAACTCCAACTTCAAGGGCTTCAGCGGTGGCAAGGACGACAAGGACAGCGCACCGAGAAAGGAAGAACTTGAAAAGGTGCTTGACGAGAAGGATGTTGACAAGAAGATTAAGGACGCTGTGTTGAGCAATCAGGTGGTTGCCTTCAAGTTCCTTGTGGGAAACGGCTTCATTGACATCAGTGGCGAGGACAAGGACATTGCGAAGAAAACCCAGCAGGACTTGTTCAAGGACGATGCTCTTGCGCAGGAATGGCTTTCGAGCGGTGGGGGACTGAAGGACACGAAGGATGTCGTCAAGGGCGACTACGAGTACATTTCGGTAGAAGACCTCAAGCCTATACAGGAGCAGATATTCGTGGCGAAGGCTTTGAAGATGTCGGCGGGCGCGGAAGGCGACAAGGGGAAGTTGAACTGGTTGCTCAAGGCTGACGAGAAGAGTCCGCTCGTAATCGTAAGTTCGGACAACTACATACTCGACGGACACCACAGGTGGCTGGGCGCATATCTGGTTGACCCAGACGCGAAGATGAGGTGCGTGAAGATTGATATGGACTGCAAGGACTTGCTCGCCCTTACCAACAAGTTCACGGGCGCAATCGGAAACAAGCCGAATGTAACCGCATAATAATATAAATGGTTATGGTGCATATCAGCCGATGATAACGATGAAGATTAAATACGAAGCGAGCGATGAGGCGAGGGCGTTCATCCTGAAGTGCAGGCGGCAGTATTCGTCCGCGCTCCGCTTCGCGTACAACCGTGTCATCGGCGGCTGGAGCGGTAATGAAAGAAAAAAGATAAAGCACAGTATAGTGTTTCCAGACGGCGAAGCCTACAGAGCGTCCATCTCCAAGTCGCTGGAAGAATTTGGACTGGACGACGGCACGACCCTTCTGGAAGCGTATGAGGCGTTAAAAAAGTCTGGAGACAGATACAGGCTTTCCCATCAGTCTTTGGCGGATGGTTTAAGGTGCTTTCCCATATAATATAACGAAATGTTTATGAATGATAAAAAGCAACATCTGAAGACATACATTGACATAAAGAATGACGAGTTGAAGGAAGCCGAACTTCTTGAACGGTTCATAGAACTCTATTCGTCGGAGGTCAATTCCAACGAACTCCGCTCGGCTTTGCAGTCGGTTGACTTGCAGAAGATGATAAGTGAGTCGCAGGAGACGGACGAGGGCTTGCTCGGCGGTGTCGCTGGGTTTGTCGGAGGTCTTGCCTTCGGCACCAAACTCGGTGACGCTATCTGCCGTGCGCTCGGAATAACGAAGGGGCTTCTCTACGACCTGTTCCACTCGAAACTGTTTACGACTGCGGTCTGCACGATACTTGGGGTGAAGATGTAGAATAAAATTTGGATTATGGTACACATTAAGAGGATAGATGAGATGTACGGCTACGGATTGCTGTTTGACAATATGCCTTCCGCCGATACGGACGAATGCAGACCTGTTGGTTGCGACTCCGCGAAAATAAAGGCGATACTCCAGCAGGACGCGGCGAAAAGGATAATCAGGAAATATGACGCGAATATCGGTTATGGTAGCGGAAATATTACGCTTGCGATTTTCTTTGAGGGAAATCGGAATGAAGACGCATCGCTCTACTGGAAAAACAAGGAGTCGGCGGAGAAAAAAATCCAGAACCTGATTCACGAACTTGATGTCGAGACCGAACTCTATTTCGAGGTTGCTTACAGCGGTAATGTCGGCTGGGATGCCGACAAGAATGTGTACGATGCGGGCGGTATCTGGGACTATGATAGAATGATTGACGAGTCGAAGTACCCGTTCGAGATGTTCTATGGTCTGAAGGGTGCGATAACGGCTTTTGCGAACGCGCACGGCAAGGACAACACGATGTGCGTGTGCTTCAGTTGGAACAGGTATAAATACCAGTTAAAGGGCTACGCCAGTTCAACGAAATCTTGATAAAAACTATGAATAGTTATTAAATCTGACGGCATATAAATAATATGATGTTAAGGGCGTTGAAGATACGGCTATATCCCAGCGGGGAACAGCAGACCAAGATGAACAAGGTCTTGGGTTGCTACCGCTTCGTATATAACCAGTGCCTTGAACGGAAGATGAACGCATACAAGGAAGATGGAAGTTCGTTAGGTCTGACTGACCTGTCCAAGTGGTTTCACGGAACATTGCTTAAAGATGATAAGTATGCTTGGCTTCGCGAGCAGAACACGAAGGTTATGAAGCAGTCCATAAGGCAGATGCTCGGTGCATACAATAACTTCTTTAAACTCCATAGGGGCTTCCCGAAGTTTAAGAGCAAGCACGACACCGTTCTGACGGCTCTATTTCCCATCGAGGCAATATCATCCCGTAACACATTCGACGATAGAAAGATAACATTAACCAAAGATTTATATAACATTCGTTTCAGGTGCTCCAAGTTATACCACAACAAGTTAAAATTGTTCAAGGACAATATAAGGAGTGCAAACCTGTCGAGAACCAAGACGGGCAATTATTTCCTTTCAGTCCTTATGGACATTCCAGACGAAGAACTGGTTAAATACAGGAAGACTGGAAACAGCGTGGGCATAGACTTGGGTGTTAAGGATTTTGTTATAACCAGTGACGGTGAGGTGTTCGAGAACAAACACTTCCTTAAACGCACGGAGCACAGGATTAAAGTGTTGCATAAGCAGTTGAGCAGGAAGGTGAAAGGCTCGAACAACCGTATGAAGCAAAGGGTTAGGCTTGCGACTGCCTATGAACGGCTGACCAACCAGAATGAGGCGTACATACACTATGTTGTAAACTCGTTGCTGAAGGATTACGATACGGTGTTTATGGAAGACCTTAATGTCAAGGGTATGCTGAAGAACCATAGACTTGCGAAGGCTATCGCCGAGGTCGGCTTGTACAGGTTCAGGCAGGTCTTGACCGACAAGGCTATGCTAAACGGCAAGAGCGTAGTCTTTGTCGATAGGTTCTATCCGAGTTCAAAGACCTGTTCCGTATGTGGTTACATAAAGCGTGACTTGACGCTCAATGACCGCGAGTGGACTTGTCCCGTATGCGGAACGCACCACGACCGAGACTTGAACGCCTCGATAAACATCTTGAACGAAGGAAAACGAATTGTAGGTGTCCGTAGCACCGAACTTACGCCTGTGGACTGCCCAACTATGGATGACCGTTGTGCAAGCAACCTAAAAAGTAGCGGCAGGGCGAAGCAGGAAGGAGGGACAGATGAATAGCATAGTTTTTCATAGGTTTTTTCCATACGGTGATATGCTCGAATACGCCAAGTCCTACATCGGCAGGAAATATCCGAAACTGGATATATGCCTTACCACTGGGAAGCGGGCTTTGGACAGCGGGCAACCCTACGAGGCTTTTGTCGTGGAGTACAGGAACGCCAAGACAGCGTTTGACCAGAAGGGGAGTTTTGTGATAACGCAGAACAAGTTCGGCGACGGTACTGCGGTGGTGCGTGCCCCGCTTGCTGGTCAAAGCGAACGGAAGTTCGATTTCAACGACTGGCGGAAGGAGTTGGAGGAAATCATAGACTGGCTTTGCAATTAGACAGTATAATATATTTTTTGCACTATGACGGCGAAATATTCAATGGATGAGTATGATGCTCTCGTGATATACGACAGACCTGTGTCGGACAAGGGCGGTGCGGAGTTCGAGTCGTCCATATTCTATGACGAGGGGGAGGCGTTTGCCGATGCCCGCAAGTATGTGGGCGCAGGCAAGTGTGACAGCGCAAGGGTGTACCGCTACAACGGCACTGCAAGGGAATATCTGTTCGCGAAGTCAACCGACCGCCTTCTCGACAAATGCACCCTCATAGGCGAGGTCAACAGGAGGGGGACTACCCTCTATGACAGGCGCGGGAAGGTCGTCACGGAATATGACGATATGTATGAGGGCGAAGGCGTGCTCACATACGGGGAGTTCCTGAACGAGAGTATGCAGTTGCCCGAAATAGAGTTCGAGTGTACTTGCGCCGACATATCCCAGAGCGAATGGGACAGGCTTATGAAGGGCAGGCGCAAGTATTCGTACAGGAAGATTGTCGAGGCGATACGGAGGACATATCCAGAGATGTACGAGCAACTCGGACTTATGTATAACAATCCGTGGTCTGATGATACATACCGTACAAGCACCCATATAATAATGACGCACTCCGCTACGGAGTATTTCTTCCGTGTAATCAGGTGGTAGGATGGCAGGCTCGAAGACGATAGAGGAGAAATACAAGTCCCTTACCGATGTGGAGCACATACTCCTGCGACCGGGCACTTATGTCGGGAGCACAGTCCTCTGCGACACCTGCAAGGAATATCTATATGACGAGAAGAGCGGGAAGTTCTCGCTCGAAGATGTCCGATATGTGCCAGCCTTCCTCAAACTCTTCGACGAGATTGTGAGCAACTCGATAGACGAGAGCAGGCGGAACAAAAAACTCGACACGATAAAGGTGGAGATAGACAGGGAGAAGAACATCATAAGCGTATATGACAACGGGGGTATCCCAGTGGTGATACACAAGGAGGCGAACCAGTATGTCCCAGAGTTCATATTCTCCCGCCTCCGTGCTGGAAGCAACTTCGATGACACGGAGCAGAGGGGCTGGGTGGGGACGAACGGTCTCGGCTCTACGCTGACCAATGTGTTCTCCACGGAGTTCACGGTGGAAACCTGCGACGGCAAGAACCTGTTTACCCAGACATTCACGGACAATATGTCCCATAGGACGAAGCCCGCCATAAAGCCGTCAAGGAAGGGGCATACTACCATAACATACAAGCCCGACCTGAAGCGTTTCGGGCTTGACGGCATTGACGACACGCACTACAGGATGATGGAGAAACGCCTCTATGACGCTTCCGCCACCAACCCTTCCGTAAGCATATACCTCAACGGCAGGAAGATAGAGTTCGGCTCGTTCGCCGACTACTGCTCTATGTATGCGGACGGGATAATATTCGAGAAGGGGAAGGGCTGGGAGGTCGGCTTCGCACCGAGCGAGACATTCCGACACATATCGCTCGTCAACTCGGCTATGACGAGGGACGGCGGGACTCACGTGAACTACATCGCCGACCAAGTTGTGAACTACCTGCGGGAGAGGATAAGGAAGAAGCACAGGGTTGACCTGAAGCCGAGCGAGATAAAGAACCACCTGTTCATATTCATATCCTGCACGGTCAACAACCCGTCGTATTCTTCCCAGACGAAGGAGAAACTCATAACCGAGCCGAAGAACTTCGGCACTTCGCATACTGTTTCCGAAAAGACACTGAAGGACATATTCGCCTCCGAAATCACGCAGACCATACTCGACTGGGTGAACAGGAGGAACGAGGCTGACGAGAAGGCTGCCGTCCGTGCCGCCAACAAGAGCCTCTCCAAAGAGAAGATAAGCAAACTGGTCGAGGCGAAGGGGCGCGACAGGCGCAGGTGTAGCCTTATGCTCTGTGAGGGGGACAGCCCTATGGCTGGCTTCCGCAAGTACAGGAATCCAGAGACGCAGGGTGCTTTCCCGTTGCGGGGGAAGAGCCTCAATGTCCGCGAACTTTCGGAGAAGAAGGCGATAGAGAATCAGGAGATAAAGTCGATAATGGGTGCGCTCGGACTGAAGTTCGGGGTGTCCCCGTTCACATACGGCAACGACGGGAAACTCGTCAGGGACAACCTGCGGTACGGGGAGGTGTGGATTTACAGCGATGCCGATGTTGACGGCATATCCTGCGCGAGCCTGCTCGTAAACTTCTTCGAGCGTTTCTTCCCCGAACTCATAAGGGAGCACCGTATCGCCCGCTGTGAAACGCCAGTGATAATAGCCACGAACAAGAGTTCAAAGAAAACGGTTTCGTTCTACTACGAGGACGAGTGGGACGAGTGGCAGAAGAAGAATGATGTGTCGAAGTGGAACATATCCTACAAGAAAGGTCTGGCGGCACTCACCGACGAGGAGTATGCGGAGATAATCCGCAAGCCCCGACTTTACTACTATGAACTCACGGACGCTTCCCGCCAGAAACTTGAAGTCTGGTTCGGCGGGGACAGCGATGCACGCAAGAAGGCTATTGCGGAAGCCGACATAGAAAGGGAGTACATCGAGCCGAAGAAGGAAACGAGGAGGCGGGAGCAGAAGCCTCCCGAAAGGAAGAAACTGAAATTGTTTGATTGCACTATATATTAGTAATGTATTAGATATATCTATTGGTTATGGCAACACATATTAAGAGATTGAATGAGATGCAGAATCTGACAGAGGACGAACTTGACGCTCTCCGCAGGCTTGCTGGCATAATTTCGGACGCATTCGGCGGACGATGCACGAGTTCGGTGAACCGTGCGGAACATACGGTGACATACGACTTCGGTTCGGTCGCTGGGAACTTCGACGACCTTCGCGACAGGTTTATGGAGAGCGTTTCTATGTGCCTGTCCGAAATGGAGAGCATAGGGCTGTCGGTTGACACGGAGGACTTGTGGGAGTGCGTCGCAGTCTATGCGAATGACGGAGATGGAGGCTTCATCTGCTCGGTCGAGATAGTTCCCGAAAGGGACGGAAGCAACCGCTTTGCAAGGCGCGTGGTCGTTTCTATGGAGTATAACGAAAGTCTTGGCTTCGATGAATAGCCGTGCGAAAGAAAGGGAGATAGAGTATCGCGGACGGCATCTCTGCGGTCAGTGGTACTATGGCAACCTCATCGAGCGCATAGCCGACTCACCTGTTCCTGAAACACCCTGCGCATACAGGAGCGTTATGATAGGGGACAAGGAGGACGGAAGCGCGGAAGGAGTCGAGGAAGAAACAGTAGGTCAGTTCACTGGGCTTTTCGATATTGGCGGCAACCGCATATACGAGGACGACATCCTGCTTACCGAAGGTGGCTGGGGTGGCGTTGTCGCTTGGAACACCAGCGGGTACTTCTACATAGTCGAGAAGTGGAGATATGTTTCGGACGAACGGGAAGAGCCTTCGTGTACTCCGCTCGGAGAGATGCTTTCTGTGACGAAACTCCGCGTGGTCGGGAATGTCTTTGACAATCCAGAGATTGTTCGGGATTGGAAATATAAATAAGTTATATATAATATGATTTGAACATTATGGCATATATTAAGAAACTCGATAATTTTGTGAACGAAGGGAGAATGACCGAAAGCCGTGTCAACGAGGCGTTGCGCAGGGGCAACAACGATGACTACCGCTTCTATGTGGTTTCGCAGAATGAAGCGGACAAACTCGCTGGTGAATACGGAAGCGTTGAAGCCATACCGAACGATGTCTTCATAAGGGAGGCGGAGGCGGAAGGCACTGTTTACAGCATAGACGGCTTCGCTGACGCATACAACAATATGGACTTGCCGACTGTCGGCTACAGCGTCCTGCGCATACTTCCGAAGATTGTTTACTCGAAGGTTTCTGAAAGCCGTAGTTCCCGTGGCGGAAAGATGCTGAACGAGGGGTATTCGGTGAATTTCCTTCGGAAACTCGTCCACAGGATTGTCAACTCAAAGACGAACAATGAGTATTTTAATTTCTACGGCAAGAAGATTGAACTCCAGTCTGGAACAGAAAATTATGTCGATGTGTGCATAGATGATAATATTCATTTTTCGATAGACTATGACACAAATGAGGTTAACTTCGAGTCGATAGGAGAAGAGGATGAGAAGTTTGTCGAGGATATTTCCGATGCGCTCCACAAGGAACTTGATGGCAGATTCGGCAAGGTGCAGATTTCATTTAATGATAATATATCATACGAAGATGATACCCCATCGCAATGGTATTATTTAAGCAATGACGACAAGAGGGTTCTTCGTACAATGACATCGAATCCAGAAGACATAAAAGAGATTGCTGAACTTACCGACAATGAAAAGATAGAGTTCAGGGACAACAAGGGTATTCTAATAAGTGCAGATGATGCGTTTGAGCGTCTTGGTCAGGAACAGTTCCTTTCTGGGCTTCTCCGTGCGACATATCATTGGAGTTGTGCGCGTGGTGAAGGACAAAACGAGGTTACTTTCAGATTAAAAAGAAAAGGAGAATAAATAAGATAATATAAACTAAACGAATATGGTACACATCAGAAGAATTGACGAAAAAAATATCCAATGGCAATGCCAACTACGGAAGCAAGAACATCTTTTTTGCCGTAGTCATCGGCTATGACAAGAACGGAAACAAAGTTTCCTGCAACAAAGATTCAAGGAATACCGTAGTGAAGTTCCAAGCAATACCGTTGAAAGTCAGTACGAATACCAATCTTGCGACCGAACTTGGGGTATATGATACTGCACAATATTGCGAGACATACAAGAGCGCGGTTGAAATTGCGGATTACTGGAATAAATCCTATAAGAGCAACGGGACATACTTCGATGACTTTGGCGGAAATATCGGTGAAAGCCGTAGTTTTCGTGGTAGGAGGATGCTGAACGAGAGCAAACTCCTTGACGCTATCAGGAAGTATGACAGCGATAAGTTGGACAGCATAGAAGCACTCGTGCATAGCGAGTATTCATTAACGCTTGATGGACTTATTGCATTGTATAGACATTTTTATAGAACCGACATAGACTTCTTCACCGAGTTCTTGGAATATACTGGCGACAGGCGCAACGAGTGGTTGAAAGACGAGTATGAATGGTGGGATTTCATCAAGACTTATGTTGCATACAAACTCTTGGATGATATAAGCGTCAACGAGATTGTTCAGGCGGTCATAGACGAGGAATATGTGAATTACATAAGCGACCCAGATGACATATTTGAAGAGTTTAACCGTAACGAAATCGGCAAATGGGCTGAAGGTATCTGTGCGGAACTCGGAATACAAGCACCCGATATGGAAGATTAGGCAAGACAACATTGTGCAAAGTTTTATATTCTGGAAGGTCGGGGCGATACCCGACTTTCCTTTTTTTTCTGAAATCATTATAAATAGCCTATATATTATTAGTGAATCACAGGATGGACAATACGGTTTTTAATATGAATGATAAAAAGCAATATCTGGAGATTAGGTTACGGACGATAGATAATTTTCTGGATGTTGACCAGAAGCAGTTTGCTATGTCGGTCATAGAGGACAGGGCGATACCCTCCGTTATTGACGGCTTCAAGCCAGTGCAGAGGAAGATAATATATGTCGCCAGCAAACTCTGGAAGTCGGGCGGGGAGAAGCCTATGAAGGTCTTTCAGTTGGGCGGGCAGGTGTCCTCGCTTGCGCTCTACGCGCACGGGGATATGAGTATGAACGGGGCTATAACGGCAATGGGACAGGGCTTCAAGAACAACCTGCCGTTGCTCGAAGGCATCGGTCAGTACGGAAGCCTCCGTGTTCCCAATGCTGGCGCACCCCGATACATCGGCACGAAACTCTCCCCGAACTTTCGGATGATATACAAGGACTTTGAACTTCTCGAAGGCAAGGTCGAGGAGGGCTACGAGATAGAGCCTTCATTTTTCCTGCCGATAATCCCTATGGTCATAGTGAACGGGAGTTCTGGCATCGCTGTCGGGTATGCGAGCAACATACTCAACCGCAACCCGCTCGATGTAACGGAAGCCTGCCTTGCACTGCTTGCAGGCAAGCGCGTCCCCGAACTCAAGCCGTGGCTCTCGGAGTTCAGCGGGACATACACCCGCGATGCCGACAACCCTAACAGGTGGGCGGTGTCTGGCTCGTACAAGGTCGTGAACACGACCACCGTGCGGGTGACCGAACTCCCCCCGTCAATGACATTCGAGAAGTACGAGGAGTACCTTGACAGCCTTGTCGAGAAGAAGGTCATAGCGGACTATGAGAACAACAGTTCCTCTGGCGTTGACTACTTGTTGAAATTTACCCGTGCAGACCTGAAGAGCCTCATCGACAGCAGGAAACTCGAAGGCATACTTAAAGTCAATGCGAGCGAAACGGAGAATTTGACCACGCTTGACGAGCACGGGCATCTCAAGATATTCGACAGGGTGGAGGACTTGGTTCGCTACTTCGTGTCATACCGCCTCGAATGGTATGAAAGACGCAAGGCGTATATGCTCGACAAACTTCGGGACGAGTATGTGACGCTCATCAACAGGGCGAAGTTCGTGAAGGCTATAATAGAGAGGAAACTCAAGGTCGGGAATGTGCCGAAGTCGGAGGTTACGGACTGGCTCTCGAAGAACAAGTACGACACCCGCTCTGGAAACTACGACTACCTGCTCAATATGGGCATATCCTCACTGACGAAGGAGAAGCACGAGGCGTTGCTTGCGGAGACGAAATCGGTGGAGGCAAGGCTCGACGAGATGATGAAGGCGAACCCGAAGGATATGTATGTGTCGGACTTGAAGGAACTCAAGAAGTGCCTTGCCAGAAAATAGTCTGCATTTTTTCTGAAATCGCAATGGATAAACTATATATTAGTGTTGGAAAGAAAGACACAATGCGATGAAAATATTTAGCAAGACAGCAATACTGAAAATCGGGACTAACAAGAATGTCCGCTGGCACATACAGGCTTCGGGCAAATGGTGGAACGAGGTCGAGAACAGGTGGACGGACTACACCCCTGATGCTGACCTGTCGAGCACCAACAAGTCATTCTCTGGCAAGATGAGTTCCCGAAAGGTCGCCCGCCTTGTCCGCAGGTGGAATCTTCCCTCCGGGACGGTGGTGCGCTTCTTGGGCGTGTACCACTGGAGGGGCAGGAACGCGGTCGTTCCAGCGGAAGTGTTTGAAGTAGCAATTAAATAGTAACTAAAAAAGGCATAAATTATGAACACAATCAAAAAGTGCTGCGCGAACTGCGCAAAGTTTCAGAATGGTGATGCCTGTACGCATCAGAGTAATATCTTCTTCTCCTGCGGGGGTGGTGAAATGGAGTTCCACATTTCCTGCGATGAGTATGAAGTTGATGAAAGAAGAGTCGAGAAGGGTAAGGATGTTCTGGACGAAATCGTCCCAATAAATCCGCCTGTGCCAATTATACCTCCGTATTATCCTTCGCCTTGCAGTGACTGGGCGCATTGTAGCAACCCCCACCACGATTGTATAAATTGCCCGCTTATGTATGGCAGAGGAGACTTGGGCACTTGGGGTACTACTACTGAACTCAAGACAAGACAGGACGGAACTGGCGATGCCGAAACCACCAAATAGTCGGAGGGACGGTTATGAAGAAGTCTGGTGAAATATTGAAGTCAGTCGGTATCGCATTCGCCATTGTCGCGTGCGCAACCGTCGTTTCGGTGGGGGCGGTGGCATTGTGCCACTGGCTCAAGCCATTGGTCGGGGAGTATGCCCTCTATGGTTCTATCGGTGTCATACTTCTCGGTGCTGTGTCATATACCGTGTATGACATACGCAAGACGAACAGGGCTTTCGCGCAGGAAATGGATGAATCCAGTGCCGATGACGCGAACGAAGTTCCGAACGCGCCCGCGTCGGACGATTCTGGGGCTGTTTCTGGGGCTGTTTCCGATGAGGTGGAAGATTGCCCCGCCGAAGATGAAAGCCCCGAAAAAGGGGCTGAAAGAAAGTTCCATAAGTTGTGTGGTGTTGACGAGGGAAGGCTTCTTCCTTTCGGCGACCTCAACTATGTCGTTCAGGCGTGGTGCTCGGACGACGGCAAGACCGCGACCTGCGACAACTATATGCCCAGAAAGAACAGGATTGAGCCGTGCCAGTTTGAATCAAGGGAGGACTTGTGCAGGAACTTGGCTGACACGAGGGAGCGTATGAAGATGGCGATTGTGGTTATCGACAAGTTCATCGCTGGGGAGACAAACAACTTCTACTACTGGGACGAAACATCAATGCCCGAAGGCTGGGCTGACGACAAGGAAAGTTAAACAACCAAAGATACGGATATGGAAAGGAATTTGACAGACGACAGGTTTGAAGTAAATCTCGGCAACTGCGGTGTAAGTGCCGAAGCGGTGGAGATGAAGAACAGGAACGAGTCCCTCGCAAGGGATGTTGTGGAGGCTGTAAGGGTTGCGCTCGGAATGCGTGAAGGCGGGCAGGACAGCCGTTTTATCAGAAATAACCCGAAGGAGGTTATGTGCTTCGCCAACCACATACTGACCATCTTTGAAATGAGCGACCTGACAATGTGGGAAAGGGCGGAGAAGTACACGGAGCGTGTGAAGAGGTATGCAGGGGATATGGGCTTGGGTGTGTCCGATGCGCAGGTCGAACTCTACAGGCAGGCGTACATTGACGGTGAACTCGCCCAGAACGAGGTTGATATGGCAGCATATATGAAGGGGCACGTAAGCGTGGAGTTCAAGGACAGACCAGCCATATATTATGTCTGCGTGAGGGGCGAAGGCACTATGAATGTCTTTCCCTGCACGGTCGAGGACTACACCCCGACCAACACGAACAAGCCCGCCGTCAAACTCTCGTGGAGGTATGTCGGCGGTGAGAAGGGTGATTATGTCATCTACGGAAGCCTTCCCGAAGTCGTGGCTGAAACCCCGAAGGCGTACAGCAACGGGCTTATAACATTCTGCCGAAGCAAGGAGCAGTGCAGGAAAGTCCTCAAAGCGTACAACGAGGACAAGGCTACGGAGTTGAGGAATGAAATCGAAAGGCTCAATGTGGAAGTGAAGGCTAACGAAACCCTGCTCGAAGATTATGATAACAGGGACGCACACTGGATAGAGTTGAAGTTGAACGAACACTTGGATGATTGATATGAAAAAGGAAACAGAGAGCATACTTTTCTACTTGAAGAAGGCGGAGAGCCTCATCGCTTCGAGTACGGACTGCGAGAACGCCACATTCGCAATGGTTATGTGCAACGCCCACGAAATCCTGACGGGAAACACCGCTTGGGCTACCGTTATGGCTTCGGACTATGACGATGGCGGAAGGTCGCACGATGGCTATATGGCGTATCTTGCGGCAAGGTGCAGGGAATGTTCGGGGCTTCTTGCCGACTACAGGAACTTCTTCGCCAAGGGCGATGCCGTTAAACTTGTTGTTGACCGTATCATAAACCTGCTTTCGAGCGCGGACAAGTGCATAGATGCTGCCGTCCCGCGTGAGAGGGTTAGGGGCGAGGAAAGCGAGGACAGGAAAGCGTTGAGGTCGTTGTCTGTCCCCCGTTCCGAATACGAGGCTGACAGGTGGAGGAACATCGCGAGCGAGGAGTTCTATGTCATAAAGGGCTTCATATATGACTTTATGGAGAAGAACGGATGCGGCGAGAACGAAGGCTTCCCCGGCAGGTGCGACTTGCCCTGCCCGCGCGCGAACGGGCTGTGCCAGTTCGTCAAGAGGGGGATGGAACTCGGCAAGGTTATTTGCTCTGGCGATTAGCGGGTGACCATATTTTTATTGTATTATACACATATTTATGTCTTTCAAAGCGAAAGGGGAGCAGACCGCTCGGTCAACTCCCTTTCTTATTTCCTTGTGTTCGGCTTGTGCCTATTCGTCCTCGTCGGGCAACTGCAATACGAACTGCTCGTTGCACTCGCCAGAACTTCTCCACTCGAAACTCTCGCCCATCGTGCGGCAGTATATTTCGTCGAATCCCTCGTTGAGTATCAACTGCGAGTTTTCCCACGGATTGAGGCGACCCTTGTAGGACTTGTTTACCCAGATGTCAACATAGTACCCGCACCAGTTGTCAATCTTTACGACACAGCCCCCGCGCGAGAGTGCTGGACGCTCGGTGAAGAACTCGTCTGGGATTACATATTCCGCCTCCGCGCCCCTCGACTTAACTACGCGGGTAGCGGTCAGGACTTCCTGTGAGAACGCACATACTGCGAACAAAAGCATAATAGCCGTAAACAATATCTTTTTCATAGCACTAAACAAAAATATAATATGCCCGACAATATGCAATAATCATTCCAAAACCGTGCCTGTGTCCTGTGCTATTCCATATATTTGCTCAACTCGTCCTTCGCCCTTGCGGTTGACGGTCTGGTGTAGTTGAGTATCGTCACCCCGTTGCGAGACGCGAACTCGAATATGTCCCTGTCGATGCCGTCCCAGAAGTTCTCATTCCCTCCGAACTCCGAGACGCAGTATGCGTAGTGCATTGCGTATCCGAGATAATTCGTGTCCCCGCCCCGAATGCGTGCAACCCACTCGTCATAGTCGCCCGACATCTTCGAGAGGATTTCGTCCCTTGAACCGTGCCCTCTCCTTATTGCTTTCTCCACATCCCTGCGGTGCTCCTCCATAACTTCGAGAACCTTGCCAACGAACTCCCCGCTTCCCTTCGTGTCGATGTCCGCGTAGAGCCTGTCGTTCCCAGTGGCGTAACTTCTCGGTGCTTCTATGCGGTCGAACGAGAGCCTGAATGTGTCCCCGAACACCTCCGAGTAGTACCTTTGCATCTGCTTCGTGTAGAACTTCCCGACAGCCTTCTTGTACTCGTCCCAGTTGGTCTTCCATTCGTGGCGGTACTGCGGCTCGTGCCCGAAGCGCGTTTCGTATTCGTTGGCATCGAGCAGGTCGTCATACCTGTATTCGCTCCATTCGGTCTTGTGGAAGCCCTTGAACGAGGGTATCACTATGCTTCCCCTGTCGAGCATACCGACATTCACGCTTTCGTTCATTTCCGTAAAGTCCTTAAATTTGAGTATCATAGTCTGTTCAAAGTTTATACTATATGTTATTTATATTGCGGTTTTTCTGAAATTCCTATTTATTCACTATATATTAGGTTTGGAAAGAAACAATTAAAAATTAAAGAAAATGGAAAGTAACGACAAAAGCAAAAGCGCAATGAATACGATGACCATCGTCTTGCGCGACAAGGAAATGATTAAGGAAATACTCAAGGACGAAGATTGCCTTGTGAAGATTAAGGACAAGGCGGTTGCGCAGGCATCGAAGCAACTCGCGAGGAATTTGCTGTTCAACGACGACTATGAACTTGACAGCCAAGCAGCAGACATCATCGTCAAGGAATTGTTTGAACAGCGTGGCGGACGACTTATGCTCCGCGACAGGTATTCGAGCGTTTTGAACACCGCCGTCAATGAAATAATCGAGAAGGTGCTGAACGAAAGGCTTGAAGAGATTACCAAGAAACTCAACACCGAGATTGACCGCTTCAAGTCGAACATTGAGCATTTCATCGAGGACTGGGAGATTGAAAAGAAAGCCGATAGAATACTCCGCCAGAGCATAGAGGAAAAGGTCGGTGATGTAGTAAAGCAACTTATTGGCAAGAAATAGCACTATGACGAAGAACGAGGAACTTGCGAAGAAACTTGCCGACTGCTCGGCGATTGTGGACGACGAGACCGAACACCTGATATATTTTCACGGTGCATTGAGGATGGCGAAGGAGAAGGACAGGATGTTCGTGGAATGGTTGCAGTCCAAGATTGAACTTCCGAAAGAACTGAAAGACGAACTCTTAAAGGAATTTGGCGATGGAAACGAAAACAACGGTTGACAACCACAATGAATATTTCCTGCGTGGCAGGATGCAGGAACTTATCGGCGAGATAGTTGCAGGGAACGGCAGGGTAGGCTTTGCTCCGCTTCGCTTTGAAAATAACGCAACCCCGTTTTCGGACGGCTGTGCAAGGGAGGTCAGGGACCTGCCGATATGCGACTGCGTGGCGGAGGCTGTCTCCGTCATAACGGTCGGCTCGGAGGGCGACGAGGAAGTGATTGCGGAGTGCTACAAGGCGGGCACTCGCACGCCGATACTCGTGCGCGTTTCGGAACTCGGCTATATGAACACGCTCAAACTTTTGTGGCGCGTGCTTGGTGCTTGTATTGTTGAACCAAATAGAAAGTAACGATTATGAACAAGCAGATATTATCACTGGCGGGCTGGAACAGCGAGATACTCCGAAAGGGGGACATAGTGCTGTTCAAGGTATGGCACGCAAGCAAAGGAAAGTTCACGCTCCACGCTGGCAGGGTCGTAAAGGGCTACGGTGTTGAAGAGGAAGATGAAATCAAGGGCAACTGGCGCGTGGAAGACCTTATTTCGGGCAATGAATACTACCCGTATGCTTCGGATGTGTGCAAGTTGGAGCGGGGAGGCAATCCAGTAATGGGGGTTGAAGCCACATTGGTTGAAACTCCGAAACCGCATAAATTTACAAGCAGGGAGGAATAGCAATGGAAGGAATAACGAACAGAAGGCTTGCACAGGACTTGGAGAGCATACGCGAGATGCTCAAGGACTACAGCGAGGCTATATGGTGTCGTCAGGAGGGCAGCCCAGCCGACTACGACCACCAGATGAAACTTGTAAGGCTCGCTATGTGCGATGTCCGTACTGGGCTTTATCTGGCACAGGAGGCGTTGCGCAAGTTGACGGAAGTCGGAGTGATTGAAGATACGGAGGAAAGACGATGAGCGATAGTTTTGAATACGAAAAACTCAAGGAGTGGATGGACAGCCCCGAAGGGCAGGAGGCACTCGAAAGGGAAGCGGAGAAGATAGCCCGTGCGGAAAAAGTGAAGAAGAACTTTGCGAAGCGCATAAAGGCAATGCCGATGGCGGAGCAGGACAAGTGGATGCGCAAAGTAATCGCCAAGTATGCTTCGGACGGGTATAAGAAACGCTGGTACGACCGTGGCATATTCCCGCCCGAAGACCTGTTCTACTACATAGGCGAGTTTATCGTGTGGAACGGTGTTGAGGTTGGGGAGACGAAGGACGGAGAGCCGATATTCCAGTATAACCACTGGCGTATGGACTGCAAGTGCGGGCAGGGCGAAACGCACTACAACTTCGAGTATATGGAGGATATTCCAGACAAGTACGGTCGCTACACGAATTCGGACAGGTACTGGGAGAATGTGTTCTTCTCGGAGACCAACCGCGACAAGGACTTGCACGGTGCGTTCGCCGAACTCCACGACAGGCTCGTGAACGAGATAGTCGCCTTCTGCAAGGAGCGTGACATTGATGTCGTCGATGTGTCCCTCAATGTGAGCAATGTGCTCGGAAGCAAGGATGCGGGCGAATGGACACCAGCGACCGACAGTTGTATGAAGATGTTTAAGTATAATGAGGACGATGACATCGACTATGACGAGCCGTTCCTCTACAGGATATGACATTATGGCAGGAAAAGTTAATAAGGAAATCATAATTGAAAGCGCGAAGGAATACGCCCGTACCCATTCGGATGTTACGGGCAATCCTCCGCAGTGGCTCTATGACGCTCTCTATTGCGCATACATTTCAGGCGCGGAAAGGGCACTGGGAATAAGAATTATAAACTGAAAGATATGGAAATGACTTCAAAGGACGAACTTGCAAGGAAATACAATCTGAAACTCAACCCGACCACTGGGCTGTATGATTGTGATGGTGATGTCAAGGTTGAAAATGATTTGGTTGAGGACGGAAGACTTGTCATTAGGTTCGGAACGGTTAGGGGGGATTTCTATTATGGCTGTAATAACTTGTCCGCACTCGAAGGAACACCGAATGAAGTGGGCGGGGATTTTGATTGCAGTCATAGCAAATTGACTTCCCTCGAAGGTGCACCAAAGAAAATTGGTAAGAATTTCTATTGCAACAGCAACAACTTGACTTCCCTCAAAGGCTGTCCGCAAAGCGTCGGTGGGGATTTTGATTGTAGCCATAACAGTCTGACTTCCCTTGAAGGAACGCCACGCGAAGTAAGCGGGTGGTTCGATTGCAGTTATAACAAACTAACCTCCCTCAAGGGCGCACCACAGAAGGTTGGCGAAACTTTCTATTGCAACAAGAACAATCTGACTACGCTTGAAGGAGCACCACAGGAAGTCGGTGAAAGTTTCTATTGTGACCGCAATAGACTTACATCCCTCGAAGGCGCACCGCAGGAGGTCGGTAGGCATTTTGATTGTAGCGTCAACAAACTTACTTCCCTCGAAGGTGCACCGCGTGAAGTTAGCGGGTATTTCTATTGCTATGGAAACGACTTGACATCGCTCGTGGGCGCACCGCATAAGGTCGGCAGGGGTTTCTATTGCCATAATAACAAACTTACTTCCCTCGAAGGTGCACCACGCGAAGTCGGTGGGAATTTTGGTTGCAGTTATAACAAACTGGCTTATGATGAAGCCCACTTCTACGGCTTCCTTCCAAAAGTCATCGGAAGTGAATTGGTAGCGGATGACGGGTGTGACTACGAACTGGCTAAAACATACTACAAAAAGATATAGGAATAATTAGGATTAAAACTAAACGATATGGAAGATATTTTGTACAGGGCGCAAAGACGCTCGGATAGGAAATGGGTACACGGCTTCTATGTAAGGCTCGATGACGAGTACAGAAACCGCACGAGCCACAGAATATATTCGGGCTATGCCGAAACGGACTGCGATGACTTCTTCGGGGACTGGGACGAGATAGACCCAGATACGCTTGGTGTGTTGCTCGGCGAGGACGGCAACGGCAACGATGTTTACAGCGGGGACATACTCCGCTCGGATATGTATCCGTTTACCAGTGACGAGGAGGACAACTACTATGCGTGGGCGTGCTTTGACGATATGCACGGCTATCTCTATTGCATAAAGAACAGGCTGAAGGAAGATAACCCAGTAAGCGGTGCAAGCGAGGGTAACACCTACGAACTTGAGGACTTGAGCAGGTTTTATGTCATAGGCACGGAGTTCGACGACAACCTGAAGGGATTGTTCCCATCAAGAGATGAAAATAACAATGAATAACATTTAGTATATGGCAAGGAAAAGAGAAATAGAAATAGAGGAATTTGCGAAGGAGGTTGGTCGCAAATGGTACAATGACGGACACGAGAGCGTGGCATACGCATCCGCAAGGCAGGGCGCGTTGTGGGCTGATGAGAACCCTAAACCGAACTTGGTAGATGTTGACAAGGCTACCAAATGGTTTAAATCTTGGAATATGCTTCGATATGTTAGTGAACATCTTGATGAAGATGGCTACCCAGAAAATGTCTTTGATATGGACGAATTTATAGAGGACTTTAAAAAAGCAATGAAGAAATAGTTATGGCAGGAGAAAGAAAGAAGGAGATAAGACAGGCTTCGATGATAATTGCTGGTGGCAAGGTGTCGTCGGAGAACTTTGTGCGCGGTGCGGAATGGGCTGACAGCAACCCGTCGCCGAAGGTGCTTGAGAAGGGAATGAAGAAACTCGGTCTGCGCACGGACAAGGACGGCAACCTTATCACGAAGAAGGAGTTTGCCGACGACTTGAAGAACCGCGACACAATCCAACGGGAGAAGTTAATATCAAGGGCAGCCGAGTGGCTGAAGGGGCACGCATATCTCTATAAAGAACATTCGGACACCCCGTACAACGACTTGGATTTGGTAAGGGATTTCATAGTTGCAATGGAGGAGGACAAGTGATGTGCGCAGTTAAGATGCTTTTGTTGTTTGTCATAGTTGCGTCGCTCCTTTCCGCTTGGCTGTGGAAAGTGAACGCGGTGTGCGACTATATGCTCGGTGTGAACGCCCGATGCGCTCGCATAATATCGAGATATGCCGACGACCATAATCTGACGGACGAGGTGATGGCGAACATAGGCGATATGATTGTTGTGTGGCACGAGATAATGGCAACGCCGTACTCGAAGATGATATGGTCGTTCAAGCCTCTGGCTGACGAGAGTTTCTTTGACGGAAAACAGTTAAGGCTTTTAAACGGGACATTATATGATTGAACAGGAGAGAAAGATATTGCACGGTGCATTGTGCCGTATGCTTCCCTATGGCGTGAAGTTCATAGTGAAGGTGACCGTTGGTGAATCGCCCGAAGGTGAAATCAAGGTCAGCAAGGTCGCGACTATGAGCGCGATTTCGGAAAAGACCGTCATAGTGAAGTTCGACAACGGGGGCGGATATATGGAACTGCCTCTGGAAAGCCCAGAGTGCAGACCAGTTTTGCGCCCTATGGAATGGATGAAGCCGAATGAGTTGAGTGAGTTCACCGACTTCGCGAGCCAGACCAACCACAGTTTCTGGCATTGCGGAAGCCGATACTGGTACAACGCATACGAGGAGGAGGACTGGCTTGAAGCCCACCACTTCGACTATCGCGGTCTGCTCAAGATGGGCTTGGCGATAGATGATATGCAGGGGCTATATATTGACTAAATATAAGATTTTATGATAAGCGAGAAGATAAGGGAACTTGAAGAACGGCGGAGCAGGCTCGAAGAGGAGCACAGCGCGGTGCTGGAGGAGATAGCGAAACTGAAGTACAGCCGAAAGGACGAACTCCTTGAAGAACTCAAGGAAAAGTTCGTGGGCAAATGGGCTGTCATCGACGAGGGGGACAGCGGTATCGAGATTATGTTGATAAACTCAATCACCCCGTTTTCTGGCAGTGACACGGAGAATTTCATATTGGGCGGATATGATGTCTATATGTCCCGAACCCGCAACTACTATATGTGCGGTGAGGAGAGGAACACATACACCGTTTCCGACCTGAACGAGATGCGACTGCCGTCAGCCGATGAGGTGGGTATGATTATCGGGAAATGCAGGGACGGCTTCAACAGGTTTATTGACAGTGCTGAAAAAATCGGATAGGCTATGGAAAGTATAAGCGACATTTTGAGGAATGTTCCGTGCGGTGCGGACATCGGGCTTTATTCGCCTATGTTCGGCGAGTGCAAGTTCGTGCGCATAATGGAGGGCTGTGATGAAATAGTTGTGCTGCACGGGGAGAAGTTCGGGACGCAAGATGAATTTTTCTCCGACGGGAAGTATTACAGGACGGGCGAGTGCCTTTTGTTTCCAAGCAAGGGGCACAGGAGTTGGGAAAATTGGCAGGACATTCTTTTCCCGCAGACCGCTGCTGCGGTGGTCAAGGACAAGTTAGGCGGGCTTTATTCGATAGTTGCAAGGGACGGAGGCGTGTCGGTGCTTGACAGTGCTGGTCATACGGTCAGGAGCGACGCGATATATGATATGACATATGCGACCGTCGATGAGGCGGAGGTGTTCTACCGCAAGGTTGCCCTCAACTGCGGGGTGGAGAAGGAAGACTTGCAAAGCATCAACTGCAAGCCGTTCACATATTCGGACTTCAAGCCGTTTGACAGGGTGGTGTGCAGGCGGAAATGCGATGCCAGCCGAACATACGACAGCGATGTGTGGCGCATTGACTTCTTCGGCAAGTATTACGGAGGCTGGTCAGTGCCTTACCAGTGTATGACGGACAACTACGACCAGTGCGTGCCGTACAACGAGGAGACGGAGAAACTCATAGGCACTCGCGATGACTATGCTGGTCGCTACAAGACTTGGAGATAGCAAAAAGAAAAACTCGGAGCGATGTCCGAGTTTTTTATGTCCTGATGTGATGCCGAACTAATAGAGGAGGGGCTTGACGGACTTGAACTCGAATGTCCCCGCAGCCTTTTCGCACCTTTCCTTCAGTTCCTTTATGTCCGATTTCTCGTATGCGTATATGAAAAGGTCTTTGCCCAGAATGACATTTCCGAACTTGTGCATATTGGCTTGTATCCTGTCATAGTCGTTAGGTTCTATGTCCTGTTTGTCCCAGTCATATATCGCAAGCCAGAACTCACGGCTTGCCGTTGTGTTGGTAAAGTCTTCCATTTCTCTTTTGAGCCTGAATGTGAACTTGTACCTCGGCATATTCTCGAAGTCGTCCTCATCGTGCCACAGCCTTAAACTCACATCCTTTCCGTTCGGAAAGGATATTCCAGCGAGAGGGGTGTTCCTGATATATTCCCCTGCGGAATTTTTAAGTGTGTCATACCCTCTCATTTCGGTTATAAATTCATTATATCTCAATACGCCCATAATGGTAAGTTATATTCTTACTTATTTATATTTTTTCTGAAATTCCTATTTATTAACTATATATTAGTTATGGAAAGAAACAACAAACATTAAAGGATATGAATAACGAAAATCAAACGACGGAATACTACAAGGGCGGTCAGTTCGTACTGAAGTTCCGCCAGTCGATAGGCGTGAACGATGTGGACTACGCCCAGCAACATTGGGCTGATGCGCTTCGGCTTCACGGGGACGCTGGTTGCGCAATGCGCAACTATCCCGATGTCATTATGTCGGCGAGCGTGCCTGACGACTGCAACGAGGACGAGTCGCAGGTAATCTATGTGATGAAGCGTCCGCAGGGCTATCCGAAGAGCAAGGAAGTTTGCCTCGGTATGTTCGTGCCGATGCTTATTCCGATAGGGACTGGCAACAAGGAGTATTTGCTCGTGCCGTGCTTTCTTAACGCATTGACATCTTGTGAAACAGGCTACGACTGCGATGCGCCGTCTGCGATAAGGATGGATATTGGGAAACTCCACTATGCCGTGAACGACAGCGAACTGTTCGAGGTTGTAAAGAAGTCATACAAGACATTGGGAATGTACTTTAAATAGAACGGATATGATAGGAAAGGAAATAACATTCAAGTTCCCGTACAAGATGCGGGAGGATTTCAAGCAGTCGTACAAGCGTTGCTGGACTGAATCGGCATTGCCTGTGGAGTACGGCTACACGAGGTTGCAGACAAACGAGCCGCTTTATGTGAAGCCCGAATACAATGCCGACGGGGAGAAGGTATTGAAGGTTGTCGGACGCGACTGGTTGCCTCTCGGTGAGTTTGCGCTTGAATACGAGGGTGATGTTCCTGAACTCCGCTTCTACTCGCAGTTGTATCTCGGTGCGGAGAACAAGGACTATTTCAAGGCGATGTGCATAGCCAATGCGCCAGTCGGTATGACACCGAATATGGTCTTGTTCCCGCGTGATGTCGATGCGAGCGAACTGGAGCAGGCGACGAGAACGGAGGGTGCTTGCTTCGTGGTTACGGAGAGAGACCTTCTTGCAGCGATAAAGTCGGCGTATGCCACGATAGGTATGTTGTTCAAATAAAGGATACGGCTATGCAGACATTTACAAGGAAGGACTACGACAGCGTAATGGAGGTGGTCGGGCATATAAACACCCTCAATGCTTCGGGCAGAGGGGGCGAAGCCGTTGCCGTGCTTGACAATATGCTTGCCGAAAGGGGATACTCCCACAGGCACTATCGGGCGGTTACGCTTGCGGTCGCAAGGCTGGCGGAGAGCAAGGGTGTTGACTTCCGCACATATATTCCAGCGGATGACGAGATTGACGGAATACTTGAAACACTGAACAGGAGATAAATTATGGACAAGATTTATTACATCGAGAACACCGTTGACGAGTGGCACACCAAGATTTCAGGCTACTTTGCCACATTCGACAAGGCGAAGGAGGCGTTGAAGGACTGCTGTGACTGGTACAGACCGCAAGGCACTGGAAGGATATACGAGGTCGAACTTGGTCTCGGCAAGCGGGAGAAACTCGTTTACAAGAACTATTAAGGGGGAGTGCGGATATGGAATTTGAAGTTGACAAGTTGCCGTTTGACGGGTATGCGGAGGCATATCTTGAACGCAGGAGCGATATGCTCGGCAAGAAGCACTACAACATTGTGTTCGGCAAGCCCTACACCGACATTGCGGACGCACCGACAGGATACGAGTTGCCTTGCGATACCTACAAGCATATCGGGAAAGTGAAGATAACCATAAGTGAAACATTGGACATTACGAAGAATGAGGAAGGTACTGCTGAATAGCGAGGACGAATACTTCAAGTATTGCACCGAACACAATGTCGGGAGGATTATGGACGGCAATGACGGCTCTCCGTTCACCGATGCGGTGGTTGCGTTCGGGGACACCTGCTGTTATGTGGTAGAGAGGAAGGACGCTCCGAACCTGTGCGTTGGGGTGAAGCCGAAGTCCTATCCGTGCATTATGGTATGGGAGTGGATTGTCGATGTGAACAGGGGCTTGGACTGCAAGCGTGCATTCATATATGAAGATGACTTTGGAATTTGACGGGAGGTAGAATTATGGAATTTGTACTCGGTACTGAAAACGGCATATTGCTCTGCTTTGATGCGGACGATATTTTTTCGGCTGGCGAGAAGGGATTTGTGTTTACAAGAAAGGGAAGCCCGTGCGAAGCGGATTTCTTCAAGGTGTGGTCTATGGAACGCTTCAAGAAGGATGTGCTCCCGAAGTTGAGCATATCGGATATTGCGGAACGCTTCGAGAAGGATGCAGTCCCGAAGTTGAGGCTTCCAGACGACGGGGGCGGCTTTTGCGCCGTGCTTGGTGATGGTGACAAGGACATATTGCTTGGAATTTTAAGACAGAATGATAATGAGTAAGGAAAACAACGGATATTCGGAGGGGGAGAAGTATCTCCGCGACTGCATAGTGCATAACAGGGATGCCGAGCATTGCGTCCGCGTCCCCGATGCCTTTGACGCTGTGCGTATGGAGCGCGAGAGCGTGATAAGGAAGGCTTGCGCTTGGCTTTTGGAAAACACCAATCTGGACGACAATGACGGGGAGGAGTTCATAAGGGCGGTCGGTGGTTCGGACGAGCCGATTATGAGGTGCTTCATATTCGACTTGGCGTATGACGACTTCGTTGAGCCAGTCGCCAAACTTGTGATATCCGAGAATGTGTCGGAGGCACGCAGGCTTCTTGACGAGTATATGGCGAAGGACGGCAACGCCCGTTGGCGCATAGTTTCAATGCCGAAGGAGATTGATATGTCGTCAGCCGAAAGCAAGGGCGTGCTTAATGTTTAACTTGTGAAAAAAACAACGATATGGAAGATTACGACATAGAGCCAATAGACAAGACGGTGGAATATCTCATAGGGGAGTTCCCAGAGGGTGAAGGTGTGAAGAAGAACGACATTGCCGAAGCGGTGAAGTCCGTGTTTAATGGTGGTGTCAAGTATTATCAGGAGATAAGGGATGTGCTCTACAATGCCTTGCACAAGGTGTTGCCGTATCCTACGGACGAGCAGTGGAACGAGAACTTGAGGCGTGGCAGGTCAACTGACGGTAAGAAGGACTATGTTGACCGATACTGGGAATATGCCGACAAAAAGTTCCGCGAGTGGTCGGAAAGGGTGGAACTCTATTTTCGTACCACTTTTGGAAAGAGGCGCACATACGATGAGGCGTGCAGTCTTGCCGCCGACAAGTGGTGCGGGTTGCTTTTTGGTAGCCCGTTTCAGGACAACGGGGACAGGAGCGGACACTCGGACGGTATGATGTTTCTCGGCACGCTCTTGAAGTCCGATGCGCAGAAGAACATAACCCCAGAGATTATGGAGAATGTGCATAACGGCATAGAGAAGTTCTACCTGCACGGCTGTATGTGGGAGTCCGAAAGCGGAAGCAGGTTTCGCATAGACCTCTCCTGCGACTACTACCCGAATACGCCCTTTTATGAGATATTATTGAACGCGGGCGTAAAGGAAGATGACATACGGAGCATCTGCCCGTGGAAGACTGGCATTGAGATTGACCGCAAGGACAATGCGGTGATGGTAAGGCAATACAGGGAGAGGAACTATTTTTAGGACTGCTATGGAGGAGAAGGAAAGGCTGACGAGGGAGCAGGTGCGCCAGTTGTGCGAACTTGCATACTGGGAGAAGTGGCTTGAACTGACGGGGCATAAGGTAGGCGATGAGGTGAAGTGCGCGTTCAGGCACGATATGGGCGATATGCTCCATTCATACACGACGGTTACTATCGGCAAGGGTGTCATAGTCAGGCGGGACGAGGGCTTGTTCGTGGAGAGCGTGCAGAAGTACCGCAAGAGCCACGAGGTAAGGGTGAACCCGAAGAGCAAGGTCGATTACAGCGTACAGTGGAAGTACAGGTACGAGCACATACTTGCGCGGATTGACGAGATAGAGGACGAGTATGCGGAGGAAAGGAACGACAGGATAGTGGAGAAATAAACAATAAACAAAAAAAAATAAAAGATGTACATTCAGTATTCGGAACAGATAAGCAATGACGCGAAGACGGTCAAGGAGAAGTTGTCCGAAGCGGACTTGGCACTTGTGATAAAGGACATAACCAAGCGTGTTGTGTTCGGGTGCGTGTGCCTTGTTTCGGAAAGGGAACTCGACGGTGTTGCGGGCGACAGCCTGTGGCGCAATTCGGCAAGGGAACTCATCTCGTACGACAACATAGGCGACTATCTGGGCTACTTTGCGAAGGGCAAAATCCGTATGCTTCCGTACCTCCGCCCTATGGAGAGTATGACGGAGGACGAGAGGGCGGAAATCCGCGTACTCATTCAGGAGAACTACAAGGAGCCGTACGGGGAAGTGAAGATGTCGGGGGCGGACAATTTGTTGCTTTCGGTTTCGCTTTCGACGGAGGTCGTTTCCGACTACCTCGACTCACGGCAGTTCGACTGGCGCGGGCTTATACCGAAGGGGCTTGCGGTTAAAATGGACGATGAGGTCTATGACAACTACAAGAGGCTATTCAAGGCATCGTACGCAGTCGGCTCGGAGTTCCTGAAGAACGGTGGTAAGGAAACGGAAGCCGACAGCAAATACACGGACACCGTGCTTCTTTTCGGGGGAATCAATCCCGATGGCAAGCCCGACTACGAGTGGGGCTGTGTGCGAGGCTGGAGGGAGGCTGGCGCAATCTGCGTGACCATTCCCGCTTGCATTGCGGAATATGCGTTCGCGAACAGGGAACGGAAGGATTTTGCGAAATTCGTTGCCGACCTGAAGGAGCATATTGATTGTGCGTACAAGTCGTTCCCTTTGGACTTGCAGACAGTACACGACATAGATGCGAGCGTAAATGCGTATTGCAAGGTGTTCAAGGACACGGACAAGTATTTGATTGTTAAGAAATAAAAATTTATAAGATATATGAGCGATACATTTAGCAAATCAAGTGAGATGAGTGCGGAATATTGCTGCACTATTGTAAAGATAGGGGCGTTGAAGCCGATAGAGGGTTCGGATTTCCTCGCAACTACGGAGATAAACGGGCGCACGATAGTAGTGCGCAAAGACCAAGTGAACGAGGGCGATGTTATGTTCTATGCGTCCAACGAGTCCCAGATTGACGCGGAGTTCCTCCGTGCCAACTCATTGTTCGAGGACAGGACTATGAACGCAGACCAAGAGCACAAGGGCTACTTCAACAAGTACGGGCGTGTCCGTATGGTCAAGTTGCGCGGAGTGCTTTCGATGGGGTACATATTCTCCCTTGAGGAACTCGAAAGGTACGACCACATCGACATTACCCAGAGTGAACTCGAACACTTTGTCGGGGTGGACTTCGACGAGGTGAACGGCAAGTTGTTCATCAAGGCTTTCGTACCGCCTATGGCGTGCAACGGACACGGGAGCAGGGGTGCTGGCGGAAAGCCGATTAAGAGGGTGAACAGGCTTATTGCTGGCGAGTTGAGGTTTCATTATGACACGAACCAGTTGGAGCGCAACCCAGAGAAGTTGCAACCGTTCGATAGTGTGGCTATTTCGGTAAAAATGCACGGAACTTCGGGAATCTTTGCTAACATACCAGTCAAAGTTCCGTTGTTCGGAGGGTGGTATGCACGCAAGTTCAACCGACTCCCGAAGTGGCTTCGCTTTATGAAGAAGGGCTATGACACGATATATTCTTCGAGGAAGATTATCCAGAACCCGTTTGTTGACTATGACACCGAGTTCAAGGTCAAGTCGGAGTATGACGAGTGGTACTCGATACTCAACGGGTGCATACCCCGCAACATTACAATCTACGGCGAGATAGTCGGCTACAAGCCGAGCGGGAAGGCTATACAGAAGAACTTCGACTACGGTTGCAGGCAGGGAGAATCTGCCCTTATGATATACAGGGTGAAGTACCGCGACAAGCATACATCGCGCGAGTTCAGCGTGAACGAGGTCGTTGACTTTACCCTTGACCTCCGCGACAGGCTCGAAGCGACGAAGAGTGCGGAGGTCGCATCAAGGCTCATTGCCTTGCCAGTGCTTTTCCACGGCTCGCTCGCGGACTTCTATCCCGACATACCGAAGGACGGGAACTGGGGGGCGAATGTCCTCGAAAGGCTCAAGACGGAAAAGAAGTTCGGTATGGAGCAGAACGAGCCTCTGTGCAGGAACAAAGTTCCGCGCGAGGGCATAGTCGTCCGCATAGACGGGGACTGCATTGCCGAAGCCTTCAAGTTGAAATGCCTGAAGTTCTTGGGCAAGGAGGCGGAGATGATTGACAAGGGTGAGATAGATGATGACGAGATGCTCTCCCGCTACGGCGATGGCGGTGAAATCTGACATATCTTTTATTGCTTGTTGTTATTTTTCGGCGGGGCTGCCTTCTGGTTGCCCCGCCTTTCGCTATATATAAATAATTTATAATAGCATATTTCTAACGGCATTATGAAGGTACTTGTTCTACTTGACAACGGACACGGGATAGACACTGCGGGGAAGAGAAGCCCGAAGTTGCCAGACGGCAGGCAGTTGCTCGAATACAAGTGGTGTCGGGAAACCGTAGCCCTTATAGCGAAACGGCTCGAAGCACTCGGCATAGAGTATAGGCTCGTAGCACCAGAGGAAAAGGACACCCCCCTCTCGACAAGGGTTTCGAGGGCGAACAAGTATTATGCCGATGCGAAGAAGGATGGCAAACTCGTTATGTTCATTTCAGTCCACGTGAACGCGAAGGGAATGGGGAACTGGGAGAATGCGCGGGGCTGGTCAACTTGGACTTCAAAGGGGGTTACGAAGGGCGATGCCCTTGCCCAGTGCCTCTGCGACGAGGCGAAGGAAATACTCCCGAAGCACAACCTCCGCTTCCGTAGCGACCGCTCGGACGGTGACGATGACTACGAGGCTAACTACTATGTCCTCGTCAATACGAATATGCCAGCCACATTGAGCGAGAACTTCTTTATGGACAACAGGGAGGACTGCGAGTTCCTGCTCGACAGGAAGAGCAACGAACTCTGCGCCGACATACACACGGGGGGCATAGTCAGGTACATAAGGAAGTGCGGTTACTGGCAGGAGGGGGCGACAGAGGCGAGCGGGAGCACCCTTGTTATGAACACCCTCGAAGGCATATTCCACAAGTGCAGGCTCGTGTAGGGGTTGGCAACAGTTCAACGAAATTCTAATAAAACCTATGAATAACTGCTAAAAACTTGACAACGCATATTGCCGTATGGACAACGCAAAACATAAAAATATAAATAATATGTGGACGCAAGTGCAGATGTGTCCGAAAGCAATTATAAAGACATTTGGAGGATTCCATCCGCAAAGGCTCTCTGCACTTTATGCCGAGCGGACAGTCCTCCGCTTTTTATTGGTTGAAGAAATGTTAAGGGCGTTGAAGATACGGCTATATCCCAGCGGGGAACAGCAGACCAAGATGAACAAGGTCTTGGGTTGCTACCGCTTCGTGTATAATCAGTCTCTTGAACGGAAGATAAATGCTTATAAGGAAGAAGGAAATTCACTGGGCTTGACTGACCTTTCCAAGTGGTTTCACGGTGTTTTGATTAAAGACGAGCGATACGACTGGTTGAAACAGCAGAACACGAAGGTTATGAAGCAGGCAATCCGACAGATGCTCACGGCATACAACAACTTCTTTAAACTCCACAGGGGCTTCCCGAAGTTCAAGAGCAAGCACGACATAATCTTGTCGGCATTGTTTCCGCTGGAAGCAATATCATCCCGAAACACATTCGATGACCATAAGATAACATTAACCAAAGATTTAAACGATATTCGTTTCAGGTGTTCCAAGTTATACCATAACCGACTTAAAATGTTCAAGGACAGCATAAGGAATGCAACCCTGTCGAGAACCAAGACTGGGAGATACTTTTTATCAATCCTTATGGACATTCCAGACGAAGAACTTATACGGTTCAAACGGACTGGAAACGCTGTTGGAATAGACTTGGGCGTAAAGGACTTCGTGATTACATCCGATGGCGAGGTGTTCGAGAACAAACATTTTCTCAAGGGAACCGAACACAGGATAAAAGTGTTGCAGAAGCAGTTGAGCAGGAAGGTCAAGGGTTCTAACAATCGTATGAAGCAAAGGATACGGCTTGCGACTGCGTATGAACGGCTGACAAATCAACGCGAAGCCTACATACACTATGTCGTAAACTCGCTGCTGAAGAACTACGACACGGTGTTTATGGAAGACCTTAATGTGCGCGGTATGCTCCGCAACCACAAGTTAGCAAAGGCTATTGCCGAAGTCGGTCTGCACAGGTTCAGGCAAGTCCTGACCGACAAGGCGACGCTTAACGGCAAAAGTGTAGTCTTTGTCGATAGGTTCTATCCTTCATCGAAGACCTGTTCCGTATGCGGTTATGTAAAGAAGGACTTGACGCTCAACGACCGTGAATGGACTTGTCCCGAATGCGGAACGCACCACGACAGGGACTTGAACGCCTCGGTTAACATCCTGAACGAAGGTAAACGAATTGTAGGTGTCCGTAGCACCGAACTTACGCCTGTGGACTGCCCGACTATGGATGACCGTCTGGCGACAGACCTAAAAAGTAGCGGCAGGATGAAGCAGGAAGGAGGGACAGATGAAGAACATAGTTTTTCATAGGTTTTTCCATACGGTGGAAGCCCCAGAGAGAAGGCTATCGGGGGACACTCCGAAACGCCACCATAATATATCGTTATTGCTATGGCGACATTCCAAGAAGTGTTTGACGAGATGCTCGCACGGCTTGAAAAGGCTGACGCGGAGATAAAGGAGAAAGACCTGATAATACACGACCTCGAATGCCGTGTAGCCGACTTGGAGAAACGGCTTGGGCGCATAACGAAGAAGAAACCGAAGAAGAAATCCGAAATTTAGGATACGGACTTGCCCTTCGGTCTTGTGTTAGGCACACATTAAAAGATTTTCTCGATTTCCTCTATGTATTTTCTACCGAACAGCGTATCGACAATCTTCCTTGCGAACGCCTCCTGCCTCTTGTCAACATCTGGTCTGTCGAGTTCTTTGTCTGAAATGTAATAGTTGATGCAAACTTCGACATCCCCGTCCAGATGCTTCCAATTTTCTTCGTCCATATATTGAACTGCAAACTCCACATTGCCTGCTCTGGTTCTTTCTTTTGAATACGGCTCAAACCTGCCCCTCTTCCAAACCGTGCCCCACGAGCATTCGTATCCGTTGCGCTTGAAATCCTCTTCATATGTATCTTCCATATCATCTTGCCCTATTACCTCTACATCAAAATACTCACTCATAATTTTTCCAACGTAGATGCACATATCGTAAGGGTGTACACAAAACGGATAGCATACACCGTTGTCTTTGTATTCGTCATATAGGGGGGAACGCCCTCTATCTAAATTTGGTAGTGCGCGATACCCAAATTGCTTCAAAGCATTGTTAAATTTTCTTATGGTATTTTCACCTGAAAATGATTTGTATTTTTCAACACCGTCCCAGTCGGTATTGTAGAAGTCAAAGTGCTTTTCCCACAACGGATAGAGGAAAGCGTCGATGTCTATGTGTATTGTTATTTTGTTTTCCTTTTCGGAGTGCGGGTCATACACCCGTTCAACATCCCAGTCGTTGACGATGCCTTGCTTGCGGTATTTGTCTGGCGCATTTGTAATGCCCCGTTCCAGTTTGTCCGACATAATCTTCCTGACATACCTGCTTCCGTCCCCATTGTAGAGTTTACCGTCCTTGCCGAGCAGGAGTTTGCTCCCGTCAACAACCACGCTTGCTATGATTGTGACACTCGACCTTGTGTCTGGTGTCTTGATTAGGTACGGGGTGAGGGGTGTCAAGTCAACCACCTCTACGCCTTTCGGCAATATAGCACCGTCAAGCATATCGCTCTGTACTTTGGCGCACGCCTCAAAGTCCTTTACACCAGAATATGTTACTGTGTGCTCGTGGTCTTTTCTGTCTTTCGATACAGCCTTTATACCAGCGTTCTTGTCCTTTGTGATTTCCTCGAACCAGATGTCGCTTATCAGGTTTCCGTTCCTGTCGGTCAGGTTGTAAAGCCCGTTCCTGTTCTTCACAATAAAATATGTCGAATCAAATATGTCGAACTCTTCATAGTCCTTGAACATATTTGGTCTCACCGCCATTTCATTGATAAATTCTTCAACTTTCAATATGCGTATCATAATCAATATAGTTTATATGCTATCTTATTTATATTCTATGCTGGGCTTAAATATATAAATAAGTTGATTACAAATTATTTACATTCTTATGGGAGAGAAAGAACAGGCTAACACGACCGTCTGGTCGTCGAAGTCGGTGGCGAAATATACCGATGACATAGACTCTGGCGTTGAGCGCAAGGGAGAGTCCCCGTT